TCACTTTGTCGGCATCACCTTCTTCCCCACCCTTCTGTAGACCGTCTCCGTGATTTGCTTGTCGGTATGGCCCAGCAGGTCGCTTGCCTGCTCCAGGCTGTCGATATCGCTCGCGGCCCGTGGGCGGATGTCACGGAACTGGAACTGCCGGATCCGCCTAGCCAGATCCAGCGCATCTGGCGTGCCTGCCTTCAACGCCGCCTCGATCGCAACCTCCCGGGCCGCATCCCAGCGCGCCCGCAAGGTCCAGCGATTGAGCGGATAGCCGCTGGCGGTAGACAGCAGCACCAGGCTATACACCTTGCGCGGTCTCCGCCTGATACGGTCCAGCAGCTGCCCCAACTGGGTGCGGCTACCATCCTCGGCATTCAGCAAGATGCGCAACTTGGCCCGCGTCTTGTTCTGCCTCACCTCCAGCGCGCCATTGCGGATATCCGTCTCCTTCATCTTCAGCACATCCGCCGGCCGCTGGCCGGTCAGATAGGCCAGATCCATCGCATCCTGCAACTCCTCGCTGGCAACAGCGTAAACCGCGTCCCACACATCCTGTTCCGCGTAGTAATCGCGGGGCGTTTCCTTGTTCTTCCTCACGCCGCGGACAGGATTCTCCTTGGCCGTGTAGCCCCACTCCCGCGCCATGTTGAACACATGCGAAAACAACGAGATTTCCCGGTTGGCGCGCACCTTCGCAGACCGCTTGTCCCGATACTTGGCGATGTGCTGCGGCGTGATGCTGTCGATCGGTGCAGAGTCAAACACCGGCCGCAGCTGGCGCAAGCTCAAACTGTTGTCCTGCTGTGTTCGTGGCGCTTTATTCGGGATCACCTCCCGCTCGTAGCGCTCAAAAATGTGTTGCATCAGCCCCGTATCCACCGGCGCCGGCCGGCACTCAAACTCCGCCCACTTGCGCAGCGCTTCATTCAGGTCCGTGCCCAGCGGCAGCTCCTTGCGCTTGCCCTCCTCATCGCGGCCATCGTAGTAGTAGCCCACCCACACCTTGCCGCTCTTCAAGCGCCGCCTACGCTCCAACATGCGCGGCGGCAGCTTCCGGCGCTTCGTCGCCATAACTACCTCACCTTCTCCAGATCCATATCCCAGCCGCCTGAGCCCGCCAGCTTGCCGGGATTGATCCCGGACAGCTTCAGCCTGGCGTACAGCCGTCCCACCACCGGATCGCCGGCGCGGGTGGTGTGATAGATCCAGTGATTGCTCTTGAGCCAATCCACTTGATCCTTTCGGCGCGAGCCGCCAGTGATAACCGTCAACTCCTCCGAGGTCAGCGTTTCACTTTGCAGCGCCATATCCAACACCGATCCCATAGCCACCTCACGGAATGTCGCGTTTGATCTCCGGCGCCGCCGACAGGCCCAACGCCTCCAGTTTGTTCAGGCTGATGGCCGTCATGTGGCCGATCCGCCGCCGGTCTATGGTCTTCTCCACGTCGTCCAGCATCTCGCCCCGCTTCACCGCCACCACGCCGCTGGCCAGCAGCTGGCTCTTGAAGATGCGGCCGGTTTTCACCGGCAGGCCATCGAACTTGGCGCGCAGGTGATTGGCGGTGGAAAGATGGTCCATGATGTGATTCGGCCGGATATACAGCAGCACGTCCGGGTTGCCCTCATCGTCCTGCGCGTCCTCCCAGCAGAACGGATGCTCGAAACGGCGGGCGTCCAGCTCGGACAGGGCGATTTCCATGATCCGCACCCAGGGCAGCCGCGTGCCGTCTGTCTCGGACAAGTGGCTGTTCATCTCCGCCAGCAAGTCCTCCACAAAATGGCCCTGGGCGGCGTCGATCTCGGCGAACTCGCAGAGCAGATGCCAGGCAGCCAGGATGGCGGCGTAGTTCTCCATCATCCGGTTGCTGGTAGCGTCCGCGTCGCCGGCGCGGCTCTTGGCCTGGCAGAAGCGCAGCATGCTCTTGTGCAGGTCGCGGATGCGCGCGGGCTCGGTGCCTGCCAGGAACTGCAGCCACGGCCACACAGGGAACTGCGGCAGCTCATGCGGGATCATCGGCCCCTGCCGTTCCACCGTCAGCTTGGAGCGGCACACCTTGGATTGCAGGCTCTGGATGTCCACCTCTTCGCCGGCCAGCAGCACAGGGGCGCACATCAGGTACGGCGTCAGCGCCGCGCCGATCCGGGTGAACTCGAAGCGGTATGTGCTCTGCAGCAGGCCGTCGATGTCCGTCAAAATGGACTTGGGCAGCTTGGAGAATTCATCCCAGCCCACCGGGTTGGTGGTATAGGACACCGACGCGCGCCGGCGGTGGTCGGTCTTCAGCATCTGGCCAGACAGCACCTGAAACGAAAAGCTGCGCTGCATGCACTCCATCAGCTTGGACTTGCCGGAGCCCTTGTCCGCCTGCATTTCAAAGTGCGGGTAGAAGCCCAGCAGCATCTTCAAGTGCGCGCCCAGCGCCCACACCATGGGAATGGCCGCGGCGTTGTGCTTGAACGTCTCCTGGTAGGCGGCAATCACTTGCCGCGCCGCCTGCTTGCCGCCGCGGGGGAATGACAGGTTGTGATACAGGCACTGCCGGGCCGGCTCGGTGAAATAGCAGTCGTTGCCCTCCAGCGCCGCCAGCTCCCCGCCGCGCCACGCCAGGCCGACGAAGTTGACCACGTCGCGGGCGCCGATGTCGGCGGTGCGTTCCAGGATCGAAATCATTCGGGCGAACTCCTTGGGTTTCCAGATGTAGCCGAAGCGGCCGGCCCACCAATCCAGTGAAAAAATCTTGTCGTCGGTGATCACCGCGCGCTGCAGCGTGTTGCCGTGGCGCGCCACCTGGGCGCTCACGCCAAACACCGTTTCCGGCTGGTTGTCCGGCGTGCCGTTGATCGTGGCCAGATGGCTCTGGATCCGCAGGCGGGAAATGCCGGCGATGCGGAAGGCGCACAGGTCGCCAAACCCCTTCTCCTCCCGGCGAAACTTCCCGTCCTCGTCCTCGCAGTCCTTGTAGTCCTGCACGTATTGGGTGAAGTCGTCGGTCTGGCGAAAGCGCCAGTACACATTCCAGTCCAGCGTCGGCAGCCAGATACGCCGCCGGCCGTGCACCTCGTCCGCCGCGCCGGCCGGGTTGCCAGGAATCAGCCACGGCTCAATCTGCTTCAGCCGCGCGCCCAGCCCCTCCGGGCCCTCGGCCTGCAGCACATCGTTGATGTCCTGGCCCTCCTCCCAATCCAGCATGTTGACGAAGCGGTTGGCGATATCCAGCGCCGTCAGCCGTTCATTCAACCGCCAGGCGGCGGCCAGGCCCGGGCGCGTATTGCTTCCCTCCTTCACCGGGTCCGTATGGTCCAGCGCAATTAGCACCTTCTTGCCGCGCAAGAACGAAAAGTCGATGCTCTCCACATTGCCCGTGCCGCGGATCGCATAGGCCACGTAGCCCTCCGGCCAGTAGCAGCTCTCCACCGACAGCGCATTGATGGGCGATTCCACGATGTACACCGTGTGGGCGCGCTTCAAGCGGCCCAGATCGCTGTACCAGCCGTAGCCGGATTTCTCGCCCTGGCACTGGGTTTTCACCCCGCCGTTCAAGCCCGGATCCTGATAGCGCATATCTACCGCCACCACCCGCCCCGGGTTCAGCGTGCGCACGATGAAAGCCGCCGCCGCGCCACCGTGGCCGGGCTCGCCGGCCGGCACCTTGTTGGACGTCCAGTTGTTCCAGCCAATCATCCGGTTCTTCAACGCCATCGCCAGCGCCGCCTCGGTGATGCCCCGGCCCTGCAGGTACTCCAGCACCGGCTCAACCTCCTGCAGGCATCGATCCGCAATCCACTCCTCCGTCGATTTGCGCGCCGGCGCCGCCGGCGTGTCCGGCGACGGTATCGGCAGGCCGAACCAATCCCCCAACAGCCGGGCCGCCTCCATGTGATCGCCCGCCATGCCGGCGTAAATCACCAGATCAATCGCCGTCCCGCCGTTACCCGTCGTGTGGTCCTTCCAGCCCGCCCCGTAGCGCCCCTTGTCCGCCCCGTGTATCGACAGGCTGGGCTGCTTCTCCTTGCGCGCCGGGCTGAAATAGTTGCCCCGCCCGCCGTCGCGGCGCATGCCCAAACGCGCCGCCACCTCATGCAAATCCAGCTCTTTCAGGCGAGCGAACCACTCCGCCATGCGCGGATTCTGTGCCATGGTGTTCTCGCTTATCGGTAGGCAGGTGTGGCGCCGGCCAGCGCCAGATCAGCGGCGATCGCCACCCTCAGCCCGCAATCGTGGGCGAACAACACCGCGCGCAGCGCCGGCAGCGCCGCCATGCGCCAGCCGGTCACGGCCACGTTCGCCAGCCTGGCCACCACGTCGGTGAAATCCGGGTTGTCCAAATCCACCTCCGCGCCAGCCGCGTCCGCGTCAATCACCGCGCACGCCTCCTCCCACGGCACCGGGCACCCGTCCACCAGCCCCAGCAGCGAGCCATCCAGAGCATGCAGCGGAGCCACCGCCACCAGCCCCTGCTCCGCCACAATCGCGTGGCCAAAGCTGCGGAAGGCGCGCCTGTCGGCGCTGAACGGAAGTAAGGTCTTGATATTTGCCATTGCCACACCTGTTTGTTTCATGCGCCGATCAAATTCAGCTGCGCGGTCGCCTCAAACATCCCGCAAAAGCTGGCCACAGCCTCCTCGATCGACATCGGTTTGATGCGTTCCGGCAGCGGCGCCACCCCCGCCAGAATCGGCCACTCCACCCCAGACTGCGGCATCAAGTCCCGCCGCTCCGTCGCCAGCAGCACCAGGTCCGCGCGGCGGATCTCCGCCCGGTCCTCCTCGCTCAGCTGCAAGCGGAACCGCAGCTCGATCGCTGCCGCCAGCAGCCCCTCCGTGTACTGGTAGCTCGGCAGCACCCGCTTCAGCGGCGTCACCACATCGCCCACATAGGCCTCGGCCGCGTCATGCAGCAGCCCGGCCAGCTGCAGCCTCGCCGGCAGGATCCGCGCCACCCGCACCGAATGCTCCGCCACGCTGTAAAACGGCCGGCACGCCCCGCCAAAGCGGCAGATATGCGCCAAGTGATGGACAATTTCATGGATCTCGATGTCCGCCGGCGACGGATGCAGCAAATCCACCAGCCGGCCCGTCACGGTTTCGATGATGGCCGTAGTCATTCCGCGCGCTCCCCTGCAGCCTCCGCCGCCTTCACCTGCGCCAGCAGCGGCTGGATGTCGATATCGCCGGCCAGCAGCGCGCGCAGCACGCGGGCGTTGTGGCGGTTGATCTTCTCCAGCTCGATACCGTGGATATGCACCACGCTCACCAGCGTCTGCACCGGACGCGGAATGTTGCGGCCCGACTCGTAGCGGCTGCCGCCGGACTGGGTCACGCCAATGCGGCTCCAAAACTGCTGCTGGTTCAGGCCGGTCTGGCGGCGGATTTCGCGGGCGGTTTGGTTCAATTGGGTCTTCATCACGGGTTCCTTGAAAAAATAGGGATCAGTCCAGAATCAGCTGGATGGCCGGCAGGTTTTCGTCCTTGCCATCCGTGGGCGCCAGCAGCCAGCGGCCAGCCGACTGCCTCACCAGCGCCAGCCGGTGGCGCTGGCACACCCCGCCCAGCTGCGCCGTGTCCTGAATCGGCCGGCCCAGGCGGATGAACAAGCCGCAGGTGGGGTGATAGCTGGCCAGCGCCTGCAGCGGCGTCTCGCGGTTGATGTCCGCCGCCACGTCGTCCACCCGGTCAAACCAGTGGTGCTGGCGCTCCAGCGCGGACAGCACCGCGCGGTAGCTGTTGGTGTGGTGCTGCAGCGCTTGGGTGTAGAGGGTCGTCATCGTCATCCCCCGTCACACCGGCAGCGACTGCTGTTTCAGCGCCGGGGCCAAATCCTCTAGGCTGCCCACGCCCTTGCCCAACATCCGGGACAGCTGCACCAGGTCGGAATACAGCTCCACCGCCGCGCCGCGTGCCTGCACTGAGGCCAAATCGCGCACCAGCGTGCGCCGGTACTTCAGCGCCGCCATGAACTGGCTCTGCGACATCGTGGCCCCCACCCGCGGCGCCGCATGGCCCTCCAGCACATCCAACACCCAGCGGCGGAAATCGCGGGCGCGCTCGGTGCGGGCAAACATCCCCAGCAGATAGCAACCCCGCGGCGAAAAGATGCGCACCGACTGCGAGCCGCCGGCAGTTTGCAGGTCCACTACTTGGGTCATGTCTTCGGTAAACTCGTCCGCATTCCGATTGAAAAGATCCGAGGCTTGGTCGGCACGGGAGTAACCCAAGGCTACAGAGATTTGCTGTCCCCTTAGCCACGGCCGGTTATGGATATCCACCACGTCAAATTCCACTTCCTGAAAGCTCAGCACTGCGGTATGGGCAAATTGCATTTCGTGTTCTCCAGAAATTGCCGGTAGGCCGGCGGTCCCTGCGTTTAAGAATTTTCGGAGGGGACAGAAGAGCTCTGTCCCCTTAGCCCGCCCTCCGCCGATACGCCCGGCGCAGCTGGGCCCGCGTGGTGCGCTGGCCGCCGCTGCCATCCAGCGCCACCAGCTCCCGCTCAATCTCTTCGCGACTCGGGGCGGCATAGATCGCCGTGCTGTTGAGGCTGGAATGGCCCAGCGCGCTCTTCACGATCAGCAGCGGCTCCTTCGCCTCGCTGCTGCGCAAGATATCCATCGCCCGGGTATGGCGCATCCAGTGCGGCGACACCGGCAGCGTGATGCCCGCCTCCGTCGCCCAGTGGCGAAACCGCAGCTGCACCGCCCGCGCCGTCAGCGCCTCGCCAAACCGGCCGGTAATCAGCGGATCGGCGCCGTTCTGCGACGGGTTCATGTTCAGCAGCGCCACCAGATGCATGCGCAGCGGCTTGGTCAGCAGCACCGAATGGTCCTGCTTGCCGCCCTTGCGGTGTGCCGCCGGGATGTAGAGATAGCCCGCCTTCAGCGCGTCCCAGGCATCCGCCAGGGACACCGCCAGAAACTCGCTGATGCGGCAGCCGCTGTAGTACAGCGCGCTCATCAGGTGGTAGTCCCGCTGGGCCAAGTCGTCGTTGGTCTTGTACGCGGCGTTGAACAGCAGATGCCGCTCAGCCGGCGTCAAATAGCGTTTCATGGTTCTCTCCTTGAAAGTCGTCAGGCGGTGGCGGGCATGACAACCAGGGCGAAGTCCGCGCCTGGCTCCTCCGCGGCGTCCACCACCACATGCGTCGGGGTCACAGCCTGTACCCACAGCCACAGGCGCTTGCCGCACACCGTCAGCTGGATGTGCTCATCCGGCAAAACGGCAAACCGGCTAGGCACCCGGTCCCGGGCCAAACACTCCACCGACAAGCCTCCGCCGTCGCGGCGGAAACAAACCGATGCCGAATCGGTTACGCCGTACACCACCGCCCACTCGCCCAAAGCGATATGAAAACGGCCAGAACGGTTTTGATGCCCAGGGGTAAACAGCTGAATCAGATTGCTCACTGCTTTCTCCTCATCAGAACCAGCGCGGTGCGCTTGATGCAGATCGCCAGCGCCGGGTTTTCCATGGCGGACTCGAACGGCTGCCGCAGCCTGGCGCGCTGATGCGCCACGCGCAGCGCCTGTTCGGTCAGTTCGCCAGCGTCGGGGTCGAGCGGGAGGGCAAGTTGCCGTTGGCGTCGCATGGTTTCACCACCAGGCTGCCGAAACGGTTACGCAGCTCCACGATGGCGGCGATCCACTCCATCAGCTCGCAATCCACCTCGTTGAACTCGTCCTGGGTCACGATGCCGTCGGCCAGCGCCTCGTTCATGCAGCGGTGCACATCGCCGCCCTCGGCGTGGACCTTGTTCACCAGATCCAGCAGCGCGGAATCGGACACGTTGTCCAGCCTCGGCAACTGGTAGCGCGCGCTGTCAAACAGCCGGCACAGCGCGTCCAGCGGCGACAGGTCTTGGGTGATGCGCAACACCTGGATGAAGTCATCCAGCGTGGCTTTGTGGTGATGGGTGACGGGCGCCAGCTTGTTGGTCAGCACGCCGGCGGAGACGCGCATCACGCCCGCCAGTTTGGTGATGCCAAAGGCCTTGGCCGAAAGATGCAGCGCGCCAAACACGTCGGCCGGGGCCGACGGCAGGCTTGCCGCCATGGAAGTGTTCATTTGTATTAACTCCTGCTGGTTCCCACTTGTCGTGGGTCTAACAGGCGCCGATACTGGAGTTGCCACACCGTAGTATCAGCACCACCCCGCGCCGCCCGCACTTAGCCCGTGCCGGCGGCGCACTCATTCATCCGGGTACAAAATCTTGGTGACCGGAATGTCCAAAACCTGTGCCAGCCGCTTTGCCAGATCGGGCGAGGCGTTGTCCTTCCTGCTTTCCAGGCGACTGATATGGCCTTGAGTTACCGACACTTGCCGGGCCAATTCCGGCTGAGTCATTCCCATACGTTTGCGAGCCTCGCGCAGAGGGCTAAGCACCATTTTTATGTCCTCCATGCATGTATGTCAGTTGCAAATATGTTCCATAGGCATTAAAAAGTCAACGATAAAATACATTACGCAAATATGCGCAACACACATAAAATTGGACAATGATCGGATCCCGCATAAAAGAAGCTCGCAAGGCGCGAAAGCAATCCCAGCAATGGCTGGCGGACGAAGTGGGTGTCCTCCAGTCATCTGTCAGCGCGTGGGAAATTGGCCGTAGCGAGCCAACCACCGAAAACCTTTCGCGCATCGCTCAGGTGTTGCGTGTAAGCCATGACTGGCTAGCAACCGGTCGTGGTGGAATGCATCTCAGCGCCACTCCCGTTCAGGTAAATGACCACGTTCCTCTCAATGCGGATGAGGCCGAACTTCTGGACAGGTACAGAACCCTGGGGGCAAGCACTAGACAAGCACTCATGGTGATCATGCGATCGCTCACCAAATAGCCCGCCATGATAGGCAACCGAATCAAAGAAGCGCGGACGGCGCGTAAGCACTCTCAGCAGTGGCTGGCTGACGAAGTCGGAGTCACACAAGCCAGTGCCTGCAGTTGGGAGCAAGGCAAAACCGATCCCACAACCGAGAACCTCTCCCGAATCGCCCTAGTCCTGCGCGTCAGCCACGACTGGCTAGCCACCGGCCGCGGAGCGATGGAGTTGAGCTACGTTCCCGCTGAGATTCCACCTGCAGAACTACCACTGGGCGAAGACCAGAAGAATCTTCTGGAGCTGTTCGAACAGCTCCCGCGGGACAAGCGCGCCACCCTGCTGCAGTTCATGCGTGACTGGCTGAAGAAGTGAAGCCCGCTGCCGCCCTCCTTGCCCTCTTCCTCGCCCTGCCGGCCGCCGCCGCGCCGCAAGCCGACGCCCGCGAGCTGCTGGACTGGCTGCACGCCGCCCGCGACGACATCAACCGGGCCGGGAAGGCAAAGGACAAGGTGGCGTTGGGCAGGCTGCGGCGCGAGGCCGCGCAGCGGCTGAACGCATGGCCGGAGAGCGCGGGCTTTCCTGACTGCCGCGCCGCGCTGGCGGAGATGGTGGATTTTCTGAACGCCTATCAGCGCAAGGACTACGCCGGGCGGGACCGGAACGGCTGGCGCTTCCGGCGGCATCTGGCCGGTTGCGAGCATGCAGTGGCCGGTAATTGGTAAAGGTGCGGGTTAGCTGGATCATCACGGTGTCCTTTTGTTATGCCAGCTAATTTTTCACCTCGTTTACATTCCAGACAATCGCACTTCTGACATCAAAAACGACACAGTTCGCCTATACAGCGGTTAAATCTGCACTGATGTTGAACAGCCGCCGGACCAGGTCAATCCGGTTTCGCGCCGCGTGCAATCCCCTGATTTTATTGATCCTGTCGCGCACCGTCCTCACCGACACCCCCACCTCGCCGGCGATATCCTCGTCGCCCAAGCCGTCCAGCATGCGCTGCAGGATATGACAATCTCGTTTATCCAATCCCGACAGATCCGGCTGCTGATAGATCAGCCGGAGGGCGACATCCATCACCGCCGGCGCCAGCGCCTCAATCAGTTGTTGGGATAGCGGATCTTGCTCCACCTCCACGCCGGCGAAAGACAGCGCCAGCCTCACGTCTCCGCGCTGTTCCACCCAGCTGACGCCGTTCAGCATGTTGTTGTTGGCGGCGGCCTGGATGAATTTGCGCCGCACCGGGTCGCTGCTGACGGAGAGCAGCCGGGACCACAGCAACAGCTTGCCTTGCGGCCCATTCCAGACCGGGTCCCGCTCATGCGCGCCGCTGCGTGCGTAACCGGCCATCCACTGCTCGGACCAGCCGACATTTGCCAGCGCGAACATCGCGCCGCCGCGCTGGGCGGCGAGAATCACGCGCGTTCCGCCGGGCAATAGCTGGTTCCAGGCGGCGACAAACTGCCGCAGCCCTTCCATGTCATCCACTCGCACCAGGGTTTCCAGCAGCGCGAGCAGATGTTCGGTGAGGCGTCCTATTTGAGAGATCTGCATGGCGTTTCATCGTGGTCTTCATTCCGTTCTAGTTAAAACTACGTATAAAAAAACCCGCTGGGGAGCGGGTTCTCGTTAAAAATTCCTGCGGCATCAGGCCGGAGGGGTGGGCCAGTCGATTTGCGTTGGGAATTTAGCCTGCTGCGGCACGCGCGACAACAGTACGCGGTAGCGCCGCCAGGCCGTCAGCAGCTCAGTCTCCGCGGTTGTGGCGATGCCAAGATCCGCGGCATCTTGCAAGGGCACAACCGCGGCGTCTGCCTGCGAGCGCCTGAAGGCAACCTCGGCCTCGGCGCTTGTCTTCTGCGCCGCTTGCAGCGCGGCAGCGTCTACCACCCAGCCACGGCCATTCCAGACGCCGAACGGTGGCGGCTCCAACTCCGTGGCCCCCAGGCTCGCCGGCGTGTCGCCCAGTGCCGCGACAACCCGCTGCGCGGTGGACGTACTCCACAAAGGCACCCCGCGCCAATCTGGTAGCACGCGCCAGTTTCCGCCGGCCGCTGCCGCGGGCACCGTGCCGTCGTTCGCGCGGAATGCCGCGGCGGAGCCGGCGGCGGCCGCCGGCGGCATGGCTTCGGCAGCCCAGGCTGGGATCAGATAGACCTCCCCGGCTTCGAGTGGCGAGCGCTGCGCTGTCGTTTCCCCGGTATATTCGCCGGTCTGAGGGTGATATCCGTAAACGGTTTTGTTTTGCATGATGGACTCCTCAGAACTTGATGCACGCGAGCAGCGCGACGTTGCGGGGACGGGTTTCTGATGCGACCCGCGGCGCTCCCGACACCCCCGCCACGGTCCCATCCGTCGCATCGATCGTCGCCTGCCAGGCGGAGTTGACCCCGGGCGATGGGAAGGTGATTCCCGCTCCAGTCGTCCAAACCTGGTTGACGTTGTGCCGGTGCCCCTGGAACGCATCGTATTGCAAGGTCCCGATTGACCGTCCTGCATCTACGCCGCGCCCGCCATCCCAGCCCCGCACAAACTCGCCGCGTAGGTCGGGCAGATTGAAAGTCGTCGATCCGTCGCCGGCGCCGTAGGTGGTGCCGATAGCAGCGAACAGCGCGGCATAGGCGGCGCGGCTGACCGCCGAACCATTTGCCATCAGCCAGCCATTCGGGGGATTGGGCATGGCAAAATTGGCGACCACTCCAGGCGGCGCAGCACTCGTCACGGCATTTGTCACGGCACTCGCCATTTGCGTGACTGTCACGCCGTCGGTGATGCCGTACCCCGCAAGCGTGGTCGGCCGGCCGCTGGTGATTTTGCTCCAGTCATGCCCCGGCACGTCGCCCCCGTTCATCTGCCGGGCTGCGGTGACGCGGCCACGGTCATCAACGGTGACGATACCGTATGTCCCAGTTGCCACCCCGCTAGGGCCTGAGTCGGCAACAGCCATCCACGCTGTCCAGTTTCCGGCATTCACCCGCATGCGAACCATCCGAGACCCATCGGTGCCAAATGCGCTCTGGAAGGCCCAAGCTGATTGGCTGGTTCCCGTTGGCGGAATGTTGATCTGATTGGCGATTGTCAGCACAACGCCGAAGTCGCTCGGTGAGTTTTTCGTTTTCGCTTTGTCGTATGGCACGGTCCCGGACATGCTGATGCTGTTGAGATCGGCAGGCAGGTCAACGTTGATGCCTAGCGCGTATTGCAGGGCTGCAGCCAGCTGCGACTTTGTCGCGCCGTCGGTGATGCCGTACCCATCCAGGGTGTTCGGCCGGCTGGCAGTGTTACCCCACGCGATGGCGCGGATCGACTGTAGCAGCTGGTTGTTCTGGTCCGGCTTCAGCGCAAACCCAGCGCCTTCAACCACACTGGCCATCTCCTCCTGCCAGCTGTCGAACAGCTCATATCCCGGCGTCGTCGCCGGCTGCCCGGTTTGCGGATTGCCCGGGCCAAACCCGTGTTTGCCCGCGCCGAATTTGTCCCGCACCGGATTGCGGTTGTCGCCTACTCGTCTCATTGGTCTACCCCTCCATATGCAATCAAAACCGTGCTGACAGCCGGCGCTTCCCGCCGGATCACGCACTCGATCATCGTGTCGCCCCAGGTGCGCAGCGGCTCCTCCGCGCCTGACTCTGTTGTTGCCTCCACCACCCGCGTGCCGGCCGGCAGGTTCAGCGCCCAGGTGTGCCGCCAGCCAATGTCCTGCAGCGGCTCCTCGCAGCTCATTTCGCAGTGGTGGTAGCGATACCGGGTGATGGTGGCGCCGGGGTAGCCCAGCCGCGCCGCCAGCTGCAGGAAACGCGGCGCGCGCGCGCCGCCGGCGTCGGTGAGCTTTGCCACCACCGCCTGCTGGCGCGCCAACAGCGTCTGCTCGCCCACGGTGCAGGCGTCCGGCAGGCCCAGGCTGGCCTCCCATTCCGGCAGCAGCAGCTGGGCGCGGCGCGGGTCGGACTCCTGCAGCAGCAGTTGCGCGCGGGCGTCCGCGTCGGCCAGCTTGGCGGCCAGCGCCGCCAGCAGCGTGGCCAGCTCGCTGTCGTCCTCCGCCATCAGCGCCAGGCCGGGCGGCAGCAGCGCCGCCAGCTGCTGCTGGTAGTGGGCAGCGGTCACTGCCATGTGATGTTCCCGATCACCGCCAGCTCGCCCACGCCGCACACGATGTCCGTCGCCGGCGCCAGCAGCTGGTGGTCGTACTCGCCCGGCGCGCCGGAGATCTGTTCCGTGATGTGGCTGCGGGGAATGGTGACGGGGGTGATGGTGCCGCTGCGCACCGGCGCGCCCTCGCTGGCCAGTAATGCGGCGAGCGCGTCCGTCACCGCCTGGCGGATGGCCGGCGTGTCCGGCGTCAGCCGGATGCGGAAATCAATCGGCCGGCGGATGGGCGCCAGCGCGTAGATCTCGCTGAACGGCGTTCCTGTCTGCTCCAGATGATCCTGCACCGCCGCCACCTCGGCGGCGTCCGGGATCATGTCCGGGTCGCCGTCACGGACGAAATACACGCCGATCGACCCCGCGCCCAACAACTTGGGCGCCGCCCAGGCGCGGGTGACGCCCGGCACTTCTCGCGCCCACAGCTCCCAGTCCTGGGCCCGGCCCACCTGGCCGCTGTTATAGCGCGCCTCCATCACCCGGGCGCGCAGCTCGTCGATGCTCTCCAGATCCGCGCCGCCGGACAGCCCCGGAGCCAGCACCTCCAGCTCGCCGTTGATGCCCGGCACCGGGTTGACCAGCCGCAGCCGGGCGCCGGGCTCGGTATTGCCGGCCGCGCCGGGCTGGACGCAGATCAGCCGCACCGTAGCGGCGGCCGTGCCGGTATCCGGCAGGGTGACGCCATCCACCACGGCAAACAGCGCGCCATCGGCCCGCGCCAGCTGCTCGCCAGCGGGCAGCGGGGCCTTGTTGGCGCCGGTGGCGCGCGCGCTGCCGCTGGCGGCGGCCGGCGGCTTGCGTCCATCCGGCAGCCAGATAGCGGCGTGGACTGAAACCAGCGTGTCCTCGTCGCACTCCATGGGGTGGATCTGCCGGGCGATCCAATCCTGATGTCCATACAGGCCATGCACCGCGCCGGCCAGTCCGCGCGCCAGCGGAGTGAACAGGTTGCGCCGCAGCGGGTCGCTGGCTGTCTGCAGCGTCAGCTCCGCCTCCACGCGGCGGGCAATCTCGGCCAGGGTTTGGCGGGGAATCACGTGGTCACCTCCAGATCGATGGCGCTGCCGTCCAGGATGATGGTCAGCAGCAGGGTTTCGTCGCCGGCGGCGCGGGCGGACACGTCCAGGCTGCGCGCCACGCCGTCGTCCACCATCCACTGCAGCGCCTCCCGGGCGTAATGGGCGGCGTCGCGCAGCGTTTGCGGGGTGTTTTTGGCGCGCTGGGCCAGCAGCCACAGTCGGCTGCCCCAACGGTCATACGGCACGCCGGCCAGCACGTCGCCCCACCAGCCGCGGGGATCGGTCTGCCGATCGTCCGGCAGCGCGCGGGCATCGCAGAACAGCGACAGCACAATGGCGCTGTCGATCGGGTCGGCAAACAGCGCCAGCGGCAGCGGCGCGGACAGATCTACTACCAGGCGGCGGCTCATACCGGCAGGCCTGACATGTCGCCGCCCTTCAACACGCCGCCGTGGGCGTGGCTGTGCAGGGTGATGCCGTTGGAAGTGAAGCCGCCGCCGCTGTGGGTAAAGCCGCCGCTGAATGTGCCGGCGCCGGTGCCGTTGATGCCGGCCTTGTAGGTGAACAACCCGCCCACCGTCACCGCCTGGCTGAATGTGGTCAACGGCGTGGCCACATCCATGCCATCGCTCGCGTTGACGATGAATCGCCGGCACGTCAGCGTGGCGTTGCCCTGGTCGTCAAACAGGAACAGCACGCCGGCGGCGTTGTAAGTGGCGCTCTCGCCCGCCTTCAGGCCCTTGGGCCGGTGTTCCTCGTTGTCCACGGCCACCGCCACCAGGTGGTCGCGGCTGCCGCCCACCGCCACCATCACCGGCACGCTGCCGGCCGGCGGGTGGCTGGTGGTGCCGAAGTTCTGCGCGCGCTCCACCTCGTCGCGGGTTTCGCCGTCCAGCGCGGAGATCTGCAGCAGCTGCAGGCCACCGGCGTCGTTCACCAGGTTGACGATGCCCCGCGCCACCATCAGGCGCATTTTTTGCCAGGCGTTCATAAGCTCCCCCAGTCGTCATCGTCGGATTTTTTCTTCTTGCCGTGCTTGTCGCCCTTGCCGCTGGCCAGGCCGTGCTTGCTGGTGCCGTGAGAGCCCAGCTTGGCGGTGCGCACACCGGACAGCAGGTCAAACGCGCGCGGGTCGGCAATCTCCAGGTCGCACACCGTGCCGTCGTTTGGGTTCTTCAGGTAGGTGACGCTGACAATCAGCGCCTCGGCGCGGATGCGCAGCCGCGGGGCGTTCACCGTCACCCGCAGCCCGGGCGCCCACAGCGGCCCAGCGTCGCCGGCCTGCCGCCAGCTCTGCACCCGGATGGTGGCGCGGTTGGCGCGCCCGCGGCGCACCGTGCATTCCCATTGCGCGCGTTCGGCGGCGCTGGGGCCGTGGGTGTTGTCCTCGGCCAGCACGATCAGCGGCCGGTGGCGGTTGACGGCGCTGTCCTTGGCGCTGCCCTTCACCGCGTGCTGGGCGTGTCCTCGCGCCTGCCCCTTGACGATGTATTCGCTGTAGCGCTCGCGCCAGCTGAACCGGCCGTCCGCGCGCAGGATATTCTCGCCCTCGTTGAGCGCGGTCTGGGCGTGGTCGGTGCCGGGCAGGTCGATCACCAACCGGCCGCGGCCGTCGGTCCACATCATCAGCGCCTGCTGCCGCGCCGCCCGCTCCAGGCAGTCGAACACCGTTTCCCCCTCCTCGATGTTGAACGAGGGAATGGCCTGATTCGCAGCGCCGGCGCGCGCCCCCACCGCCACCTCCACGCCAAACGGCGCCAGCAGATCGCGGGCGATGCGGGCCATGCTGGCCCCCTTCCACTGGCCGGTTTTATGGATGGCGCTGCTATCCACCAGATCCGCCGTTTTGTCCCGGCCGGAGACGTGGAACCAGGTGTTGGACGCGTCATAGCCCGGGTTGCACTCGTCCACGTAACCGGTCACCACCGGCTCGCCGTCTATGGTCAACACCGCGCGCTGCCCGGGCACGATCGGCCGCGGCTCGTCCTGCCCTGGCCAGCGCTCCGTCACCTGCAACGAATACTGGCCGGCTAGCTGCTCAAGCCCGCGCTGGATCTCGATATCCGTCCAGCCGCCAAAAATCTGCCCGCCCACCCGCAGCTCGCACACGTCAGCCATGGCGCAGCACCTCCAGCCGCCCGGCCGGCACAAATCCGGGATGGCGCACGCCATTGCGCGCCACCAGATCCGCCGCCACCTCCACGCCGCCGGTGGCCTGGTAGGCCACCACCAGCGCCGGCAACGTGGCGTGGGTGGTGAGGATGTCCAGCTCCGCCACCGTCGGCGCCCGCGCTGCCAGGCTGCGCGCCACAGCCTTGCGCAGCGCCTGCATGGCCGGATACAGCGTGTCCGGCGCCGCCTGCAGCTCCACGTTCAGCGCGTCCAGGATCACCTCCCTCGCCTGCTGCAGCTCCGCCTTGCTTTCGAACTGCACGCGTGGAATGGAACGGGCGGCCTCGATCACCAGCACCCGGCGCACGAAGTCGGCAAGGGATGGCGGCATCAGCGGCAGCGTCTGCGCCTGGCCTGACTGCGCCGCGCCGCGGCTGCCGGCCGGCACGCCGCCGGAAGACGCCCCGCCGCCGGCGCGCTGCTGGCTGGCAATGCGCTGGGCGGCGGCCACCGCCCAGGCCGGGCGCGCGCTGTAGGTGGCCGCGCCGCCGGCAGGCCTGCCGCCTGAGCTGCTGCCACCCGGCGTGTCGGCGGGCCGCCGGCCGCGGTTTGGCTCCAGCGTCTGGTAAGGGTGCAGCACGTCGCCGCGCAGCAGCTTGCGCCAGCTGGAGAGCCCGGAAAACGGGTTGCGCAGCCGGCCGATCAGCGACTGAATGCGGCCCTGAATGCGCCCCACCAGCGCCAACGGCGCGTTGATGATGCGCTGCACAGCGTTGATCACCCCGTCCACGAATGCCAGCGCGGCGTCCAGCGGCGCCAGGAAACTCTCCAGCGTGGCGCACAGCTGCTCCACCACGGCGGCGGCCTCCTCCGCCAGGCCGACGATGTCGTCCAGCCAGTTGCGGGACAGCTCCTCACCGCTGGCGGCCAGGGCCTCGTCCGCAGCCTCGTCCAGCTGGGCGTCGGTATCGTCCGCGGCGTTCGGCTCCAGGTTCTGGCCAGCCTCAACAAACACCATTTCCACTTCGGTGACGCCGCCGATGAAATCCGGATCGCGCACCGTCGCCTTGCCCTGCAGCTGGCACAGCAGCCGGCCGTGGTATGGGTGGTCCAGCTCGCCCGGGCCAGGGGCCTCCAGGTCGTCCAGCAGCAGCTGCAGATCCTGGGCGGCCGTCGGGCCGATGAACAGCGCGGTGACGCGGTACACCCGCGCCGCGCGGCCCAGGTCTTCGCCATAGGGGATGTCCCGGTACGGGTATTCGTGCAGCACGTTGCGCCGGCCCACCTCCGCGCCGGCGCTCTTGAAATAGAACGGCCGGCCGCGCCAGCTGCCATAGATCGGGTCGGGCTTGGCCGCCATCAGTTGGCCCCCTGCATGGAGCGACCCACGTTCATGGTGGTGGTCGGGCCCAGCGGCTTGGTGCGGGTCTCCACCTGCAGCCCGGGCGGCGCGTGGATCACAACATCCACCGTGCCGCCGATCTTGGTTTGCTTCACCTGGTTCAGCAGCGCCTCGGTCACCTGCTGGTTCTGGCCGAACACCTGGGCCAGATTGTCGCCGCCGGCCGGCAGCTGCGGCGCCGGGGTCTTGAGGCCGGCGAACCAGGCCTCATTGCTCTTGCCCTGCCGCTGGTCCATCAGGTACTTGCGTACCCATTGCTCTTCTTCGTTGTCGAAGCTGCCCAGCTGGTACCACGGCTTGTAGCGATCGCGCGCGGCATCCACCAGGCCTTTCCCGTATCGCTTCTCCAGGTCCGTGCGCACCTGCGCGCCCTTGTGTAGCTCGTCTTTTTCTTCATTGGGCGTGTACAGCAGGGCAATCAGCGCTTGAATGCCGGCCATCCAGCCCGCAGCCTTTGCGCCGGCCAGCGGCTGAGCCTTCGCCACTGGCTTCACCCCCAGCTGCTCCATCAGGCCAGGCTTGCGGGCGATGGCCTGCTCCACCGCGGAGGCGCCCGCCCCTCCAGGAACCGGCACTGCGCCCTTCGGCCCCTTGCCGCCCGTGAAGAAAGACCACAGGCCGCCCGCCGCCATGCTGGAAGCCAACGCGCCAAAGCCGGCTGTCGCGCCCGTCAGCGCCGTGGTCAGCGTGGGATATTCGCGGGCATACGCCACCAGCTTGTCGGCCGTGTCGCCAAAGGCCTGGTTCAGCGGCGACAGCGCATCCTTGGCCGCCATGTCCTTCTCGTTCTTCAGCTGCTCCGCTTTGAAGTCCGGCGTGGCGGCGATCAGGTCGTAATTGGTTTGTCCGGTGCCGGCGGCCTTGGGCAGCTTGGCCTCGATGTCCTTCACGTACTGGCGATTGTTGATCAGCGCCAGCAGCGCCATCATCGCCTGCCGATCCTGCACCAGCTTGCCCACGATGGAGCCCTGCCGCAGGTTCTGCAGGCTCTCCCACACCGCGTCCTGGTCTTCGCCCTTGCCTTTGGCCTGCTGCATTCGCGCGGCGATCTTCTTGGACACCGGGTCTTTCTGCATCAGCTTGTCGATGATGGCGGCGAAGGCATCCACGCCGTCCATGCCCTTTTTCAAGCGCGCCTGCGCCAGCTCCTTGGGCAGATTGATGCCGATCTTCTTGGCGTCGTGAACCGTGTCCTGGCTGTTGATCTTCTGCAGCAGGTTCACCAGGTTATTGCCGGCTTCGTCCTTGGTGCCGGCGGTGATCACCGCCGCTTGGTTGAGCGCCAGCAGCTTGCCCAGGCCCGCCATGCCGGACAGGCCGATGGAACGCCCGGCCGCCATCTGCTGCGGCAGCCACTTGGACATGTCCTTGAGTTCGAAACCGCCTTCCTGGCCGGACAAGATCGCCATGTCCAGCGCCAGCGGCATCTGGTCTTCCTTGATGCCGAAGCTCTGCAGGGAGCGGATAACGATGTTGCCCAGTTCTTTGGAGTCCGCGCCGCTGGCCGTCGAGTACTTTTGCAGCGTGGGCAGCAGCTTCATCGCCGTGCCCTGGCTTACGGCGCCGGACGCCAGCAGGTTGTCCAGCGTCTCCGCCGCGCCGTCTATCGTGCCGCCGCCATCCCGCACCGCGGTGCGGATCGCCTTGTCCAGCTCGCCCATGCCCTTCTTGCGGCCGGCCAAATCTCGCTCCGCAAACGCCGTATTGGCCATGCCTGCCAGCCGGCGCTCATAGCTCATCGTCTCCTTCATCGGCCCGCTCAACGCGTATCCGCCGGCGGCCACGCCCACGGCCAATCCGCCCGCCTTGCGCAGCCGATCGGTGGTCTTTTCCAGCGTGGAAAGCTGGCGCCAGGCCTCACGGCTTTCGCGGCGCACCTTGGACAGGTCGCCCACCAGCCGGCCGAAGTAGCTGCCGCGGCCAAGCTGGGCCATGGCCTGGCCGGCCTGGCGCATGGCGCGGCCGATCGCGCCGCCCTGCAGCGTGGCCTCACGCCCCACCCCATGCAAAGAGCGATTCACGTTGGCCAAACTGCGGCCGATGGTGTCGCTGTTGCGGCCGGTGGTGGCCGCAGCCTGCGCCAGCGCCTTCTCGTAGCCGCTTGAGTCGGCGGCGATGCGGACTTTCAGTTCCAGGCTATCCATCGTCGTTCTCTTGAGTCAGCCGTGACAGGTAATGGCGGTAGCGCCATTCGGGGAGCGCCAGGATTTCGGATTCGGTCATGCTGGTGCGGGTGAGCAGCAGCAGCACGCCGTCCCAAAACCCGGCCCGGCGCTCCCCGCTTATTCCCCCGCTTTCTGCAGCGCGTTCAGCCCATCGGTCAGCAGGTTGAAATCCTCCGGCTCAAGGTCACGCAACATGCCCAGGCTGAACGGGCCGGTGAAGTCGTCGGCGCTCACGGCCACCTGGGCTATCAGCGCCGTGCGGAAGGCAAACAGGTTGCTAGCCGGCGTGTCCTGCTCTGCGTCGATCAGGTCGCCCAGCTTCGGCGCGCGCAGGGTCATGGACTTGTAGGTGTTCTGGCCGATCTTCAGGCCGTGCCTCAGGGGAATGGTTTTGGTGCTCATGCCAGCTCCGGGAAAGGAAAAGAACAGGCGCGGGTGCGCCATGCTGGCAGTGTGGGCGGTAGTGGATGGCGGGATAAGGGGTGGATTCAGACGCGGATATTCACAAGCCACATCTCGTTTCGTTTCTAAGAGGGCAGCACCATGGAGCTCCCTTTAAACTGCCGAGGAATCGAAATGAAAAAATTTATCCCCCTTGCCATTTTTATTCTTTTCCCCATCGCTTTTGCTCATGCAGATATAGCCCCCCCAGTATCCGGCTCTCCGGCTCAGACCGAGATGCATGACATATTAAACAAAGTCAAAAACCAATTTGGAAAAACAATACTTTCAAAATGCGCAAAAGAGGTCTCCTCGGCCCAGTGCCGGGTAAGAATAACCTCCACGGGCATTCATGGAAATCCCGGCCACATTAGCTTAGATCTTACCGGAGCAAAAGTCTCAACCCTAAAATGCCATATCAATGTAGATCAGAGCAACGAACCAACTGAAATTACCTGCGGCATACTGAATAGATATTTGACAGACCCTCTGGAGAACTAAGCAACAACAGTTAAAATAGTCAGCCTTTTCAAATACAGTATCTAAAAGGATAGAATTGATAAATTGAAGTGCCTTGGCAATAAGGCGGGGATGCAGGCCTGTAATTAAACTTTACAATGCATACCCCGCACACTCTTAGGCGCTCATCATGAAACTCCCCAGTTGGCTGCATCTCGATCTCAAAGACACGCTGTACACAATGACCATCATCGCCATGCCCATGATGCTGGTGGTGCTGGAAAGAATGCTCCTCTTCCCCCTGCTGACAGTGGCCAACCTGCGCAACATCCTGATCTTCGAGCTGTTCGTGTTCATGGTCCTGTTGATGGTCGTACTCCGCACCATCAGCGGCAGCCGGTCCAAGGTCCGCATCTTTGCGGCCGGCTTCAGCCTCATCATCATGGGCGTCACCGCAGGCACGCTCATCGCCGAGCAGCTGAACTTCCTCCGCTCTGTCTTCCACGTAGACGAAGGCGAGCTTTCCCTCATGGGCAACATGCTGCAGAACCTCTACCTGTGCACCTCCGCAGCCGTGGGCGGCGGGCTGGTCACCTACTACACCCAGCTGCCGGAGCCAGAACAGAGCTAGACATGAAAAAGCCCCGCGGATGCGGGGCTTTAAAACATACCATCTACGTCAGATTACTCCGGAATACACTGCTTTGCGCCCTTTGGCACATAGCACCCGGTTACCTGCGCATGATCAAAAACACCAACATCAAATGACAAGGCTGGGGAGTTCAACTTAAATTCGACAACTCTAAATACCAACTCCAGTCCAGTTTGATCCTTTGAATAGAAATAACTAGTATTCTTAAACAGCTGGCCAATTTTCATACTAACATTGCTATTCGAAATAATATAGCTCAAGTTATCTTGAATATAAGCGCCAATGGGGAAAGTGCTACCATCGGGCAACTTAATCACTTTGTCTCGCGGAATAATTTGAGCAATACCCGTTTGCCAGTTTTGACCCGCATCAAAATACAAACCATCCTTAACCTTGGACAGCCCATTACGGACGCCATTCAAAACTATACTGTTCGCTTTATTATCAATCCACTGCCCCAGAAATGGAACCCAGTTCAAAGGCACGCCAAGAAGGCTGGCATCACAAGAAGTACTAGAACTTGGCGTGGCTGAAAAACTTGCGTCACCACTTGGCTGGCCATTTGATGAGCCATATTGAGCAACCGCGGAAATATTATCCAGCCTAATATTTATATCACAATCAGCCTTTAAAACGCCCCACTTGCTTTTTGAATAGCGCGCTCCCGCTGCATAACTAACTCCAGACAACCCCATCAAAAGATATCCCGCTGGGTTCGGAGTAATTGTTATATTAGGATCACCCTCGATTCTCCCATAGCTAAATCCAGCACCTTGCTGATTGGCCAACTCAGCCAACTTTGCATTCAAACCATTCGCCAGTTCATTTTTAGCTTGAGTAAGCTGCTCCAGCTTTTGCATAGCCGCTTGATTTTTCATCAAATCATAGCTAATGCTCGTACCCTTAAAATTAACTGTAACTAATGTGCTACTTTTTCTTGCAGTACTCAGATACTCCGCATGTGCAAACTGCGCTAAAACTGACAGCATTAATACGGGAATTATTTTTTTCTTCATCACGGGCTCCTTGTAAATTTATTTGTCATATGCATTTAACATTAGAAGCAGCGGGATTGTCAAACTTATTGCCGTTGCGATTTCCAACCATATGAACTACAGGCGAAATCAAGACGCAATAGACATGAAAAAGCCCCGCATCTGCGGGGCTTAGCGCTTCCTATCCTCATTCCTTGATCGCGACGATCAGGGCGATCAACAGAACCAACGAGAGCGTTGGGTCCATGCCGTCCTCCTCACGGGGTTGAACACAGACCTAGCCTATCGTCACGACTCGAAAGCTTGCATACCGCCTTCAGGGCCACGCCGTCGGCAGCTAGCCCTCCCCCGGGTGGAAGCGCTTGCCGTACTCCTCCAGCTTTTGCTTGTTGGTCATCCGCTTCCAGGCGTTTTGCTTGCGCTGCACTTCCATGTCCAGCGCCAGGCCGTAGCGGCTTTTCAGCAGCTCGGCGGCGGCGAGGTTGCCTTTGCCGAACTCCTTCACCAGCATCTCCAGGAAGGAGTCGCGCGCCGGCAGCGGCGGGCTGATGCCGGGCTTGATGGCCATGCCGGTGGTCCAGTACTGCCACAGCGCCTCGTCGCACTCGTTCTGGTAGGCCACGATGCGGTCGCGGATCTCCGGCTTCACCTTGTTGGGGTGGATGGTCATCAGCCAGCCGGCCAGCTTGCGCAGCGGCATGCACAGCATGTTCTGCTCACCACCTCCCGAAGGTATGGAGATTATCTCCATACCCCAGCGGCCACCGTTCGCAGAAAGCTTGGCTTGCTGCCCTCTCCAATCGATTCCCATCCCTTCAACAATCGGCTTCATCGGCGTGTAGGGCTCGCTGTTGCGCTCCACCAGATAGAGCGTGGCGCCGCGGAACGGCACTGGGGCGAAGTTCAACTGTTGCATGGCGCAGCCCTCCTCTTTCCGGCTTTGACGCCGGCCGGCTTCGTCTCCTTGGGCTGGCCGAAGGCCGTAAGCGATTGCAGCAGCCGCTCGCGCGCGCACTCCACGCCGTAGATGGCTTCCAGCAGGTCGTGCAGGGTTTCCGGGGACAGCGCGAGGATGAGCGGGGTTTGCCGGGCCGGGAGGCGGAAAATCTCTCCGCGCAGCGTGTCGGGCAGTTGGTCGAGGTGGGTTTTTACGCGGCTGATATGCCTGAGGGCGCGACGCGCCTCACAGACGGGGTCGATCGTGGCCATGGCGGGCCTCCTAGTCGTATCTTTGAGTTCACCCCTTTTGAGAGGGTGGCCGGGTGCTCAAAACCGCGACTAGTCGGCGGGCATATTCCCCTTGCGGGTATTGTATTAGCCGCACACCCGGCCATAGGACGCGCATTGTCCCACAAATGGGCCAATGCAAAAACTATGGACGCAAAAAAACCGCTGTCTTTCGGGTGCGGTAACCGCTAGTCGTTTGTGGTGTTTTGAGCACCGGATATGACGATAGCCCGCACGGGCGGGCTATGTCAAATGGAACATGAAATCAATGCGCCTAGAGCACCTCTGCAATTTCCGAAAATATCCTAGCAGCCTGCTCCCTTTGAGCCGGCGTCAATCTGCCACAAGCAAGCTCCAAGTTGCTCTGGTCCGATTCATCAACCTTAGGTGATCCAGAAGCCATAATAATACCGCGCCACGCGCAAGCACGCGGTGGGTCGTAAGGTGCACTCCCTCGACCGTGCTGGTATTCATAAGCCAGATTCCGCTGCGCTTGATAATTTCCCTTCAGTGCTTTCTTCGTCAGGATGGTCACATCGGATGCACCAGCTGCCACACGCTTATCCTCAATCGCTTTCGCCTCCTCCGCAGACTCCAGCACGGCCATATCTGGTACAGCCATATAGTAGGCACCGCCAGCATTCGCATCCGTAGCCCCGCAAATTGAAGAGCACGCTTGCTTGCCGCTGACAATACCCGGCGCATCACCACCACCCATGCTGATCCAACAGTTATGACCAAACGAGCGTGACTGGATTAGCTCCGTATGCTTTGGCTGGTCTTTGACCTTGAAACTGAGTTCCGCTCCTTGATGCCAACCCAGTTCCCTGGGAGTAGCCACGGTATAAGAGGAAAGCTTGATGTTCTCGAAATCAGAAGCGAAAGCCTGAAATTGCGGACACGCTTGATGGAATGCCGCAAGCGCCTGCTCCCCCTTGGCACCTAGGGCTAAAAAAGTGGGGTCTTTCTGATACTGAACATGCGCCTCAGGCACCGCTTCACTACATCCGGCCAAGCCCACAATAACCAGGCCCAGCAGCACCGGCTTCATCATGGAGCGTGTCATTTTGAGCAGACCTTCTTGGATTTGCTGATGGAGCCGTCATTGCAGACGAACTTGCCGTTGGAACAGTGCGACACACCGCCCTTCTTTCCAGAGCACGGCTTGTTGCCGCGCTCGGCCAGGGCCGGCGCTGCCAGCAGGGAGAGGGACAGGAGAGCGAAGGCGAGCTTTTTCATATTGTGGTCCTCACGGAATGGGAGTGACATTGTCCCGAATAACGAAATCATCATCAAAGAGAAAAGCCTGCCACAAAGGACAGGCCTCACACTCAAGCCTCTTCATTTCCAATTATCGGCTTCTTCTTTCTTTCTTCCTGCTTAGATTCAACTTTCTCTTTATTTGCACTTGGAATTATATCTTTTACTGACTCAACCAATTTAGGCAAACCCTTTACAAATTCTTTTGCCACATCCATCTCTAATAGCTCATGAAAAGGGCTACCATATACTCGCTTGCCAACATATCGAAGAGGGTGTTCATCCAGTTTTGAGAGCACCGCATTAAATAGCTTATCTTGATGTGACCACCCTAACTTCTCGGCCTCCTTCACATACCCTTCATATGCAATTGAAACTGCTGCCTTGTAAGAATAATCTTCCGCAAGTCTAAATCTCTCATTAATTTGTTTAGTTGACAACCAAGCAACCCACACAGGGCCAGCCATTGATAGAAGCGCCAAAGCCACATTGAAAATAAAGTAAATTTGATTTTCACTCTTAGCAACGGTGGAAAGATGATCTATCTGAAAATATCCTATCAAAGCACCTGCCAGCAATGCAGAAATCAATCCAGCTATCCACCAACGTATAGTAACTTTTAAATCATGAGCCCTATGAGTGAATGAACCCGCAAGAGCTGAATTTGTCGATTCCCTCAATGCTTCATAACACTTATCTAAAATCTCATCAATCATGCCTGTGCTATTAGTCGCAGTCTCTGAGGCTTGCTCTATTTCCTTTACAAACCCTTTTATTTTAAGTGTTTCCTTTTCTGCCTCTTGTGCACGCTGAGTTGCCAACCCCACAGCCAAGTTCACCTGCTGCCTATTAAGATCCAAATGCAACATCTCATCACTAGCATTCTTTATCCTTGCCAGCTTATCTCGTATGCCCTCATACCCATCCAATGCTTCTGTCAACTCATCAATACTATACAATTCAGACTCATCCGACACCACGGCAAACATCTTTGGATATTTATTTAACAAGTACTCCTTACACGCCAAATAACTTTCAAATATTGAACTGACATATGGCCCACCCGCACCAAGCACACCCCCCCACATATATTCAGCATTATTTTCAACTACTGCTGCCAGCGAACCCGCGAGCCTTTCAAAAACTTTTGTATCAATCTCGGATAATGAAAATTGGTATATATGAATCTTATTAGCCAAATCATCAAATAAGCTTGCCAATTGATCTCTACTTATAGCCGGAGCCCCAGTCATCTCCATTGATAAAACTGTATCCTCCGCGTGAGAAAGCCTAATTACATTCGCTGAATTTTTTAACGCATGTACTAACGAATCAACAGCATCTATCCCGTCCATTTTCCCGCCCAAAAGTAAACAAAATGCATATTATATGCCAAAAGAAAACCCCAGCCACAAGGCCGGGGTTTGGGTCGGTTGCCACACCGAAGCACTACAAGAGGAGAACGCCATGAAGCACAGGCCCGCGCCGGGCGGTGCAAACAAGAGTGGATCAGGCCAACTCGGCCGGGTTGCCGGCCGCGGTGACGGCCACGTTGTCGCTCTGCGGCGAAGTCGCAGGGGCCGGTGGCATTTTTGGTCTACTCGCGGATCGCGCTGCCCATCTTGAGACAAAACGAGCATGCTCTGCGCTTGCTTCCGTCCAGGCACGCTGAACCGCCAATTCCTGCTCCCGGACTTTGGCATCCAGATGCTTGGCGTACGCGGTTTTCGCGCCCCAGATGATAAGCCATGCAACAACCAAAATAAGAATTCCCACCCTTACCCCTCAGTCATTCCAGATCTACTTTATTTTAGTTAGCAGCTCCATTAAAGATAGCTGCATTCCTTCATCCTTAACTATCCCATCCCCTGACGGCCTAAATAGTGCAGCCAACACTGTTTTTAGATCATCACCTTCAGGCAACTTCCCTCTTCTCAGCAGCACCAAATATGTCTTCGCCATAACCACACGTTCAGCCGCATCATTTTCTAAATGTATATGACTTAGCAGAATACGCACTAGAATTCTCACTGCCCAGAAGCCTAGCGTTGAAAGGATCAGCAGCTTTGCGACAGCAAAATGCCAAGTCTCAGGAATATTATCTTCCTTGCCTGTATCGACAACACCTCTCTCAGCAGTCTTGTTTACCACTTGCCCAGCACTTGCCTGTGTTTTTTTCATTCCTGATGAAGCAGGAGCACTAGCAGTTGAAGACATATGAGCAACCGTCTTGCTATTCAAATGCAGTGACAATTCCTTACCGACATCTGAAACAGCAAAAAACATACAAAGAAAAGCAAGTACCATCACGATTGCCACCACACCCCCAAAAACATACGATAGCACCCTATGCTTCTTTTGCTTTTTCTCCCAATAAATAGCAGGTGCTTCCAGTGCCTTATTTGCCTCAAATGACTTCTTTATAAGATCAAACTCTTTACGTTGCAGATCAACAAAATCGCCCAATTCTTTCTTTACAAAATCCTCTCTCCGGATAGACCACTCATCATGTTCTTTTTTTAAATTATCAATCCCCGCCTCAGCTTTCTTCTCAATCGACTTAATTCTACCCTGCCAATGATCGTAGTTCTGAGAGAACGCTTTTAAACTTTCCTCAACACGGTCACATCCAATACGCGCACTTTGTAATCTTTCTTCCACGTCATTCAATGATATTGAATTTCGCTTTATTTGATCAGCCAGCCCAGCTCTCACTCCAGATTTATAAATCTGCAGCTTAGACATTGCTTCCGACACCCCCAAAACATCAGTCCCATTCATCGAGGTACACGTATTAACAAGCCCAGACAAGCAGAACATTAAATATAATGCAGTTTCGTAATCATCTTCCCTTCTCAATTTCTCAAAGAAATTTTTATTTTCATTCATTCTCTCAAGCAGCAATTTCCATTTATCAAAAAAATTGCTTAAAGCACTTTTTATATTAGCAAGCCCTACATTCAGCCGCGCCGGAGAGCTTTTTGGGTTACCCCTAGTAACTTTTTCTAATTCATCAACCAACCTCCTGATATCTTCAAAGAAGGTAATTTCCTTGGGAAGTCTCACACTATCAACATGGACACGGATCCATTCATATTCTTCCCAAGTCGCATTGATTGCTTGGATAGTTTTTTCGAACCATTCAATGGTTTCCTCATGTTTAATTGATTCCATCGCAACCTCAGTTTAATTTTAAATCGCAACAACAAAGTCATTTATTTTGCCCAAATGCATAAGTTCACGCAAACAAAAACCCCAGCCGCAAGGCCGGGGTTCGGGTCGGTTGCCACACCGTAGCACTACAAGAGGAGAACGCCATGAAGCGCAGGGTCAGTATGGGCCGCGCCGGGCGGTGCAAACAGGGGTGGAATCAGACCAGCTCGGCCGGGTTGCCGGCCATGGTGACTTCCACCTTGTTGCCCTTCAGCTCCACCTCCCCCACCGTGCCGGCGCTGGCCACCAGGTAACGCTGGCCGCTGTCGGTTTCAAACAGCACCGTCACAGCGTCCAGCTGCTGCAGCGCCACCACGTCCTCGTCGCTGCCGTGGCGCAGGGTGAACTTCACCTCCCCTCCCACCACTTCCTTGGTGGCCAGGCCGCAGGGGCCGTTGGCGTCTTTGATTTGCTCGCGGATCTTGCCGCCCACCTTGAGGCTGGCGTCGCCCTCGCTGCGCTTTTTCTGGCCATTGAGCGTGATGTACACCACGCCGGTCATGCGTGCCATGTTGGGTTCCTTTACAGACGGTACTGCACTGCGGCAGCGAAGGTGACGAACTGATTGACCAGGTTGGGCGGCAGCACGGCGTTGACGCGGTCCACGTCAGCGTCGCTGCGCATCACGATCAGGTCCTTCTTGAACTGCTCGGTGTCTTCCACGATGCCGGCGAATTCCAGCTCGCGGTGCAGGGCGATCAGCTCGGCCCGGATGATGGACGGCGTAACCAGTGCCTGGCCGGGAGACACGTTGATGCCGTCGTTGGCCAGCTTGTGGCGTGGAAAACGCAGGGCGATGCGGCTGCGCACGGCGTAGCGGTAGTAGTCGGCCGTCCACTTGGTTTCCAGGCGCAGCAGGCTTTCGTCATCCATGCCGAATGGCGATTTCTGGTAGGTGGTGATCACCCGTTCCAGGATGATCTTGCCGCCGCTGTCCGCCACGGTGGAGCTGATGCCGTCGCGCAGCAGCAGCTCGCGCTCGTTGCGGCTGAACCGATCCTTGAGCCGCGGCGCCAGCACGCCGGGCACTTCCACCGCGCGCAGCGGCAGCGCGGGGTCGATCGCGCCGTGGAATTCGCACACGCCGGCCCAGGCGGCGGCGCGCACCGGCGCCCAGGTGGGGCAGCCCTTCAGGCCCCAGGCGCTGACATGGGGGCTGTTGCGGGCCGCGCCCCAGGTGGTGAGCTGGGCGTGGGTGCCGTCTCGCGCGGCAAACACGTGGCCGGTGCGCATGTTCATGCCGCCCCAGCGGCCGTCCATGTCGGCCTCCAGCGATGCCAGGCTGGCGCTATCGCTGTAGGCGCTGACGATGCTGTAGAACCAGTCCTCCGCCACGGTCGCCAGCGCCGCGCCCACGTCCGGGTTGCCAGTGCCGCCGGCGAGATTGGCGCAGACGGCGGTGACGCCTTCTGGTAGCGCGTCCTCGTCGTAGTAGGCCGCGGCCAGTTCCATGCCGTTGCCGGCGTCGCCCTTGTGGCGGCAGGCCACGGAGACCACGCCGGCGGCGGCGCTGGCGGTCACGGGCAGGTCCGCGTTGGCGTTGATGGCGTCGGCCAGCTTGGCGGCCAGGGCGGCGTTGGTGTCGCCGATACTGGCAGCGGCTCGCACCCGCTCGCCGCCAATCCAGGCGGTGAGCACGCCGGGCTTGGTGACGGCGCCGGTCAGGGTGATGGTGCCTTTCGCCGCCACGCCGGCGTCCAAATCATCCAGCGCCACGGCGTAGACGTCGATCAGGCCGTAGCGCGCCTTCACCGCGTCCAGGGCGCGCGCCATGGCGTGCAGCATGGAACCGCGGCCAAACTGGGTGGCGGCGTCGTCGGCGTTGAGGATGCGGGACGGGACCAGCGCGGCGGTTTTGCCGGCCGGCAGGCGCTGGCCCAGCACCAGCAGCTTGCGCTCCATCTGCGGCAGGCCGCGCACGGCCTTGGTGTGGTCGATCTCCACGTAAACGCCGCCGGTGCGGACGCCCACGGGGATGGACATATAGGTGATGTTGTCGGGCATGGCTTATGCCTCCGCTTTCTGTTTCGCCGGCTTGGCCGGTTCGGGCTGCGCTTCCACGGCGTCGCCATCGGCGATGCGGCGGCGGTAGTAGGCGGTGAGCGGCACGGGCTGGCCAGCGGCCGGCAGGTAGCCGCTGCCGTCCTCCAGCCGCACCAGCAGGCCGTCAGCCGCCGGTTTCAGGTTGACCATGATCGGGTCCATGATGCTGGGTCTCCAGGGTGAGTTCCGGCCGGCTGGCGCTGTAGTCGCCGTGCAGCCATTTGTTGTGCTCTTCGCGGGTTTCGTGCGGCGCCAGGTCCACGTCCATGTGGGCGCGCAGCAGGCGGCCGGGCTGTTGGTTGGGCGGGTAGGTTTCGCTATCCGGCGCGTCGGCCTCGTCCAGCGGGCCCATGTCCAGCTCCAGGGCCACCCAGCCGAAGGGGAATTCCAGTTGGCTGGAAAACCGCGCGCTGCGCAGTGTCAGCCGCGGCACGGCCGGGCCGGGGTTGCGCAGCCAGGCGCGCAGCTGGCCATACAGCGCCAGCTCGGCCGACTCCACGTCATGCGGCTGGCTGACGTGCTTGCGCACCTGCAGCTGGCCCACCACGCGCAGCCGCAGCGTGCTGTCCCAGTCGCCGGGCTCTATCTCCGGCAACAGCGCCGTCACCACGCCCTGCTCCAGCTCCGCCGGCTGGCGCTGCGGGTGGTCCACGAAGGACGCGGAATGGAGGCGATCCGGCAGCGCGGCGGCCAGGCTGGCCCGCAGCGCGCCCATGGCGCGGCTGATGGCGGTCACTTGGCGCGCCCCTGCTGGTACAGCCGCTCCAGCATCTGCGCCAACTTGGCGTCAATGTCCTTCAGGGTTCCGCGCACCTCGGACAGGCGTTCGTCCTGCTGGCGATCGATTAGCGCTTGCTGCACCTGTTTTTCTTCCAGCACGGTGAGCCGGCGGTCCAGCGTGAGCATGAAGCCGGCTAGGGTGCCCACCAGCGCCAGGGTGGTGAGCACATCGCCCAGATTGATGCGCTTGTCGAACCGCCAGCCGCCGGCGCGTTCGCTATCACTGGCCATCGCGCCCTCCCTTGCCGTCCGGCAGCAGCACGCCCACCAGGCCGGCGAGCCCCAGCCCGGCGGTGACGATGGTTTCCTGCAGCTGCGGCGACAGCCCCAGGCCGGCGGAGGTGGCCAGCAGCAAAACGCCGCGCCAGGTGCTGGCTTCTTGGGCGCGGGAGAGCAGATATGAGCGGAGAAGTTGCCAGGCCATCACAGGTATCCTTTTTTCAGTTCGAAGTGGGGAAACTCCCGGAACGGCGCGCCGGGGCGGCCGTACCAGTTCAAGCCCAGCTCCATGCCGATGCGGCCGGCGGTTTGCCAGGCGGGGTGCTTGTCGTCCCACATGGGTTTGCCGTTCACCAGCGGGACGATGTCGAAGGCGCGCGCCGCCGGTTTGCCGGCGATCACGGCGTTGTGGGCGCTTTGCCCGGCTCGCGCATTGGTGACACGGGCGCCAGGCTGTGTGCGGCCTTGGGCGTAGAGCGCGGCCTGTTCCGCGTCGCTGCGCCAGGTGCAGGTGATCAGCACGTCCAGGCCGGCGGCCTTGCAGCGGTCCAGAAACTGGCGCGCCAGCGGCTGGAGGTCGGGGTGGAGGTCTTCAAGTTTTCTGCTGGGCATTTCAGGCTCCGTAACGGCTCGATACGCCGGCGCTGTGGCCGCGCACGCCCAGGGCGGCGCGCACGCCGGCCGCCGCGCCTTCGCGCAGCAGCTCGGCCAGCCGGCTTTGTGATTGGTTGAATGCGGGCTCCAGGAAGGGCTGCGCCTGGGTGCCGTGATCGCGGATGTAGCGCGCCAGGCCGTAGGCGCGGCGGCGGGCGTCGCGCTCGGCCAGCGCGTGCTTGATGCGCAGCCACTCGGCCAGCGGCCGGATGGGCGGCAGGCCGCGGTAGCCCCCGGGGGTGCCTTCTTCCACATAGCGGGCGTAGCGCACGCCGGCGGCCACGTCCCGCGCCATGGGAAACGGGCGGCTGACATGCATGGACTGCGCCAGCGTGGAAAAGCCGATGCTGCGGTTCTTGCGCAGCACGCGCTGGGCCTCCCGCGCCAGGTACAAGCCGGCGCGGCCCACGTAGCGGTCCATGCTGGCGGCCATGGCGCGCGGCGCGGCTTCAAACGCCTTGCGCACCAGCGCGTCGTCCACCACCACCCAGCCTTTCATTGGCACACCCTCCGCTCAAACTCTTCCATCAGCACGGTGTGCAGATAGGACGGCGTGCCGTTGCGCGGGGTGGCGCTGATGCCGTCGCGCACCTGATAGGGCTTGATGGTGTTGGAGATGGACAGCTCGCGCATGGCCTCGGCCTGGGCGCGCAGCAGCACCAGCGGCGCGTCCCCGGCCGGGAGGGTGCCGCCCTGCTCGTCCAGCGTGTGGCGCGCGCGGTAGCGGTAGCTGGCGGCGCTGCCCAGCAGGCCGATCTGGCGCGCGGACGGCGCCGGCATCAGGTACAGCACGCGGCGGTCGCCGTCGCGGCTGACGCGCATGTCCGGCAGGCGGCCCGGCCAGCCGTCCGCCCACACCGGCAGGCGCGCCTTGTCCGCCCGGCCCCAGTCAAACGCCTGCACCGCCACCAGATCCGCCGGGCAGTCGTACACAATGCGCTCGGCCTCCAGCTGCAGGCGGCCCAGCACGATCAGCGGCCGGCGGCGGCTGTAGTCGTCCAGCGCCACCTGCAGCAGGCGCTGGAACTGCGCCAGGCTGCCCCGCTCCGGTTCGCGGTCGAACTCCTCCGCGGCGCCCAGCAGGCTGTCGCGCAAGGCCGTGGCCAGGGCGGACAGGGTCATTTCTTCTTGCCCTTGGCCGCGGCGGTTTCGGCGGCGTCCGCGCCTGCGGCCTGGAGCTCGCCGCTGAGCTCGTCGTCCTGTTCGTCCGAGCGCGCGCCGGGCAGGCCCAGCGCCTCGCTGGCCGCGGTGAGCAGGCGCTCGGACACGGCGGACAGCACGTCCTTGCGGCGGCCTTCGGCCTGTTCGCGTTCGCCCAGCAGTTCCAGATCCTCGCGCGCCAGCACGGGGATGGCGGACAGCAGCTCATGCAGCGAGCCGGCCAGCAGCGAGTCCACGATGTGCACGGGAGCGACGTCGTCCAGCGCCAGCTCCGCCGCGGCGTAGCCGGGCAGCATGGTGGCGTCCACCTCGCGGGTTTCGCCGGGCGGAATCAGCTGGGTGCCGACGGTTTTGTAGTGTTCGCTGTCGTTGTAGAAGGGGATTTTCATCTGTCGCATCCGGTGATGCGGCCCGCCGGCGGCGGGCCGGCTGGGTTACAGGGCCGCGCGGGCGGCGCTGGAGTACACGATTACGCTGGTGAAGCGGTTGCGCACCACGCGCGGCACGGCGATGGCGTTGTATTCCTCGCCGTAGGCCTGCTTCTGGCCAATGGGGTGGCCGTCCGCGCCCACCATTTCGAACGGCTCGCCGGTGACGAAGGGCTTGGCGATGGTGTAGCCCAGCACGTTGCGCTGGCCCATCAGGATGCGCTCGTCGCCCAGGTCCACGCCCGGCGCGTTGGTGCCGAAGGCCGGCAGGTCTTTGATGCGGGCCAGATCGCCCTGGCTGTTGGTGTCGCTGCCGTCGCGCTTCTGGCTCACCACAAACTGCTCGGCGTTGGTGGCGGTGTCGTTCAGCGTGGGCGACATCAGCAGGAAGTCCGGCGCGATATAACGCTGGCCGCGCATCATGGCCTTGCGGTTGCCCACCTTCTGCAGCAGGCCGTTCAGCCATTTCTCTTGCGACACGCCGCCTTGCGGGTCCAGGTCGAACTTGGTGACGTTGGTGGCCACCGAGTAGCTGATGGCGTTGGTGCCGGTGGCGGCCGGGGCCACGGGCTGGCCGGCCTGGTCCACAAACTGCAGCGTGCCCAGGTTGAAGCTGAGCACCCGCCAGTAAGTGCCGGCCGGCTGCTTGCCGCTGCCGTCCCACTGCTTGATCTGCACGCTGTTCAGCGTGACGGTGATGGGGTTTTCCGGCAGGCCCACCGCGGCGCCCTGCAGGTCTCGCGCCTGGAAGGGGCGCACCACCGGCCACTGCGCCAGCTTGATCAGCGATTTGCCGCTGCCCAGCTGGGCAGCGATGTTTTCGTTGCTCACCGACACGGCCAGATAGCTGTCCGCCGAGCGCTGCAGCTCGTTGCAGATGCGGCGCGCCACCAGCTCGCGCAGCACGCGGGCGTTGCTCTCGATGTTGCGGCCCAGCGCGTCCCAGTTCAGCGCGGAAGCGCGGGTGAAGAACTGCACTTCGTTGGTGATGGACAGCGCCAGCTTCATCGGGGTGATGGACACGGTTTCCATCGCCTGGCGGATGCCGGCGTAAGGGATGGACTGGCCTTCGTAGACGATGCCTTCGTTCACCACCTGGCTGACGTCGCGCATCTCGTAAGGAATTTGCGTGGTGGCGGCGCCGGAAAAGTCGGTCAGCGTCTGCACCAGGGACAACACGTTGAGGTCGGACAACGCCTCGCGAATCACCTCGCGCTGTACGCCCAGCGGCAGCGCGGTGTTGCCCATGTCCACCGTGCCCTGCCCTTGCGCCAGCGCGCGGTATTCGGTTTCCAGCTGCGGCGCGTACATCCTGTCCAGCTGCGCCAACACCTTCTGGCAAAACGGCGGCAGTGTCTGCTTGGCGTCCAGGTGCAGCTGGCCGGCGGCGGACGACTTGGCCAGGTTCTCGCGGTAGAACTCAGACAGCTTCTTCACGCCGTCGGCGATCACCGTGATCTGCGGCGAGCCGGCCGGGGCGTAGCCCAGCGCAGACAGCTGGCGGGCGGCGGCCAGCTCGTTGGCGTGCTGGATCTGCATCTGCGCCAGCGCGCGCACCTGGTCGTCGGTGGTGTCGGCGGTGATCACGCCGGCGGCGGCCTCGGCAAGCGCCTTCTTGGCGGCATCGTCCAGGCCGGTGGCGGCATTGATGGTTTCCGCCAGCAGCTTGCGCTTGCCTTCGGTGATTTCGGCCAGCTGCTTGGCGGCGGTGTCCCGCTCGGCCAGCGCCTTGGCCACGGCCGCGCCGACGTCGGCCTGGTTCACGCTACCGCCGACGGACAGCTGGATCACCGGCGCCGGGCCGTTCGCCGGCAGCTTGGCCAGCTGCTCGGACAGCTGGATAGCCGCCTGCTCCAGCTGCTCGCACAGCTGCTTGGCCTGGGCTTCGTCGGTGATGCCTTCCAGCTGGGCCTCGGCCAGCGTTTTGACGGCGGCCACCGCCTGCTCGGACAGTTTGCGCGCGGCCAGGGCCTCCAGCAGCGCCTTCAGATACTTGTTCATCGTGGTTTTCGCCTCGGAAAGGAGAGTTCGCGCCAGCTCCGGGTGGAGCAGCAATGGGATGTCCGCGCCGGAATCGCACGACAGCGTGACGGGGTCCAGGCGCTTGATCACCGGACGCACGGTGAGGCCTGCACCCAACAGGACGGGGCCGTGGAGCCGGCCCTGTTCGTTGTCCTGCCAGTTTTCGGAGAATTCAGCGGAGAGATAACGGAAGCCGCGGGCCTTGACCGCGTCGCGGCCAAAGTCGGTCCACTCCACCAGCGCGCGCAGCCGGCCGCCCTCCACCGCCAGCTTGCAGATCTTGGCGGCGGCGCCGTCACCGGGCTGGTGGTTCACGTCCAGGAAGATGTCCGTGCCCACCACGCCAGCGTCAAAGTTGCGGACCATGGCCAGCAGCATGTCGCGGGAGATCTCGAAGCGCCCATAGCGCGGATCGGAAAACGAGCCCTCCCGGGTGAGCGTCACCCAGCTGGTGGGTTTGGCGTCCGGCACATCGGCCATGCCGGCCAGCAACCGGACCACTTGGCCCGGCTGGGGGTTTTCAGAGAGTTGGAAGTGTCGGGGTGCTTGCATCGCCTACCTGCCAGAAACGCGCGGATGCGCGGTTTCTAGCAGGGTAAGCATGGGGGGATGGTGGGATAAGGGGGGGAATTGGACGGAAATGGCTGGAGCACCAACGACATATCCGCCCTACTCTGGAGTCAATTTACGCTATCCGGCTTTTCTTCTAACACAGCAGGGGCAATCTCACCTGAGTTATGAACTGAATTAGAGACACTATATCGACGCCTACTCAATGCCATCCCCCACATTGCACCAATAGCTTTAGCCTGGCTCGGCTCGAAACTTTCATCTGCCGGATATGATTTGGGATGCTTTCGCTTTTCCACCCACTTAAAAATATAGTACACAGCAAACATAAGCGGGATTACAATACCAAAAGCCAACATTCTCTTCAGCGCCTCAGGTACTTCACCGGGGTTTACAAACAATGTATCCCACGAATAATCCCTCAACAGCCAAACAACCCCTACAATAAGCGATATAGGGCAAAGAATCAGCATCGCCAACAAGAAAATTATTCCAATCCACTCACCAATGGGAAGCACTCCATCATCGATATAAAAAGAAAAATCCTTATCCTGGCCAAAAATCCTTCCGCCAGCAGACAACTTCTTCTTGGGATAACCCTCTACAAAGAAGCCAATCTCCGCCCACTCACCTGCATTCACGCATTCGAAATCCAATTCAAATTTATTATTTTCCCTGGCAGAAACAGCAAGCCCAATTTCGCACCCATCCTTAAAAAAAACAGGTTCTCCCAACACTCCAACCTCGTCAGGAATCTTAATAAACAAAGGAGACTCCTTACTTATATCCTGCCTTACAACACAATCCTTCCCTCTATTCCAAATTCTGACGCATATAAAATAAACATCACTAAGCTTCCTACCCGTTCTGTCTAAAACGTCAAATGGGCAAGCAGTGGCCGCCTCAATAATTATTCCGCGATTCATTACCTCAGCAACTAATTCTTTCTTCCTCTCCGTTTGCTTGGCTACAATCAAACTTGCCAAATAGCCAAGAAGTGCTCCCACAAACAAAAAAATGATATCCCTTGTAAGTAAGCTCAGAATCCATTTCATACGCTCTCCACCAACTTATATAATTAAAAACTATTAAACAAGTCTTTCTGCTATCGGCTTCGTGCTTAGCCTTATCAAATGTCAAGAAGCATCTATTACGCGACTACCAAAGCATTCGCCCACATGCCCTCTTAAAGTTCTCCAAAAACAAATCCAGTTTCCTACTATGGCCATCAGCAAATTCAGCCGACAATATCTGCGCCCTCCACCCATCAGCCTCCAACGCCTTAATTAAGCCATTATGAACAGTACCATTCCATCCAACACGCCCAAGAGGCATCCCCGCAAAGATTTGGCCATTTGATTTTTGATAGGCGCTTTCCAACTCAAGCAATTCATTCTCTTCAAAATAAGCTAGAGAACCCAGCATTTCAAACCTGCCAAACAATACCTCAAAATTCAAATCAACCCCAACAAGTCCATTTTTCCAGGAGGAAAATAAATCATACAAATGATCGCTCAATGGCGTTCTTCGCTTCTCAAGCCCTTCCAACTCACGCCACAAGCCAGTGTTATTGTTCCAAGCCTCTAGAAATAACGACCTAACAACGAGCTGCGCATCCCTGCCATCAAAAACAACCTTCTCACGAAAAAGCTTGTGAAGCTCACCCCACTTTTCAGCCCGAACCAATCCCAGCCCATAACCATAAAAAAACAGCACCGCCGGATAAAGCCTTAAGTTCAACCAAACTGTATTCCCACCGTTATTCTTTGACCCTGTAGAAACCAAATTTTTCAATATTTCCAGCGCCCACAATCGATGCTCATCACGCCCCCACCTCCCGAGCATCAAACCAATCTTCACAACTCCTTCTGCAGAAGACTCGTAAAATGAAACTCGCCTATTAAACTCTTCTTTACTCCATGCCTGCATAGCTGAAAGATCACTTGAATTAATATTATTCGACAGGTGCCCCAGCTCACCGGATACAATATCGTCAAGTTGAATAAAACTATCTTGCTTTGGAAGAGCTCTCTTAACCATATCAATCAGCAGATTGATCTTTATTGGATTTTCTTGCCTGGAAAGATTGAGAATCTCCACTTTCTTTGCAATGCTGCCAAAAAACTCATCTGCCCCATCAATTTGAATCTCTATTGCTCTTCTATGGTTTATTAGCTCTTTAGCACCATCACCGACTCTTCCCCTAGACGCCCAAAAAACTGGGTAGCGTCTAGCTGGCACTCTGAGGATCGCCGCACGTAAAGCATGATCCCATTCACCAGACCAGCCACAGACAATCAAACCATGTTCGTCAAAAATCCTATTAAGGAGCACACCATACTCTTCAGGGTAAGCACTCAATTCTTCATCTGTATTTAGAATGCGTGCATCTTTATAGTCCCCATGAATCTTGAGCAGATAACAACGAGAGTGCGTTAGAGGCTCCGCTCCTGCAAGCGCATCCACTGAAGAAATAACCGTTGGTTCAACCCCCTTCTCACGCAGTGCATTCTCCATTAACCGGTCAAAATTGGTTGTGATGATGACTCGAACATGCCCAGACTTCACCAAATCGGCAATGGCAAGGTGTGCCGCAGTGGGCACTTTCAGGCCATCCTGTGCTTCTTGCTCTGTGGGCTCAATGTAAGAATGCAGAATCGAACGGCGTTCCTCAGGTGAAATAGCTATATCAGCCAGGAGGTCTGAATAATTCGGTTCTTTTCCTGTTTTTTCTCGATACCACTGCGCCCAATCGTCTTGCTCTTCTTCCCCTTGTGCCAAACCGATTCGCCTAACTAGATCAAGTGTGATTTCCCACCCAGTAGGGATGCTGGCAGTTCGGGAAATTCCTGAACCGATCATGACTGCATACACACCTTTGTTCTCATACAAAGAAAACGCCAGCTGGGTACGAGGATCGCTTCCAATTAGTGACATATTTAGCCTCAACTCTCATGCAATAGTCATTCGACAGGAAAATCATGCCACAAAATCTGTCATCACCCTGGAGAAAATACGACTTCGACATAACTAAGTGTGTTCGGATGCGCCGGCCACGGGCAGGCCTCGCGGCTGGGATACACGCCTGGGCCTAGCCCGTAGCGGTCGGCGGTGGCATGGATGTCGCACACATCGCGGACGCGATGGTTAGGCGACAGCCGAAACCTCACCCCCACCACCCCATCGGTCTGAAACGCCGCGCCCATATAGGCCTCGCCGTGGGCGCGGTTGATCTCGGTGCGGAACACCCGCTCCGCCTGGTACACCACCCCCTTGCTGTTCACCGGATCCGCCTCGCCCGTCATCAGGCTGCGCACCCGCCGGCCCAGATTGCCACCGCGGGCGCCGTTGTAGGCGCTGGCGATGTCGGCCGGCACCCCCTCGCCGCGGCCCATGCTGTGCAGCATGGCCTGGTGGGCGCTCTCGCCATTGATTACGGCGAACTGGACATGGTCGGTCAGCACCTGGGCGGCGTTGCGGTTCAGTCGCCACAGGCGATCAGACAGCTGCAGGCCATCGGCAGCGGTGAAGGAACGGACGAATGCGACGGCGGAATGGTTGACTGCGAACAGGGTGGATTCCGGCAGCGCGCCGGCGAACACGCAGGCACCCAAGCGGGCGGACTGCTCAATCTGGCGGTACAGCTGGCCGTCCCGCCGCTCTTGCAGTCGGCGCAGCTCCTCGCGGACATGGGACAGCACGTTCTGCAGCCGCTCCAGCCCCACCCTGTCGTCCTGGCCGGCCGCGCGCTGGATATGTTCCGCGATGGCCTTGGCCGCTTCGCCGTAGGTGTCCAGCAGGTCTTGCGCGGACTGGTCGCCCAGCTGGTTGCGCTGTTCCACCGCGGCCAGGGTGGCGGCGCGGATCAGCGCGGCGCGATCGCGGTTAGCGGCCATGGCCAATGTCCGTCGCGCTTTCGCCCTTGCGGCCGTTGCCCGGCGTGACTTTGACGGTGGGCGCGGCGGCGGCCGGCTCGGGGTATGGGTCATAATGCTTGGCGTCGCTGTCGCGGCGGGCCTCCACCGTTGCCGGGTTGTAGCCCACCTCCTCCCACACCATGGAGTGCGGCAGGCCCAGGGCTTGCAGCTTGAGAGCGCGGTCTACCGTTTGGGTGGCGGTTTCGGTGCGGCGCTCGGCGAAGGTGACTTTGAATTCTTCCGCATCCGGGTTGATGCCCTTGAGCAGCAGCTGCAGGCGGAAGCCGAACTCGTACACCCAGGCCAGGGTGTCTTGCAGCTGGTCCACCTCGTCGTAATAGTCCCGTTTGAGGTCTTCCAGGATGTCCCGCGCCATGCCGTCGGTGTAGCCCATCAGCCCCTTGGGCAGCGGGGTGCCGGCGAAGAAACTATCCAGCAGGTAGAGCACGTCCTGGATCTCGCCCAAGGCGGCGTCGCCTTGCACCGCCGTCACCGCGCCTTTCTTGTTCAGGTAGAAATCGGTCTGAATCAGCTCGGCATTGGCTTCCACGCGGTCCTGGTAGGCCTGCAGCTCTACCTCTGTGGCGCCCTCCAGCACGTGGGACAGCCGCAGCGGCGCGCGGTGTTTGCGGCGGATCACCAGGTCGGTGTCGGTCATGCGCAGCTTGCGCCAGATCTCGCGGCTGGCGTCCAGGAACGGCCGGCCCAACGCGCCCATGTCGTCGAAGTTTTCCGGGTCCAGCCGCGCCAGGGTGAGCTGCCACAGCGGAAAGCTGGCCAGCTCCAGGCCGTTGCTCAAGTCCATCTGGGTGTAGGCGGCGCGCGGGTCGAGAAACTGGCCGTTGACGCCGACATTGGGCCGCATGGTTTCGGTGGGCATGCGCACGGCGGAGACGACATTGCCGGCGACGTCCAACACCCACTGCATCGGCAAGTTGCCTTCCTTCAACAGGCCGCGAGCGTCGCTTTTCAGCTTCTCCGCCCGATCCAGCTGCAGCCGGCGGACGAATCGGTCCCACTCGGCGCGCAGCGGGCTGGCCGGGTCGGTTTGCAACAGCACCAGGCCGCCGCGGGTAACGTCCCGAGCCACGCGGGCATGGATGCGTTTCACCCGGCCGTCCGCCTGGTCCATCTGGCGGATGTCCAGGATGGTGGCGCGCAGGTCGTAGTCCACATGGAATTGCCGGTACATGGCGCGGATCTGGTTCTCCGGCGTGGAGCGGCGGCCGGTTTCGCTGGTGGGGCCGATGGTTTCGCCGGGGAGCGCGGGCGCCGCCGCGGACTTTTTCAGGCCCAGCCGGGCCAACAGGGTTTCAAGCATCGCCATGGGGTGCGTCCTCGATCGGGGTTACGGACATCACATTGCGCCAGCCGTGAATCATGCCGGCGTCCAGCAGGTCGCGGATCAGTTGGTCGTCGCCAAACGCCTCGCGCCAGGCGTCGCGCATTTGGGCGGCGCGCTGGCGCTGCGCCGGGGTGAGCGGCGGAGGCGGCGGCAGGGTTTCGTCCAGATGGGCGCGCTTGTATTTGCCGTAGCTCATCGCATGCCCAGCAGTTGGTCGGTGGTCATGCCGCGGCTAGCGATCACCGTGGGGGTGTAGCTGGCCACGCCGCGGGTGAGCAGCGCCCAGACGCCGGCGCTGGCGGCGTCGAACAGGTCGTCGCCGATTTTCGGGTTGGCCATTTTGTAGCTGTTGTAGCTGGCGCCCTGCACCGCCTTGGACTTGATATTGCCCAGCTGACGGATGAACTTGCCCCAGTCGCTGGCGTCGGCCTGCACCTGGTCCAGCGCGGACGGGCCCCAGTTGGTGTTGGCGTGGTTCTTGGCGCGCAGCGCGTCGGTGCCGTCGTCCACATAGGGAATGGCGGCCTGGCCGTTGTGGAAGGCGGCGCGCAGCGCGCTGGCCATGCTGTGCTTGGTCATGCCCTCGAATCGGATCGGTGCGAACGGCCAGTGCTGCCAGGTGCTGGCGGTGGATTGGCCATCGCCTATGCTGCGGCGGTCTACCTCGGTCAGACCCTGGGCGAACAGCTTGTCGTTGAGGCTGGTGAGCATGCCCAAGCCGTAGGCGTCGCCCATTGCATAGTCCGGCCTGAAATATTCCCACAGGCCCAGCAGATCGCGCTCCACCACGGCGTCGTCGGTGCCGGCCGGCCAGGTTTTCACATAGGGGAAGGTAATGAAGTTGCCCACCTGCTCGCACACCACAAGCGCGGAGCAAGAGGCGTGCGCGCTCTCGCCGTGGCCGGAATGGTCATAGCCGAAGGACAGCAGGCCGCGCTTGCGGTAGCGCTGGCCTGGCAGCGGTCCGGCGGCCTGCAGGCCGGCTTGCAGCCCCACCGCCATGGCGCGGCGGATGTATTTCTCCCAAATCCAGTTTTGCGCGGCGGCGTTGATGCAGAGGAACTGGCGGATGTATTCCGCCTCCGGCAACTGGGACTGCATCTCCAGCACGAACGCCTCGTTCAGGATGCCCAGCTCGATGCCCATGTACACGTCCACCGGCGGCAGGATGTGGTAGCCGCCGGTTTCGATCAGGTGGCTGAGCACGTCCGCGCCCTTGTGAACGCCGGTAATGCGGATTTGCGGCTTGAAGCTGACGCCCTGGTCAACGCCCAGCCGGCGCGCGGAGCCCAGCATGGGCAGGAAACGGGAAAACAGCCGGTCGGCCGGCATGTCGTCTGTCTCTTCCAGGCTGGCGAAGCTGATGCCGTCACCGTCGATCTGGCTCATGATGCCGTAGCAGCTGGCCTTGCTGCCGTTGGCGAACTGGTATTTCAAGTCTGCAATCTGGCGCCGGCCGCTCTTGTAGGCCACCCAGCCGGTCAGGATCTCGGAACGGCGGATGGCGTCGAGGTGGTAGGTGATGTTGGTCTGGCTCTGCTGCAGCCGCGGCGCGACGATGCCCTCTTCCTGAAACGGCGTAGTGGCGAGGAATTCCAGCGCGTACATCTCTTTGACGGCCGTCTTGCCCGTCCGCCGGCAGCTGAAGTCCACCGTATTGGGGTTGGCGTCCATCTCCAGCATTTTCAGCACCTGCATGGGGTCCAGGTCCACGTTGTGAACGTGCTTGGCCCATAGCGCATGGGGCCGAATGCCGGTGGCCGGGTCCGGCCGGGCGTAGCGCATCACCTCGGTTTCTGCGCGGTGCTGGATCTTGATGCGCTGGGCGGCGCCGATGCGCTCGCCGCTCACTGCTCGCCCCCGTTCTGCTGCTGGTATTCGATCAGCACCGGGTCGCGCTGCTTGCGGGCGTTGGCGCGGTCGGCCAAGGCTTTGAGGGCGGCCATGGACTCGGCCTGCTTGGCGGCGTAGTCCTCCAAGGACAGCGTGCGCGGGCCGTCGCCGGCCGGCGCCAGGCGGCCCATCTGCTGTTCTTCTTGCTCGATCGCCTTCGGCGTCATGCCCATGTCGGACAGCGCCAGGTTGTTGCGGGACAGAAATTCCTGCAGCGGCTTGAGCAGCGGGTGCGCCTTCGTCTCCATGATGATGCGCTTCTCGCCGGTCTCGAAATCAGCGTACTCGCCGATCACGATGTCGCCCTCGCGCGTCACCGCCCAAGCCGGATGCTCGAGCTTCACGCCGTCGGCGATGATGGTCTGCAGGATCTGCTGGATGATGGCGGTGATGCTGGCCTGGATGGACGAATAGATGGGCGTCAGGTGCTTGGGGTTGCGCTGTTCGAAGGCGGCATGGTGGACCATGAAGAGCTGGGTCTGCTTGATGCAGGCCGGCTGTTTGGCGCAGTAGCCGGGGTCTACGTCGCAGCTGCTGCAGGCGGGATATTTGCCTGGCCGGGCCGGGAAGTACTGTGCCGTCTCCGCCGTCATGCCATGCTTCAGGGCGTTGAAGCGGGTGCGCAGCGCCTCCTCCGGCGTAGGGTGGCCTTCCAGGTTCTTGGCGCTGGCGGCTTTGCCAGCCGCCGTGCGCGGCCCGGTGGCGCTCGCCCAGGCCTTCACCAGCGATTTGTGGAACGGCGCCTGCGCCGCCTCCTCGCCGCAGCGGGTACAGTCCGCGAAATAGGCGAAGGGGTGGTGTTCGAGCTCGGGGGCATCCTCAACCCGCCCCGGCGCGGCGTCAAACGTGTTCGCGCACGCCGTGCAGCGGAAGGTAAGTGATTCGAGCTGTTTGGAAAGGTCGCGCTTGGCCATGCTGGTATTTCACAGCATGGCCGGGGGTGGGATAAGGGGGGGATTTGGTTTAAGAAGAAGGGATAACGACAGAACATCCTGTTCATGGTTTGGTCTTTACCAAACTCATCAGCGCAGACAAGAGTTCCTTTTCATTTTGCTGAGACTGACGAAGCCGCTCAATATCTTGAGTGGTTTCACCTTTTTTCAAAATACCATTTCGCTCTGTAAGAGATAGTGAGATTAATATCTTTGCAGTCGAGGTTTTATCCTTCAACTCTACCGCCTTATTGAGCGCAATAAATTTTGCCTCAAGATTCGTCAATTCATTCTGATAATATTTAATATCTTGCAGACCAGCACTGTAAAGCTTCAAAAAGAAAAATGAAAAAATCTCAATAAAAACACTCAACATAACACGAGGAGCATAGTGGGCAAGTACCTCTGCCATTGTTGAAGATCCACCATTATCCCAAAGAACCACATACACCAAAAGCCCAACTGCAACAGCACTTGTACCCACCCCAATCATTAGGTTTAAATTTCCTCTTCGACTTAACGACGAAATCTCATCTTTTATCCTCACCTGAATGGAGTAAAAACTTTCCTCAACGCTCCAATTAAAAACATCGTCTGAATCGGCAGGTGGAGTTGGCGCATCAATCCGCTCAATCAATGCATCATCGACAAAATCTTTGTTTTCTTTTTTGTGAAACGGATTCACTCCCATAAGATATTGATACACAAATAACAACACAAATAAAAAACCAGAAGCAATCCCCAGAAATGCAATCCAATCACTTTTAAACTTAATCGAAGTCAAACTCAGATAAGCAAGTGACAACGCCGAAACCGATAAAAAAACAAAGAGATAAGCAACTGCACTCCGCCTTCTTTTCTCATACTCAGCAGCAGCAACCTCTGCCTTCCTGTACTCCATCTCCTTACGTATTCCTTTTATAGACTCATCATGAATATCACCCAGCGCCACGGATCTCTTCAATGATTCTGGCATTCCATCTTGCCCCATACTCCCCTCCTATAATAATTAACACTTGCCGAAATTAAATATTTTCACTTTGCACATAAAACCCATCAGATGTGAATTTCAATAATTTCCTTCACTCGCTTCGTCTCTAAAACAACATCTAACGCCTCAGACAGCCTAATGCGAACGGCATTGAATGATAACCCTTGACCTGCTAGCTGTCGAATATAAGTATCGCGCTGATAATGTTCATAACTACGATAACGACGCAGCGTCAGCTCCAACCCTCCCTTGGGATGCCGCCACTGTTCCTCAGCATCTAAAATGCGCCACATAGCCAGAAAGGCATCCATTCCGATCTCCGCCGCCACCTTCTGCCAACAGTGGTGCATGCCCATCGCGCGCAGCTCATCCAGCCGCGGATCCCGCGCGCGATTTTTTTTGGCTCCATCGTGAAGTTCGGGCGGATTGCAGACATCCAGGTACCCGCCCCCCCTGGCCGGACCGGCCGTGAGCCCTTGCCTACCCCCCACCCCATAAACAGTCCTACTCGCAACAGAGTCAGACTGTGCAATTCCTGTGGTTTGACTTCGCTTTTCCATATCGCCGCACCCTCCAGACACCCCGTGTTGCCGTCCAGCCACTTCGCTTTTTGTTAGAAGGCGAAGTGGCAGCCCCTGGACAGCAACAACGCTTTGATTTCGATTTAGCCCGTTTTGAAGCCTACTTTGAGAATCTGCTGCAACCCTCTCGGCACGGCACTCTCACCTCACAGCCAGTTACCGCCACGGTGACTTGTAAGAAACAAAGCCACCTCAACGCGCGCCCGTTGGTTTGCGCGTCATCTCCCCCAGCAGCTGGCTAACCGGAGTGGAGACCTTGCTCAACGGATTCGCTTTGTCCACGCTGCCCGTCAGCTTACGGATTGCCAGGTGGGTGTAGATGCTGGTGGACTTCGGGTCCGCGTGCCCCATCAGCTGCTGACGCTCCAGGACGTCCACCGCCTCCTCCGCTAACTCGGTGCCGTAGAGGTGGCGCAGGGCATGAGGGTGCAGCTGCGCCGCGGGAATCCCCGCCGCCATGCCATGGCGCCGCAACATGGCAAATGCCCCCCGCGTGGAAAAGCGGCGGCGCTCGCCGTAGTACTCATGCGCCGGGCAGCGTCGGTTCCGGGTAGTCACGAACAGCACCTGGTCGCCATCCTCGGTGCCGCGATCGATCTCGGCCAGGCCAGGGTGCTCCAGGTACACGCGCAGCAGCAGATCCGCCTCCCGCGGGACTGGAATCAGGCGTTCCTTGTCGCCCTTCTCGATCGGCCGGATCGCCATCCGGGTTTCACCGTCGATGGTCTGCGTGGTCAGGTGCCCCTCATTCAGCCGAACCAGGCCGCTGATACGGACGCCGCAGCCGATCAGCACCGCCAGCATGGCCGCATCGCGCACGCCCTCAAAACGGTTGAAATCCGGGGCCCACATCAACCGTTCCGCGTTGCTCAACTCCATGGCGGTGGGCAACTTGCGCGGCTTGCGCGGATACGGGATCGAGGCGGCCGGGTCTCGCGGGATCGCCTTGCGCACAGACCAGAGATATCGATACAGCTCGCGGATGCAGGCAACGTATGGCGTGCGGCTCACCGGCGCCAGGTGCAGCGCCTTGTGCAGGTATGGACCCGTGAAGGCCAGCAGCTGGTCCCCGTCTATGATCAGCGGATCTCGCCCATCCAGCCAGTCCTCAAACCTCTGCAGGATGTCGCGGTATGCCCGAATGGACCGATCCGCAAGTCCCTTGTTATCAGCTTTGAAGAGGAGAAACTCTTCCATCAGTCGATTCATCACGGCTCCAAAAAAGGGACCCACTAGCAAAATAACCTGTGGAATTGTGGATTGCCGCCGAAACCCGGCTAAAACCCTGCCCAATCAACATTTTACCATTCCACAAAATCCACCAAAACAGGGTTTTCTGGGTTTTGAAACTGTGGGTCAAAAAATAGGCAGCACTCCGAAACCGTGGATTGCCCTCACCTCCTTTTTTCTCCGCTTTCTTTCTCTTTCTCTTTGATTTTTTAAAAGAAAAAAGAAAGAAAACCAAGGGGCGACTGAAATCGCGCTGTGGAGAAATCGGCAATTCCGTGGAATAGAAAATGAAACCGTGGATTAAAAAACGAAACCGTGGGCATGCTTTTCAGCAAAATCAATGACTTGCAACGGACCAGCGTTCAAATCCACGGGATTTTCTTGATTGCATGCCATGGGTTTTGCTTGAGCAAGCCAGCCGGCCTGTCCGTCGCCTTCTGGAGCTGGCAGACGGTTAGGCAGACGGTAATTGATGCAGTAGCAAAGGGGCAGAAACGGCAGAAAGGGATTGTGAAAAGCGAAGTCATAGAGCCGGGAAATCATTTCCGCATCGGGAAATACGATGCAGCTGTGACAATGGTTACAGAGGGCCATAAAATGTGACATGCGGAAATGAATACTTGATAATTCATTGATATCATTGATTTGTCGCGTAGACTTGAAAACCGTCGTGGGTGCGAGCCCACCGTGAGTTCGAATCTCACCGCTTCCGCCAAATTCTAAGCCGTCCATACCCGTGCAAATCAGCGTATAACGCTTATCTGGCAAGGGCTTGGGCGGCTTTTCATTTTCTCGCCTTGCGCTGCTTTGCGCCGCTTTACGTGGTTCCTAGCGCCCCAAATGCGCCCCAAGTTTTCAACCCGCCCATGGCGGGTTTTTTCATGCCTGGAGAAAACGTGAAAACCATCGCCACATTCTCGCAAAAAGGCGGCTCGGGTAAGTCTACCCTGGCCGTTCACCTGGGCGTCGCCGCGGAAGAGGACAGCTGCAAAGTCATCATCTTGGACCGCGACGATGCACAGGCCTCAAGTTCGCGCTGGGCCGCGTGCCGCGCAGCTGCAGCTCCCATCGTCCTCAAGACACCTCCGTCGAAGCTCCAGGGCGCACTCGATGCCGCCAGGACCAAGGCCTTCGGCCTGGCCATCATCGACGGGCCTCCGCACTCCTCGCCGGATGCCGCTGCAATCGCGCGGATCGCCGACATCATCCTGATTCCCGTCCGGCCGACGGCATTCGACCTGGCCGCGGTCGGCAATGCAGTGAAGATTGTCACCGCCGCGGGCAAGCAGCCGCTGTTCGTGCTGTCCGCCTGCCCTTCTCGCGTGCCGGAGGTAGCCGACGCACGCCAGGCACTGGCCGACTTTGGTGACGTGGCGCCGGTGGAGATCGGCGAACGCATTGCATTTTCACGCGCCATCGCCACCGGCCGATCGGTGACGGAGTTCGACTCTCGCGGCAAGGCTGCGGCCGAGATTCGTGCGTTGTGGCAGTGGATCAAGGAGAGGGCGAAATGAGTAAGACCAGCCTGAAGGATTTCTTGGGCGCCGGCGAGGCGGAGCTGCCCGCCAAGGAAGGGAAGCCGCTGCCGGAATACGTGTCGATCAAGGTGAAGGTCCACCCCGACGACCATCGCCGGCTCTCGGACCTAGCCAAGGCGGAACGGCCGTCCAGCCTGCAAGACCTTGGCGTGGAAGGCTTCAATCGCGTGCTTGCAGAGCGCGGTCTGCCGCCGCTGCGCCCCTACAAAGATGGGTAAATGCCCATTTGGGCAGTTGCCCACTTGCTCACCTGCTCATTTACCCATTTGCGCACATGCGCAATTGCCCACGGAATTGGAGAGTTAAATGATCGACATCGACGCCATCATCGATGGCATGGGCTGGTCGCTGGATGCCAGCGAGCGTGCAGATATGCGCCGGCTGTATCAGGCCATGCTCGCTGCCGCGCCGTCGCCCAATTGACACACAATCCGCGCATCATCCGCTGTAAATTTGCGTAATTAACGCACCCTTGCCATGCTGATTGCAAATCTAGGAGCAATCCGCCATGCGCCTCTACCTATCCCCCGACCGCTACTACGCTATCGCCATCCAGCTGGATCTGTTCGACAGGCCGGTGATCGTGCGCGCCTGGGGCGGCCGCGGGAGCAGGCGCGGAGGCATGGCAACGGAACCATTCAGCACGGCGCGACTCAAGGACATTGACCGTCGCCGGCGACGGCATGGCTACCAACTACACAGGCCCAACTGATGAAACTCTCCGCCCTGCTCCTCGTCGGCGCTCTTGCAGCGCCGTTTTCTATTGCTGCGCCGCTGCCGGCCGGCGCCGACTATGAGGTCGGGTTCTCGCCCAATGCCGGCGGCCTAGTACTGGTCTTGCAGGGCATCGACGGCGCGAAGTCGTCGATTCTGGTCGCGGCCTACTCATTCACCAGCAAGCCCATTGCCGAGTCGCTGCTGAATGCCCACAAGCGCGGCGTGAAGGTGCAAGTCGTCGCCGACGAAAAGAGCAACCGCAAGGGTTATAGCGCCGCACAGTTCCTGGCCAATCAAGGCGTGCCGGTCCGGCTCAATGGCAACTATGCCATCTTCCACCACAAATTCATGGTGATCGACGGCCAGAACGTCGAGACCGGCTCGTTCAACTACAGCGCGGCGGCTGCCAATCGAAATGCCGAGAATGTGCTCCTGCTGCGCAACGTGAAGCCGCTGGCGAACAAGTACGCGGCTGAGTGGACAAGACTGTGGGACGAGGCCACCCCCTTGCCGAAGGCATACTGAAATCCGTTTTGATATTCCCTCACCTGTGGTGTAATTTGAATTTGTACGAATTCATAATTTCACCACAATGGCCTCCATCCCCCACTTGATCCCGCAACCCGGCGGCCAGCCGGTGTCGCTCGTTCTGGCCCCGGTTCGTGCCGGGTTTCCGTCACCAGCTGACGACTACCTCGACGACAGCATCAACCTGCATGAGTACCTGGTGGAGGATCCGCCGGCGACGTTCATCGTCCGTGTGCGCGGTGACTCCATGATCGGCGCCGGCATCGACAACGGCGACCTGCTAGTGGTGGACAAAGGGCTGACCGCAAACCATGGGGACATAGTGATCGCCGTGCTAGACGGCGAGTTCACCGTCAAGCGTCTGCACCGCATACGCGGTCACTGCGCGCTGATCGCCGAGAACCCGGCCTACCCTCCTATCCGGCTGGCCGATGGTCAAGAACTGGAGGTCTGGGGCGTGGTGCGCGGCTGCGTGAAACGGTTCCGCTGATGTTCGCCCTGGTCGACGGCAACAGCTTCTATGCGTCCTGCGAGCGGGTATTCCGGCCCGATCTCGCCGGCAGGCCCATCGTGGTGCTGAGTAATAACGACGGATGCGTCGTCGCCGCCAGCGCCGAGGCCAAGGCCTTGGGCCTGAAAATGTTCGGCCCCTTCTTCGAAATCGCCGGGCTCTGCCGGCGGCACAAGGTGGCGGTGTTCTCAAGCAATTACGCGCTTTACGGCGACATGAGCCACCGCATGATGCGCGTACTGTCCGAGTTCGCGGTGGACCAAGAGGTCTATTCCATCGATGAATCCTTCCTGGAGATGGAGGGCATGCCCGATCTGGACAGCCACGGCCACCGCATCCGGCAAGCCGTTCTACAACGGGTAGGAATCCCAACATGTGTCGGGTTTGGCACATCGAAGACTCTTGCCAAGCTGGCCAACCGCGTAGCGAAGAAGCGCAGCGAATGGGGTGGCGTGTTCGCATGGGACTGGCTGACCGCGGCCGAGGCCGACGCTCTGATGGGGCGAATTCCCGTCGGGGATGTGTGGGGCATCGGCGGCCGACTAACCGAAAAGCTGGGCGCGATGGGCATCACCACCGCGCTGCAGCTCAAACGCATCGACCCGCGCCGGATCAAGCGTGCTTTTTCGGTCGTGGTGGAGCGCACAGTGCAGGAGCTGAACGGGGTATCCTGCCTGGCCCTGGAAGACGTGGCGCCGGCGAAACAGCAAATCATCGCGAGCAGATCATTCAGCGAAAAAGTCACCGACCTGGCCACCCTCGCCGCATCCGTCGCCCACCACGCCGCGCGCGGCGCCGAGAAGCTGCGCCAGCAGCGCAGCGCGGCCAAGTTGGTAGCGGTCCAAATTATGACCAGCCCGTTTTCCGATGAACCGCAATACCGACCCTATATCGTGGTGCCGCTTGTTCAGCCCAGCAACGACACGCTGCTGATCACCCGCGCGGCGTTGGCAGGCTTACGCCACGTTTACCGGCCAGGCTTCCGCTATCACAAGGCAGGCATCATGCTGCTTGAGATCGGCGACCAGGCCATACAGCAATCGGACCTGTTCGCTGCGCCGCCTGATCCGCGCCGCGCGCGGCTGATGGCTGCGATGGACAAGATCAATCGGAACTGGGGACGTGGCACGCTGCGTACCGCCGCCGAGCAACTGACCGAGGGATGGCACATGCGGCAGGATCTGCGCTCGCCGTGCTACTCGACGCGGATTGACCAGCTATTGAGCGTCGGCTGATTTTGCCAGCGCCGGAGCCGCTTGCATCAGCTCGGCCGTGAACGGTGCCAGCATCGCCCTGGCCAGCTCCGGCTCGCGGCACGCCAGCCAGTCGCCGTAACGCTCGCGCGGCAGGATCACCAGCGAGCGTTTTTCATCGCCCAGCTTGTGCATGCGCTTCATCAGCGGGTGCTCGTCGGCGTTGATTGTGATCTGCGTGAACGCATGCGAGACGCCCCCCTCCGGCTCTTGCCACTCCCGCCACATGCCGGCGACGGCGAAGGGCTCGCCATCGGCCCGGCCGATCCTTGTTCGCACTGCTTTGCCAGTCTCGTAGCAGGGCTCGAAAAATGCCTGCATCGGTACCAGGCACAACTGACATTTGCGCCACGTGGCCTTGTACGTGGGTTTCTCACCAATCGTCTCAGCGCGTGCGTTCATGGTCGTAATGCGCACGCCAGGCGGCTGATGGCGCTTTGGCACGAAACCATAGGTCGCCAGCCTCAGGCCGTCGCGAGTGATGATCGGCGCAGCGTAGTCCTGCCAGCAATCAGGCTTCCAAAGGCCGTCTTCGACCTCATAACCAAAGTGCAGGCGAATCTGCTGCGCCGAGGGTGGTGTGAAGTTGACGCACATGCATACAGCATAGCAAAATCGCCAAACTATATTTAAAGATTGAAGAAATGCTGAAAAGGCTTGCGGTGGTAGTTTGGTGGATAGGACTTTTCACACTTGCGATTGCTGCTTTTGCACAGCTTGGTATCGCATATGATGCATATGAGTGCAGACGCACGCACTCTGCACAGCTGGAAGCTGCCAAACATGAATACGAAAAATTAAAACGGCTCCCCACCCTGCCTCACAAGAGTCCATCTTCGTCCAATCCGCTCATGAATGACCCTGCACTAGACAAGAGTCTACAAGAATTCTCAGCAATGGTTGCCATGCAAAAGGAAGAGCAGGGGCTGAATGCCTGTATTCACGACCACCTTGGATTTTCATTAGGGGCAGTGATATTTGCCATTATTGTGGCAGCCTGTTTCTGGAGCATAAGTTTTGTGTTGGGCGGATTTTTCCTCCGCCCACCTAGAACTCCGCAATAGAATGCTTGTTACGGTTGCCGATCGGACTGAATCAACGCCTGACAGGCAGCGAGCTGCCTGGCGACGTCATCGGCTTCGCCGGCGAGCCGTAGAGCATCTTCTCCATGCGCGGCAAGAAAGTCGCCTCCCGCGGCACCATCACGCTGGCCGGCGCCGGCGGCAACTGCGGGCAGATCGCCGCGCTCGGCGGCAGGTTGCTGCTGGCGCAGCCGGAGAGCAGCAGCATGGCGAGCCAGAGCGGCTTGCAGTTCGAGTTGTCCATTTTCCAATTCCTTTTCGTAGGCGAGCGCCGTGGCCGCATCATCTGCTGCCGCCTGGTGCTCGCGCGCCCGGGCTGCCTGAGTGGCAGCTACCTGCTGCTGGGCCTGGCTGGCGCGCGCCACTGCGACGTCACGCTGGGCGATCACGGCCCGCATCTCCCAGCCCAGAAATGCCAAGGCCGCCAGAGCGGCGGCCAGTCCAATTTCCCTCCACGGCATCATCATCATCCACCTCCTTTTGCCTTAGCCAGTACAACAATGCCGGCCCAGATCGCTCCCAGCAGACCGATCACAATGCCACCGGCCAGTGCCCGCAGCACGGCATCCGCCACCCCATCCACCCGCTTGGCCAGCTTCACCGCCTCACTCACTCCAGATTCATCGAGTGCTTGGCGAGCGCCAGCCTTCGCTGCAGCCTCCAGCAGTGCCCGGAACTCTTCTCGCGGCAGCACGACTTCATCACCCATTTCATTCTCCAAAATAGGCCCGATACTTCGGGCGCCGAACGACCATCACGTTGCGGACATGCGTATTGGTGATATCGGCGAAGGACTGCCCATAACCGGCCTGCTTGCGCCGGGACTGGCCGCTGGCCTTGTCCAGCCCGCCGAACCAACGCGCCGGATCGCAACCCGCCATATTGGCGCACAAGCGGCGTCGTTGCAGCACCGAGCCGAAGCCGGAATTGTAGGCCGCGTCCATCATCGCCAGCCTGTCCTCTCCCTCGGCCCAGCGGATCAACCGGTAGTTGTCCCGGTTCTTCAGCACCATCGCCGTCAGCTGGCAGTGCGGATCAAAGGCGTTCACCCAGCCCCAGCCCCGCAGCTCTGGATGGCGCGCCGCCATCTCCTGGATCGCGTCGAAGCGCACGCTGCCGTCCGCCCGATACGCCTTGGTGAACTGGCCGAGCCCGGCGCCGTACTCGCGGGAAGTCTTCAGGACCGCCCACTCGCGCCATCCGCTCTCCTGCTCCACCTGGGCCGCCAGCACGGAACGCGACGGCATGTCAGGCCAATGCTGTGTCGCGGCGGCATTCAACAGCGGCAGCAAGGCCAACGCGCCGGCGCTCAGCCCCGCAGCCACAGCACACCGCCGATCACCACGGCCGCCATGAACAGCCGGTCGGCCAGCACCACCAGCGCGGCGCCGGTAGGAGCATGCAGGGCGATGTCAGCAGCCTCAGACACGTCGACATGGAACAACGCCTTGCGCAGCAGCAGCGCCACGCCCACCAGCACCGGCAGGGCCAAGCCGAGTTGAAGCCAGGTGACGGCGACGACGCGGTCAATCCAGAGCAGCGCCAGCGCCGCCGGCAGGATGAGGGCGTAGATTCGATAGTCGTGTAGTTTTTTCAGCATGATTGCTCCCAAATGAATCAGGGCCGGTTTTGCCGGCCCTGGTGGATTGCTCTTGCGTTGTTGATCAGCACCGCGGTGTAAATCACCGCAAGGATGGCGTATGCCGGCCATGGCGGCCGCAGCCACCAGCACGCGGCCAGCAGCGCCAACTTGGTCAGCAGCAGCGCTGCCTGGACGCCGACCCGGCGCATGATGCGCGCCAGCCAGCCGTTGGCCTCGCGTCCGATCCCGGTGCGCAGCGCGTACCAGGTGCTGGCAATGTCCAGTAGTTGCTGGATGGCCACGATGAACATCAGCAGGCGCATCACAACGCACTCACCGTCGTGGCATTCGCGAGTTGTGCGCGCAGATCCGCGATTTCCGCGTCGCGCGCCTTCAGTTGCTGCTGCAGCGCCTCAACCTCGGCCAGCGCGTTGAGGTTGAGCGCGGCGGCGATGTCGCCCAGCGGCTCGCCGGCGGCGCCGGCCACCAGCGCCACTGGCTGGGCCATGCCGGTTTCCGCTCTGGACTCACCGGTCAATGCGTTTTTGGCCTCGGCGGCGTAGATCACATGCGCGCCGGCGATGCCGGCCGCCGTGCCGCGCACCAGGAATTCATACAAATAGGGTTCGCTCATATAGCCCTCAGAGGTCTGTCATGGTTGGAATTCGCCATTTCTGGCCGTTGCTGAAAACGTGCGTTGGCCCATTCGGACCGTCCGTGATGTATGCGATGCCGGATGGCGACGAGTTGGCGGCCGGCAGCGTCGCCCGGGTGAAATACCCGACATTGACAACCCCCGCCGTCACCATGTTGCCGTTTCGGGTATCGACGAACCACCGCCATGGCGCCGCGCTCCACCCGCCAACGCCAAAAATCCCGTCGTTTCGCAGCGCGAGCTTTGTGCCGTAGACGCCCGTACATTCAAACGAGATGGCTGCCACGCTCGAGTCACCCGTGCCGCCTGCATTTCGCACCCGCAGCGCGGCCGAACTATCACCGCCCACCATCACGCAGTTCACCGCTGCCGACAGCGGCCGGCCGTCTGCATCCGTCGCCGCAGGGGTGATGTTGCCGGAGTGCCAGACGCGATACTCATTACCAGACGCCTCCATCAGCATCAGGGTGTCGGCGCCATAGCCCTTATGCACTAACGCCACTCCGCTCTTGCCAGGGCGATGCAGGCCCAGGGACGGATAGTCGGTTCCTGTTGCCCCGGCAGAACTCAATGTCAGCGTGCCGCCGCTGTATGCGTTTGAATCGTATGTTGTAGGTGTGGTTTTCCGGATACTGGCGGTGTAGGGGCTATCAAGAGCAATCGCGACGACGCCGTAGCCGGTCAGCGTCGTCGCCTTGTCGGCTTTGCCGCCGAGGGCGCCGGAAATGGCCCGCCACGATGGCACCTGCCGCGTGCTGCCGTCCTCCGCGACGATCGTCGCCGTGTCCGAGTTCTGGTCGAACACGCTCCAGTAGCTGCGCGCGGCGACATACCACGCCTGCTGCATTTTCCCCAGCCCCGCGGCGAGACCTGCCCAATCATCCGCCATTTTCTGCCCCCTCCAAAGAATCAGCCCCGCCGGTTTGATCCTGGCGGGGCTTCGGGAAATTTGTTTTTACGGCCCGGATTCTGTCCAGCATCTGCCGCATCTCGTCGTTGAGCAGCTCCGGCGGCAGGCTGGCAACCCAGCGCCACAGCACGTCCCATTGGTCGCCCAGGGGCGGGTACTGCGATTTGCGTGCGGCGCGGTGATCGCCGTGGTGATGGATCTGCATCATGTCGTCACCTCGAACACCGCGGACTGCATCGGCCATGCCTCAATCTGGATGTGATGCCGCCCGGGCAGCGAGAACGACAGCTCGCACTCGCCGTCGTCGCAGCCATACGACGTGCCGTCCAGAACCAGCAAGCACGGCGCCGGCAGATCGCGCAGCACCATGCCGTCCAGCCGGGCCGGGTTCAGCGGCCGCACCTCGATCACCCCGTCGCTGCGGATATACTGCGTCAGCGGGTCAGCCTCGCCCTGCAACAGTAGTTTGCCGCTGGCGAACTCCACCTCGACGTTTTCGAGCGAGGCGACGCCCGTCTGCAGAATACGGCCGGTTTCCTCCTCATACTCAATGATGCTGATTTTCTCCATGTCCCCTATCTCCTGTACAACACCGCGCCGTAGCGGATCTGGCCATTTGCGCTGTAACCGCCGATGCTCTCAACTCCGACGGCAACAGTCTCGCCAGCCGATACATCCAGTACCAGGACCCCGCTACCATTGCTGATCCCCACTGCGCGGCCACGGGCTCGCAGCGTGATGCTGGGAAACGGCGCATCGCCGAACACTAGCAGGGTGCCTCTGTCTGAGCAGTAGAATGGGAAATTGAAATTCCAACCTGCTGCCTGCCAGCCGCTCAGTGTCACGGTCCTCGTATCGTTTTTACTGACTGCCTCGCCTCGGATCTGAACGGTGTCGACCATCAGATTACGGATGTATGTCGCGTCTACGCCGTTGGCGTCGACCACGACATTGCCGTTCTGCGTGATCCGCAGGCTCTCGGTATCGATCTGGCCGACGCTCAACTTCCCTTTGATGTACGCCGCACCGATCCCCGTCATGTCGACCACGACATTTCCGGCCGCGTCCCTGATCGTCAGTCCCCGGGTGTTGATCTGCGCGGCGTCGATTGAGCCGTCGACAATGACCCGGCGGCCGATGATTGAGCCGTCGGAGATCATGTCGCCGGCAATCGCCAGCGCCGGGCGCCCGTTGATGCTGGCGACGATGAACACCTGGCGCGAGCCATTGCCGTCTGGCTGCGACACAACAAACCGGTCAGCCAGAAAATCCACCGCGCTGCCGTTTTGATCGGTCCTCAAACCTATGCCGGCAATTTTTCCGGAGGCGTTCAGCTTGATGATCTTCTCAGCCATCACGCCGTCCACCGTCCGGCCGACCTCCTGCAGGGAGGCCGTGTGGTTGCCGACCGTGGTCTGCATCGTCACAACCTGGTCTGTCAGCGCCGAGTCCGCCGCAACGCGGGCTTTGGACTCCTCGATGATGCCGGCGGCGTTGTCTTTTACTTTGGCGGCCAGCAGCGCCCTCTCGTTGGCCTCCTGCGAAATGGCATCACCCAACGTCGATAGTTGCCGCTTGGCGAAAGCGTAGTGGTTGCCCTGTGTGCCGCGGATCTCGTCCGCTGTCAGCATCTGCTGCATCTGCGCCTGGATCAGCGAGTTCACGCTGCCCTGGACGCCAACAGCTTGCTCGATCGGCGTCCGTAGCGACTCTTGAAGCTGCGCAGACGTGAGGCTGTCCTTGAGCTGGTCAAGCAGCGCCCCGGGATCTTTGACCGTTTGCGCCTGGGCTTGAGCAAAAGCGCTGACATTCCCCCAGGTGTCGTACACGCGCAGCCAGAAGTAATAAGTCACCCCAAGCTGAAGGCCCTGCCAGCTGAACGTAGAGGTCGGAAAAGCCAAGTCGGCCAACTTGACCGGGCTGGCATCTCCAGAGGTTGTGCTGTAGAAAAGCTCAGCCCTCGCGATGTCTGGCCGCCCCGCGGGATACGTCCACGCCAGGTCGATCTTCATCGCCCCGCCCACCGCCGTCAGCGTCGGCGCCGGCGGCGGCGTCACCTGCCCTTGCGTCTGCTGGTTGCCGGCAACAGGGATGCTGACGACGCCGGTTACCGATACCGTCGACACCCGGACATCGTAACTGCCGGGCACCACATCCGTGATTTCGGCGTGGTTGCTGACCTGATCCGGGAGCACTACCCAGTTTCCGCCATTCTGCCGATAGGTCACCCGATATCCACGTAGGTAAGGGTGCACAACCGCCGGCCAGTCCACCAACAGCTTCACCTTTCGGCTACCGTCTGGCGCCAGACTGGGCTGCTCCTGCAGCTGGACAGCCAGGACTGGCGGCATCGCGCCAGGGTCGGGCAGATTGCTGGTTGGCGCCGGGTCGAAGCGAAGACCAGTCTCGATGGCAGTCCATTTGTTCGCGTCGTACTGCAGGCCCGAGATTTCGAACTCTCCGTTGTCCACCGACTTGATGGAAACGCAGGTCCATAGGTCTGGCTGCAGGTTGGTCGCGATCAACACCCAGGTGGCGCCGGCGACTGGCTGGGCCGGATACTGCGAAACGATGGTCAGGGTATCGGTCGTGCCGGGCGATGCGACAACACCACGGCGAACTGGCACGCCATCGGGGCCGGACACCTCAAGCGTGTAAGTCACGCCTGATTGAAGCGTTACCGGCGCATCCAATTTGACCACCGTGCCAACGACCGACACCACCCGACCGCCCATCCGCGCGCCGGCCACATGGAAGTCGGACGTCGCGAACAGATCGCCCGGCTGCAAATCCGCGCAATAGGCCGCAGCCTTGAAAGCCACCATTTCGGTACTGCGCTGCGCAGTCTCCAAGATGTACCGGCCGCAGCGTCGCGCCTGGCCGCGCGTAACAGCCCCCATCGCCACCGCGGAGGTCTGCTGCAGCCCATAGGTCAGCAGCCCTTGGCCGTGTTCAGCGTACTCCACCGCGCGCCGGTAGCGGTCGCTAGGATCCGTCCAGGCCACCGCCGCCGCGGTGAAGCGCCCATTCTTCGGCGTGGACGAATAGGTGAATTTGCCGTCGATAACATTGGTGGCGTTGAAGTGCTTGACCGGCTGCTTGCCAGGCATATCTGCGACGATCCGAATGCCTCCGGCCGACCAGTATGCCTGGCCGCAGAAGCTGCTCACGATGTCGGACACGACCTTCCAAGCATCCTGCGTGTCCTGCTGAAAATTGTGGAACTGGAACCGCGGCTCGAACCCGCCGTACCCATCGGGGACAGACTGGTCGCACCACTGGGCTATCGCATACATCCCCCACCGGTCCATGTTGGCGGCGGGAATGTTGATGCCGAAGCGATTGTCCGTGCAGTAGGTCCAAAGATACCAGACGGGATTGCTGGTCACCGCCGGCTTGAAGTTGCCATCCCACGGTCCGGTGTACGTGCGCGCGACCGGGTCGTAATTGCTGGGTACTTGGCACTTCAGCTGCTGCCACAGCACCGACACTGTGGGCATCCGGCTGAACTGCCGCGCGTCGAACTTCAGCGCTAGCACCGACAGGTTCGGGTAGCGCAGCTGCGCGTCGATGATGCTGGTGAAGGATGTGAAGACGGTCTGATTGGCAAGGTACTGCGTCGTGCTGTCGGGCGTGATCCGGCGAACGCGAACCAACCACGGGCCAGCGCCGGTCAGCGGCAGCCGAGTGCTGCGCTGATAGTTGGCCGTGGTCTTGTCGGAAATGGTGACAATGGCCGCCTGGGCAAATTTGCCATTTGTCGGCGCCAGATCGATGGCGTACTGCACCGACGCGCCGCCGGTGTCACCGGTCTTAGAATCGGTGGAGCGCAGGCCGGCGGGCAGCGAGACCGTCACCCGGATGGCGGTGGCGTTCACATCCGCCACAGTTTGTGTGATCGGATTCGTCGACTTCACCTCCAGGCCCACGCCGATCTCGGTTTCGACAGCCGGGAACCCCGGAATCGCTGGCTGCGTTTGGGTGCCTGTGCGATACGAAACCTGCATGTTCTGGAAGTTAAACGAACCGTCAGGATTCTGGATCGGCGTGTCGTCCAGGTAAATGCTTTTCAGCGGATTGGCCGGGTCGGCTGGACCGCCGGTTTCTCCATGGCCCAGCAGCACCATCATGCGGCCGTAGCTGATCGACTGCGCGGTATCAGGCGACTCTACCGGGGTGTGCTGGCTGCCTCCGCCGCCGCCCTTGGCGCCAAAGATTGCATCGTCGGACATTCATGCTCCAAAAACAGAAGAGCCCGCGCGCAGCGGGCTATACAAGTACGGGTGAGTTGGTGGGCAGCGCCCCGGTGCCGATGTCCTCGACGCTGACGCCGGCAGAGATCACCGTGCCGGCAATCAGCATGGTGCCGGTGCCGATCGGGATCGGCAGACCCTGAGCGCTGGTCTGCTGGGCACCGTTGAACCAGTAGTTCGGCTTGCCGTCCTTGGCCTGCCAGTCTGGCTGCTTGGGGATGGGGGTGAGCAGCTGGATTGCCCCTCCGATCATCATGCTTGCACCAACGCCATAGCCAGCAGTCACTGCGGCAGCACTCCAACCAAGAGGGTTCCACCACGCCAGAGCGATAATGGCCGCACCTGCAACAATCCGAAGCCCAGCGCTGGCGCCCACCACTACCGGCATGATGAGGATGTCCCCCTTGCTCACCAGTACGATCTCGTCTTCCTCTACGTCGCGGCCGGCCACCGTGATGCGGTAGCCAACCGTCTCCGGATCGCTCTCGCGCAAGTGCTGGGCAAACCCTGGCCAATTGGCCTCCAGCATCCGTACGGCCTCGCCGACGCTGTCGACATAGGCGGCAAATTCCCTCACGAACTTCTCGCCCAGCTCTCCGCCGAGGCGGACGGTTCTTTTTTCACTCATGGCGTGGTCTCACAACGGTTACGGTGCAGCGACGCCACCAGCCGCCATAAATGCCGATCTGGCTTGGCTGGTTGTAGAGCTGGTGAAGGATCCGGCTGTCGCCGAGATAGACGGCAACGTGGTTGACCACGTTGGCCTCGCACATCATGAAGATCAGATCGCCGCGCTGGATTTCGTCTGTTACGACGTCCACCGGCGCCGAAGCCAACCAGGCGGCAAACGGATTCTCGCCATGTCGCCAGAAGTCCTCTCTGGCCTCGGCGCGGGGCAGCCTGATGCCGGTTTCGCACCGGTGCCAGTCCTGCGCCAGGCTGAAGCAGTCAAACATTCCCCAGCAGAATGGCCGGCCCTCGTAAGGCGCCTGCCAGCCGCCCGGATCGGTCAGCGTGTGCTCGCCGTTCGGCCAGCTGACGATGTGCCAGGGCAGTCCGGTCCGCTCGCACATCACACGATCCACAAGCGACGGCTCAGCAGTGTCGTCGGGGTGGCTGTGCCAGATGCCGACGACTCGGCCCAATTGCTCCGCGGCGGCGTAATCTACCGGGTCGAGCTCGAACTGCGAGCGGGGATCGCCGGCGATGTTCCTGCACGGGTAGACGCGCCCGGAGTCCAGCAGCACTCCGCAGGCCTCCTGCGGGTGCGCCAGCTCCGCCAGGTGAAGCATTTCGTTGATCATCAGGGTTCCAGGAACGAAGAAACCCGCCGAAGCGGGTTGTTGGTTGTATTGAGGTCGTTCAGCCGTAGCGACGCAGCCCCAGCAGCCCGGGGAAGTTGGTCTGGTTCCCACGGCACTGGCAGTCGCTATAGCGCTTGCCGCACGCATCCTTGTTGGTATCACTCGTCGGCTTGCCGTCGACGTCGAACATGGCCGCGCTGGCATAGCCGCACGCCGCGCTCCGATACTGTGTCTGAGCAGGGCAATAGACGCTGGCCATTGTGTTTGGAACCGTCTTGCCCTCCAGATCCAGCGCGCTCACCAGCTCAAACTGCAGAACCGTGCCGTCATCCTGGGTACGCCGGTTCACGAACCAGATTTCCTGCTGGTGGAACTCGGGCGAGCCCGCCAGCGCGCCGCCGTCCAGGAACTTGGCGTAGGTGACCATGCGCGTCACCCTCCAACCGGCCAGGCCTTTGAACTGACGCACCAGCTGGGTGAAGATGCCGTAGATCGGGCCATTGGCGCCCATCACCGCGTTCGCAATGGACAGTGTGGGCCGCGGCGCGCTGCCCTGGACGGACTTTTCGAATCCCTCGGCCTGGATTGCCCAGGGCTGATACTGCTGCCCCATGAAGCTGATCGGGTTGGTGCTGGCGTCTGTGCCGGCCGGCGTGAAGTACTGCGTCGGGTACTGCGTGCCTGGCGGCGGGGCCAATTGAAAAAGCTCCACCCTTGCATCAAGGGTGAAGCCTTGGACGTCTTGCTGGATTTGCATATTAAAACTCTAGGTTATTTACTAGCAGACGCTGCTGCCAGAGCAGGTGCAGATGCATCAGTCTTTTTTTTAGGATCGGCCCCATTGACTGGCTTATGGTTGTCAACTGGCAAATCAGCAACCTTCTGAAGGAGATCCGAATCAACTTTGGAAGAACCCATTGCGCAGTCTGCCGCCATCATTATTGATCCGAATACAATTTTCTTATTCGAGTCCGCACCGGCACTCTCGCTTTCTTTAAGAATGACCGAAACATCTTGCACATACGCCTGATTGACCGCACTCATTCTTTTGTAAGACAAAATGCTTGAAAAAGTTTTATCCATTGTGCCCTGTATACCATTTGCTGCTCCAGACATTCCAGCCCAACCTTTTGCAGCAGTCCCCTTTGCGACCACAGACAACACTGAGCCAGAAAGAACACCCACCGACCCGACTAAAAGCTTAGAGCCATCATCAAGCGCGCCGCCAGCTTCATAGTAATTCAAAACCTGTCGACAGAATGTAGTTGCCTTAATATAAGTGGAAATCGCATCTTCAGATGTGCAGAACTCAGAATTTTTCTTCAAACAAGGGAAATTGTTTTCATCTTGCCAAGGCCATTGCGCACGAAACGCAACACAGCCAGACTCCAAAACAAGAATAGCACTCAAAAAAGCCAATTTAGCCGCATCCATATCATCCACCTAACCGATTCACTTTTTCTATTTAGCTCCTTATTCCCAGGAATATTATTAGAGGTATTACTTACCAATCAAAATTCCAACATCATTTTCATCAACGTTTAATATCCCACTCCTCTTTAAATCTAATTTGCATCAAAAACTTGCTCGAAAATACAAATGAGACTAACTACGCCCATCACTGGATCCGTACGTTTCCAAGGCTTCTGGCAAACAACTTTGACCTTATTGCCATCCGCCCCCGTGAACCAGAACCAGGACACGCCGCGTTGTTTTGTCAGAAAAACATCAATCGCAGCAATTTCAACCGGTGACCGGTTGTTGAAAGCCAATGTGAATGTGTCGGCCAGATTGTTGATCCCGGCCGGCGCCCGCTGGCTGTAGCCATCACCAAACTTGGAAACCGTCACCGCTGGCGCGGTTTCGGTCTCCATGTTCACGGATGGCGTCCAAGTGAATGTATCCGCCACTATGCGTTCCTCGCGCCGTAAAGCATGCCGCCCTGCCGCAACTCTGCGGCGATGCCCTGTTTCACCATGGCCTTCATTGCCTCGGCCATGCCAGCCATCATCGCGCTGCCCTGGGCATCCCCTTGCGTCTGCTTGCCGCCGGCATCTTGATAAATCACCGTCTGGTTGATCACCACGTCGCCACCGCCTGCGCCTCCGGACGCTCGCACGCCCAGCCGACCATCAGCGCCGCGCGTCAGTGGCATTACTGCCTCCGGCCCGGCCTCGCCCAATACTCCCAGCCCTCCGGCATGCGCGAACCCGGTAGGCCTGTCGAACACGCCTCCATTTGCGAAGAACTGCACGCCGCGCGACCATGCCCCACCATCTGCCTGCGCGGTCCATGTCGGAGTGCCGACCTCCACCGGCGCCGCCGCCTGGGTCGGCACCATGCCGGAAATGAAGCCCACCGCCTGCGTTAACAGGCCGGCAGCAGCCTTCGCCACCATGATCTTCTCGATCTCCTGCAGGATCGCCGCGGCGAAGCTCTTCCAGCCAAGCTTGCCGGTCTCGAAGAATTGGGTGAGCGTGGACTCCATGCTGTGCGTCATGGAATTGAAGACTCCGCTGGCAGCGCGCGCATTGTTGTTGGCAATGTCCTGATACGATGCCCAGGCATCCGCCCAGCCAGTGGACCACCGCTGCTGAAGCTCAATCTCTTGCTGGATGGCCGGGATTTCCTGCTCCCGCCGGACTTTTGCCCCCTGGCGCAGTTGCTCAACGACTTGCGGGTATTGGGCGATAAACTCCTGGTCCGTCAGGTTGACCTTGCTGGCCGCGGTGGAGATGGCGGCCCGCAGATCCTGCTCGATCTTCAGCTGCGCAGCGTAGAGTTTGCGTGCCTGCGTCGATGCGCCGACCAGATCACGCTCTTGCTGCAACTGAGCCAGTTGCTGAGCGGTGGCACCGCGCCACTTGTTGCCAGCATCCAGCGCGGACTTGCTCGCCAGTTCCTGGTTGTGAGCGGCCAGCCGATCCTCCATGTACTTGCGCTGCAACGGGATCACCTGCTGGTACTCGGCAATCGCGTTCTTGATCTGGCCGTCGCTCATCTGCCCCAAGCGGAACTGCTGCGGCATGTTGAGCTGCGTGCGCAGCTCGGTGATCCGCTTCTCCGCAGCGGTCAGCTTCGCTAGCCGGCTATCGTCGCCGTCGGCCAGCATGCCGATCTGCGCCCTAGCCTCCGCCAGCATCGCCTGGGCGCGCGCCATCTCCTGATCAGTCTGGCGGGCGGCGTGGTCGATCTTGGTGCGCGGCGGCTTCTTGTCCTTGTATTTCTCGTTGATCGCAGCGATGGCGTTATTGCGCATCTTTGGCGTGACCTGATCGCCTGCCATGATCATTGCGTCGAAGTCGCGCATGCGTTCCGCGATTTCCTTCTGGCGCTTCTCTGCCGGGCTGGCAAACTCAGTTTGGAAGCGGTCGTATCGAGCGCGGGCTGCAATTCCTTCTTGGTTGACTTGCTCGACTTGGGCCTTCAATTGAGCGGCACTGGTTTCCTTCGCCAGATCGGCCTGGAGCTTTGCATTTCTCGCTCTTAATGCGTCAGCTCGCGCCTTATTGCCCGCGCCATACCCCGAGTTTGTCGGCGCCGCCATCAGACTGGCGATTTCCGCTTTGTTTGCCGCAATCTCCTCAGCCTTGGACTCCTCCCTCCCCCACCCCTTCATTGCATCCCACGCTTTGCGGACGCCCATAGCGACGCCCTCCCAAGCCATGGCGATATAGCTTAGATTCGGCCCACTGACATTCTTCAGGTGGTCGTCCAGGGCCTTGGACAGGGCCAGCTGGGCACCTTGCACATCTCCCGACCTCTGAAGAGCCACGATCTGCTCGTACTGGGCCAGCGTCAGGAAATGCATCTGGTTGTTGAGCTCGACAGCACTCTTGGAAGGGTCGCTTAGTGCCTTGGCAAACTTGGTCGCGGCATCTGCGGCATCGCCGCCGGTAAGCTTGGCATAGCGCTGCGCCGCATCGGTAATCAGCTCAATCTGCTTACCGCCCACCTGGCCAGTCTGGATCATCTGATCCATCAACTCGCGCATGGATCCGGCGCTGACGTGGTTGGCGTCCGCCAGCCGCTGGGCCATGGTCTCAAACGACGACGAGGTCATCCCGACATAGTTGCCGGTCAACGCTATGGCGTTGTTGAAGGCCTTGGCCTCTTGAGTGCCTTGGTAAAAAGCTACCGCAATGGCACCAACCGAGGCCACGCCGGCAGTGGCCATCAGGCCGAACGGAGAAACCAGCGCACCCAGCATTTCATGCAGGCCGCCGGCGCGCTCCATCAGCACCATGAACGAGCCGGGCATGCGGCTGAAGTTGCCAGTCATGGCCTCGTGGGCCAGGACAATCAGCTCTCGGGTCGAGCCCGCATTGGCGAAGGTCAGCGCCTTGAATCCCTCGGCGGACGCGACGGCAGTACGGCCGGCAAGCTCCTCCGCCTTCGCGGCGGCCTTGGCGGCCTCCTCCTCCCGGTGCCAGGCATCGATCTTCTTGCCGATGTCGTAGGCCTGCTGCTGGATCTGCTGGCTGAAGCCACTGTACTGGGCCTGCAGAGCAGCTTGCTCAGCCTTGTTCTTGCCCAGCATATCCAGCTGCTTCTGCAGCGACTGGATATAGGCATTGGCGGCGCGCTCACTTCGCTGGATGGCTTCAACCGTCGCATCAACACCGGGCACATAGTCGTGCGCCATCTTGCGGCCGGCGCCGCCGGCGGAGATCGTTGCCTGCTCCGTGCGGCCGGCCGCATCCGTCACTCTGTCCAGCGCCTTGGTCGCCTCATCCAGTTGGCTGGTATCGACCGAAAACCCAAGCTCTGCGTTGTCAGCCATTGCTGCTCCTCGATTCGAAATACACCATGTCCAACTGCATGATCAGCTCCACCTCGCGCGGCGACGGATTCGTCTGGGTCATGGCATTCCATGCCGCCATATCAGCCCAGCCGATGGGCAGAGGCCCAAACTCCGACTGCCCGCGGCGAACGGAGAGCTCACCGAACCAGCGCCAAACGCCGGAGAGCAACTCAGGAAATGCGCAAGGCGGGTCAAGATCAGCCGGCCGGATGCCGGTGGCCTTCCAGATGGATTGCAGGTGCCGCGCCGGCGCTACGCCGTCGGCGCCTGGTCGGTGGAGTCGGAAGTAGTGCTTTGCCCAGTCGAGGAGTCGCCGGGCTTGCTCCCGAAAAAACTCTCGTCGTCCAGATGGGCACGCTGCACCTGACGCTGTATCCAGGCGTGGCGGCGCATCAGCTGCAGCACAACCTCGGGGCTGTATGCCACCGGCTGGCCATTGTCGGTCAGGCCGGCGAGCCCTACGACTACAGCCGCCGCGCGCCGAGCCTCCAAATCGTCCTTCTCGGCATCGGTCAGCGGCAGATTCTCGCGCCCCTCCTTGAAGGCAGCGGCGGCGCGCTGGAACAGCTCAGCCTCTATCTGGCGGTCGTGGTGACGCACGCGCGCCGACTCGCGGCCGACGATGTCCAGCACCAGGCCATTCGGTCGCAGCGTCAGCGGATCGAGGATTTTCAGCGGTTGAGCGACATCGGCCAGATCGGCCAGGCTCGGGGAGGAAAGGTCCATGCAATGGCTCCAGAAATGAGAAAACCCCGCCGTAGCGGGGTTCTGCTGTGTATTTGCGGCTTATCGCAATAGCCGGCTGATTGCCGCCTGCGCTTCAATAAGCCCGGTTACCGTGAACGGCAAGTGCTGCGCCTCGTTGTGAAGCGAGTCCAGTATCCGCTGCGCCTCCTCGGCGTGATAGCCACGAATCGCCCCGACATTGGCCTGGGCGTGCTGGATGTGCTCGGTGATGGCGATCATGTGCGACTGCGCCACGCGCTCCGGCGTGTCCTCGCCGCGATGCAGCGGAATCACTGCATCCGGCGGGGTGTAGCCGACCTGCCGTACGCGCGGGCGCGCCAGCAGCAGGATCAGCAGGAATGAGGTGATGGCGAGGAAGATTCCCATGCCATCATTCTACATCAGGCGGAGTTGCTCCGCTGGATCAGCAGGTTCGTACCGTACTGCGTGCCGGTCTGCGCTGCCGTGCCCGGATCGGCCAGCGCCTGTGCCTTGATGTTCAGCAGCACGCCGGCGTTCAGCTTGATATCTTCGTCGGCGGACAGGATCTTCACGTTCCCCATCCGCAGCTTGATGAAGTCCACGCCATTGACGTCGAAGAACGGCAGATCAATCGCCACGTTGGTCTCATTGCGGAAGGCCTGCACCAGCGCCTGATCGCTGAAGTAGGCCGTGAAGTCGATGGTGACCTCATTGGTGCCCTCGATGATGGCCGGCGCCACCTTGGAACCCAGCACGCCGTCCGCGGCTTTCCGGCCATTCTGCAGGTTCAGCGTCATGCTGGTGATGTTGCCGACCGGCTGGCCGCCGATATACAGCGGCGCGCTGAACGCATCCATCGGCGCATTGGTTGGCGCGGCCGGATAGGTGGCGCCGTTGGCGACAGTGCCCTGCACCGAGTTTAGACCGACGAAATCGAAGCTCACCTTCACCATCTCATTCGGCTTGGCCGTGATGGTCATCTTGTCGACGCACATGCCGGTGAACAGCTCGTATACGCCATTGCCCGGGATGTAGTGCTCGATGGCCATCGAGCCGGGCAGCGATGTGGCCAGGCCAACGGCCAAGTACTTGCCGATCACCGACACGGATCGACCAGCAGCGGCGGCCTCGTCGACCAACGCACTGCCAGCAGGCGAGATGACGGTCAGCGTCAGCGCCTGGGCCGTCACCGCGTTGATCTGTGCAATGGCTACGTTATTGGCTCCTGCGGTGAAGCCTGCCAGCTTCACCCACACGCCGGCCATGAAGCCGTCGGCGATCCAGGATCCGGCCGAGCGGGTGACCGTGCCGGCGGCGCCGGCAATCGCTACCGACCCGGTGAAGGCCGGCCCGCTCACCCAAGAGTTGTCCATCGCGCAGGCCAACTCATCGTCCCAGCCGCCCAGCAGCAGGTTGCCGTCGAACTGGTAGTTCGCCTTGTACATGCCCAGGCGCATGGACAGCACCTGGCGCGATACATTCAGCTCATCGGACTTCAGGGCATCGCGCTGGAACTGCGGCTTCAGGCTGGTGATTCGCTTCACCTTGAATGCCGGGCTTGCCGGCAGCACGCCCTGCGCAGTTTCTACGCAGGTCGCTAGCCGGACACCAGAGCCGGCGGGGATATTCATTGCCATAGTGGCCTCGTGTGGTTATGGATTGCAGTAGCCGTAGTAACTGATGCTGATCGGCAGATAGGACCATGTGTCGGTGTGGATCGCCCGACCGCGGCTGGGCGGCTTGTCGACCCGGACGAAGCCGTCGCTGGCCGGCAACGCCAGCCCACGACGGAATAGAGCTTCCACCTGGTCCGCCATCTGGCCGGCCAGCCCGGTGCCCTCGCCCGTCGCCGTGCACGCCATCACCTGAAAGATGCCAGCGGCGCGGTTCATCGCATCCTCACCAATGCCGGCAGCAACGCTGCCCGCCGGCAGGTTGTCCACTCGCAGGTATGGCCGCGCCAGATCCGGTGTAAACGTCACGTCCTCCCAGGCGATGGGATAGGCGGTGAGCTGTGCCAAGTGCGCGCACAGCGCCGCCTCCATGTCGGATGGGGTCATTTGTTGCTCCGATTGATCTGGTTTTGCAGAATGCGCGGCTCATGCACCCTGCCATAGTCGGCGATGTAGGAGGTTTGGCTGGTGCTGGTATTGGTGAGCCTGCTGGCGAGGCCGGGCGCGTTGTAGCTGGCCGCCTCCGTCAGGTTCATGGTCTTGCCGATAGCATCGAAGACGAATCCCTTCCACTTGACGCACGACACGCGGAACATGCCCTGCGGCGCCTGCGTGGAGTAACCGTTCACAGTTCGCTCCGTCTGCCTGTCGAACCCCTTCAGCAGGCGATACAGCCCGTATTCCAGAATCGGGCCATACGGCGCTGAGTTGGTCAGATAGAACACGTCGCCCAGCTTCAGCTCGTCGACCACGGCGCGAATCCGCATCGCGGTTGGCACGCCATCCGTATCGGTGTCCATGGTCCATGTCGTGTCGGGCGCGTTCAGGCTGGCCCGCATGTTGGCCATGAACTGGCCGGTGTCGATTGGCGTCGCGGCGCCCTGCAGCACCTCGTCGACCAGCTCGACTATCGCCACCTTCGCGACATTCTCCATACGGAGCCGCTGGTGGTCCGCCATAGCCCGGACCTGGGCTTGAAATGAAATGCCCATTTGCCCACCTGCTCACTTGCGAATCAGCAGTTCATGGGTAACAGCCACGCCTTGAGCGGACTCCGTAGCCACATGGGACACATTCCAGATTGCGCCATCCACGACCACAGAGTCATTTGGCGATGGCACAAAGGGAACAACAATGGCAGCCACAATCAATCGACGGTCTCCGGCTTGTATCGACGTGCCGTTCACCTCTCCAGCGCCGATTTTTTGCGATACCCCTTTGCCCGTGTACTTAGCCACGACCGGTGAGGTGCGCCTCGATACTGGGTCAAATTGGCCTGAGCCAGTCGCATGACTAAGCGTTATCGGTGCTCCGTATTTTTCGATCTGATCGGCAGCAATCTTGGCCATTCTCTGCCCAAGCGACATGTCAGCACCTCACCAGCTTGGAGCCGAACCCATTCAGCCAATGGCTGATCTTGTTCATGATGATGTCCGGCAATTCGCGTTGGATTCGCCCCGGCCGATAATTCACCTGAAGCGAGCCGATGCGCACCATTGAAAGCCCGAGCGCGCCCTCGTCCTCGGTGCGGTCTTCCTTCAGCAGCATGCCAGCAAGCTCTGCAGTGCAATCCAGCAGAACCCGCGGCATCTGGTTCTGAAGGATGTAGATGCCGTCGCGGTCGAACATCCCCGCGCGCGGCCAGCGCAACGACTGGCCGATCCGGATGCGCTGCCCCTTCCAGGGCAACTCATCCAGCAGTCGGGTCGCCATCACCAGCGCCGCTGCTTTCTGGTCTGCGGTTGCCCCGGTCCAGGCATCGGCATAGAGCCTGGTCTGCCAGAAGGCATCTGCATAGGCGACATCGCAGTAGCTATTGGAAGTCGGGCCGCCGACAGTCGTATCAAGCAGGAGCGCCATCGCCTTCACCGCCTTGAGTCTGGCCGTCCGTGTCATCGGCCCTCTTTTTCGGCTTGGCCTTTTCGCTGTACGGCTTATGCAGCTTCGGGTCGAAGTCTTCCTTGTTGATCACCACAAAGCCGTCAACGACGTCCGAGTTCACGACCTGAACGGTCGACTGCGAGTAGTCATAGTTCGGCACGGTGCCAATAACGAGCGGGTCCATACTTTCTCCTGAAGTGGGAATGGCGAGGAGAAGCCCTCGCCATTGGTTTAGCCTGCGATGCGAACGCCCAATTCGGGGCGGACAAGGCCAACGCCCCACAGCGAGTCGAACGCCAGGCGGGTACGATGGAACTCTTCGCGATAGGAGAGGCGCAGCGTCAGACCGGATACCGGGTCCGCCACCTGGAAGGTTTCATCCACCTCCTTAGTCAGGGACTCATTGCCAAGCTGACGGGAGGCAAACGCGAAAGCATCGCGATGAAACGCCAGGTTCACAACGTGGGGAGCGGCCACCTGCACGACCTCGCCGCCGCTTTTCGGCACGCGCAGCGCCGGGGCGGTGTTCACCGTAACGGTGGACGAACCGCCGGCGGACACCGGCGACAAGACGACATAGGTCTGCTTGTCGCCCGCGTAGGTCAGGATGTCACCCTGGACCAAATTGATGGCTGCGCCGGCAGCGGTCGCCAGCGTGATAACGCCGGTCGCGCCGCCATCCATCGAGCCATTGCCAGGTTGTTGTGCGCCGCTGACGGTCACAGTGCCAGTGATCGAGCCGGCGTTGTGGGTCGGGATCTGCTGATCCATCGCCCAATCGAAACCCAGCTTGCGACCGATGATGCCTTCGCGGATCACGCCATCGTCGGCTGCGGCCATGGCGTTGGTGAACTGCGGCAGACCCAGCGCATTCGCTTCGCCATCCGGCGACAGCACGATGCGGCGGTTTTGCGTCGGAGCCTTCTGGATACCCAGCACCTTGCGCGCCTGGGTCGAGGCGGACAAGTCGGAGGCAAACGGGGTCGTGCCCGGCGTGCCAACGAAGCCATAGACGCCCTTGTAGCAGTTCAGGATCGAGGCGTTGATCGTGGTGGCCAGCGACTCGATGGCGCTGGACAGTTGGATCGGTACGACGCCATCGACGATCTGCGCCAGCTCTTTCTCGGTCAGGTAGAAAGGCGCTTCCTTCCAGTTGTTCAGCGGGATGCTGACCTTGCCCGGCGAGACCCCTTGCGGATCGGGCGCCACCGGGCCCGGCACGACGTCTTGTACCGGCACCATGGACGGCACTGGCACCTGAATGGTGTCGCCCTTCTCCTTCACTTCCGTGCCGAAGTCACTGTTCACCAGCGACGGCATCACGCAGTTGGAGCGCAGAGCCTTCAGACCCTGGGCGAAAATGGTCGGGACGAGTCCCTGCAAATTGTTCGGCATTGATTACTCCAGCGGTTATGGACTGCCAGCCCCGCTGGCATTCGATCTGCGCGGTTTGCGCAAAAGAAAAAGGCCCGCCGGGTGACAGGCCTGATTTGGTTGAAACTTGTTTAGACGACCTTGGTCTTGCCGGAGGCGATGGCGTCGAGGTTGGCCAGGAAGCCGGCCGAATCGTTGCGGGCCACTTTGCCGGCGCCGACGTTGACGGCTTGGCTGCCAGCCTTCGGCGCGCCAGTGCCGCTCGACGGCTCAAACAGATGAGGCGCGGACTCGGTCAGGCCGGAGACCCATTCGGAGATTCCCAGCGGCGAGCCATCTTTGCCGAATTGCGGCGCATCGCCATTCATGGCGGTGGCCTTACCCTCCACCAAGCGGAACATTGCACGACCGCGCAGCATTACGTCGTCGACGGCGGTCGAGCGTACGCCGGTCTTCGCAGCCGCATCGCGGATGGCGCTATCGATCAGCAACCCTTCCAACTGGCCCGAGAGCTTAGTTTTTTCGTCGCCGGCCGCCTTGATCTGCTTTTCGAAGTCGGCCTTCATGGCGGCAGTTCGCTCGGACAGCAGTTGCTCGAACTGGCCCGCGTCGATCAGCTTCTTGTCGCGCTCTTTCTGGTCGCGGTCCAGCAGTTCGCGGTACTTGTCGATGTCGACATCCTTGAACTTGGCGTCTCGCTCTTCCAGTTGACGCTTCAGATTGACGTTGTTGTCGCGGAATTCATCCAGCTTGTCCTTGCCTACCATGCCCTCCACCGACAGGACGAACTCGCCGCTCTGCTCGGTGTAAAAGCTTTGCAGTGCCTCCGGCACTTCGGACAGGGACTTAATGCGGGCTTTGAGACTCATTTGCTTTGACCTCCCAGGTCAGAAAAGAAAAAAGCCCCATCCACCGGATGAGGCTTGAGATTGAGGTAATGCGTTGCTTACGCGGCCAGCTCGTATTTGGCGTTGAACGCAGCCGCAGGGATGGCGGAGACGCCCCGCTCATCGTTGACGATGAAGTCGCCGGGGTTGATCACCACGGTGCCGCCGTGGGTTTGCAGCAACCCGCGCCCGGCCATATTGCGCAGGGCGTAAACGTGCTTGATTTCATGGGCAAGCGGATTGCGCACAGCCGGGTGGTCGCCGGCGGCATTCCATTGCACCGCATCCACAATGGCTGATTTCAGCCTGTACTTAGCCATATCGGCTCCTCATTTCGTCGAGAGTAATCGGATTGCCTCGCTGGTCCAGCGCATCGGCCGGACTGAGAGCGCCGCGACGCCACATGTCGTATCGGCCACGCAGGATGTCGCGCTGCCTGGCTTCGGGCCTGCTGTTTAGCCAATCTTCGAAAGTGATATCTGATGGCATCACGCCATTCACCAGCGGCAGGATGATGGACCTGCAGCCCCAGTGCCGCGGCGTGCCACCATCGAAAGGTAGTTGATTGCCCAAGATCGGCGCGCCGTCCAGATCCCAGGTGGCGCCGTTGTAGCGCCGGCAGATGGCTGTCGTTCTGCTGTCCATCACGCTGACTTGCACCAGGCCGTTGATGGTATCGGCGTTGCTGCGGTAAACCGCCATCGCCGAGGATGCCGCCACTTCCTGGACAAACGACCTGATCAGCGCATCTGCGTTTGCCTCTGCCGACACCTGGATCCCGCGAAGCGCCGCGATCACGTCATCAAGGCTCATGCTTCTGGCGATGGCGTTTTGCAGTGCAAGCCGCGCGCGCCACAGCAAATCCTGAGCTTGGCGCTCGTACCACGTTTTGAGCGTCGCTCCGAAAAGCATCAGGTCGGCCACGTCAAACGGCGGCTTACGCCGGCGCCGGTCATCCTGCTGATCGCCCAGCGCCCGGCCGAGTGCCTGATCCATGGCGGCCGTCTGGATATCGGCCAGATCGCCGGAGTCGATCAGCGCCTCATCCGCCATGGCAGCATATGCTTCGCGCACCTGGCTACCCATGTCACCAAGCAGCGCTTCAAGTCGCCGCTGGCGCGCGTAGAGCATCGTCACCGCCCAGGGATTACGCATCAGGACTAGGGCGACGATGGTCTCGATGATCTGCTTGACCCTATCCCGCCGCTCGCGCGCCGTCTCGGCTTCATAGCGGATGACGTCCATCTGGTTGTCGAGGATGTCATCCCTGAGGCGGTCTATCATTTGTGGTCACCATGGGTGGGACAGCGCCGGCGGCGCGGATCAGCTCCTTCTCGTCGTCGATAGTGCGATCCGGCGGCAGCATCTCAGCCTCTTGCATGTTGAAGATGAACGTGTCGAGGGACATCGAGCCGGCTTGGTAAGCCTGCACCAGGCCTTGAAGCTGCTGCGGGCCGAGCTGGGTATCCACAAAATCGCGATTGATGGTGATTTTGATGTCGCCTGAGACGCCCATCCAGTCGGCCGCACACTGCAGGACGGCGACGATGACACTTTCAGTCGCCGTTACCGTCCCCATCAGCAGCGAAGTCTCGCCACTGGTGCGGATGCGCGCCGTCTCAGCTGCCTCAACGCCGCGGCGCTGGTCGGCGAACACGGCAGCGCCAAGCACCGCCATCATGTGTTCCTTGCTTTCGAGCGCCTTCTCCAGGCTACCTAGGCCGGTGCCGTGAAACTCGGCATACTCCACGCGGCCCTGCGGATTGGGGATTTTCAGCAGCGTCGCCGACCCGATCATGATCGGCTGCTCGTTGTCATCAAGACCAGACACCCACAGCGTCGGCAGCCCGGTGAAGTGCCGTCCGTGCTCAAGGTCGGCGCTGCTGCGGTAATGCGACAGCGCGACGTTGGCCAGGCCCAGCAAGGGCGGCTTGCTGATGGCCTGCGTCCCCCCTTGCGGAGACAGCCAGAAGAACGGGATGCTGCTGAGCGCCGCGCCGCGCTTGGTCGGCGTCAGTTCCTCGACAATGGCCCACTCGCCGCGCCCGGTGGCGTCGGCCTTCTGCCGCCAGATACGAGCCTTGTACGTCGAGCCATCGAGCATCAGCTCGCGACACTGGGTCACTTCATTTTGCTTGTACGGGTCTTTCGGATCGGGGATGCATACCGACTCAGTCAGCACCAGCCAATTCGCGCCCCAGTTGATGATGTTCTCGGCGCGGTAGATCCGCAGATAGGCGCGAGCGCCATCGTGGTCCACTAGGATGCCAAGCCGGCCTTCGAGCAGGTTTTCACTGCACAAGTTCTTGATGAACTCCTGCAGGTTCACGCCATCGGCAGTTGCATCTTGCCCCAGCGCAGCCAGACCATCTGGCAGCTCGATGATGGTCGGCTTCCTGGCGATGGCGCCGACGAAACCGTCCACCGAACGGCCCATGGCCTCGTAATACAGAGCGCGCAGCTTATAAGCCTCGTACTCCTCGCCGGTCTGGCCGCCCAGCTTCGGCAAATATTTGGTGTTCGCGGCCTTGACTGCGTCCTCGCCGTCGTAGGCGTCCCGGCACCGCTGCCACTTGTCGATGTTGGCATCGTAATCGGGATGCGTGCTGTTGATCGGCATGGTTAATATCCAGTTGGTTTGCTCACCGTCGCAGTTCGCTTGGCGATAGGCCACAGTCTGACGATGGGATAGGTCCCGGCATCGTTCACGTGGTCGACGCCGCTCTTCTTGTCCGGCTCGCCGTTGGCGTCATACGCCTGCTGCTCCAGTCCCTCGGTGAATTTGGGGCAGCGGCGAGTGTTCACCTTCAGGCGCCGCTCGCCGTTCGCATTCAGCAGCATGGCGTTCGTCGACAACACCCGGTCTTTCACGGCAGGGTTGGCAGATCCGACGCTGATCGTGAAGCCGGCCTGCCGCAGGATGGTCAAGTCGGACTGACTGGCGCTTTTGCTGCTCGTGTTCTGCCCGCTGGCGTCCGGATAAACCGTGATCGAGTGGTTTTTCGACTTCCAGCGCTCAACGATCATTCGCGCCATCTCCGGCGTGTCCCGCACATCCACCAGCTCGTCAACGGCAATCGGATTGCCATCGCGGATCACATAAACCACCGCGGCCATCTTCAGCACGTTGAAGTCCATGCCGACGTGCAGCGGCTCATAGGGCTGCATCTCGGCGTCGGAGTGATTGAGCTTCCGGTCAAAACAGGGGTAGACGCTGCCGCTTGCCAAGTTGCAGAACTGCCCTTTCAGATAGGCGTCAATCAGCTGCGGCGGGTAGGTCAGGAACAGCGAGTCGATGTAGTCGTCCGGCAGGTTCGCCTCGTTGTCGTAGGTCGACGCCTGGATCAGCCCATACAGCGCGGACAGCCCTGGCTTGGCGGCGACCTGCTTCACGAACTGCTCGTAGACGAACTTGAAGCCCTCCGGCGTCGTGGTGACGTCTACGCCATTCTTGAGGTTGTCCACCTTGTAGCGCATCCGGGCAATGATCTTGCGCCAGGCCGCGCGCCCCTTCTCCGCCTTCATGACGTCCAGCTCGTCGCAGAGCGCTTTGCCGATCTTGAAGCCGATGATAGTCTCGGGCTTCTCCATCGACCTGCAGATGGTCGTGCCGCGGTACTTGCGCCCCTCGTAGACGTGGACTTCCTTGTTCGACTCGTTGATTTTAACCTTTAGGCCCCAATCGAACGCCACCTCCTCCACAGTTGGGTAGAAGATGTCGCGGATCTGGGCATAGGTCGGGGCGAAATACCCGGCGTTGATCAGCGGGTACTGCCAGAAGTGCTGCATCAGGCCGCCGCAGCCCACCCAGGTCTTGCCGGAACCGAAGCCGGCGACGTAGGCGCGGAACTTGTGATCCATGGCCAGGAAACGCGATTGCGGGACGTTGAGGCTAGGCATCGTCGCCCCGCTTTCTGGCGTCCTTCACCTCAACCACGATTTGGACTGGCGTCGGCTTATCGTCATCGCCATCGTCCAGGTCGCGGCGAATCTTGTCTGTCGCGGCTTGCTTTGCCGCTAGCTCCGCACGGTGCATCTCCTCGGCCCTGCGCATTGCTGCAGCGTCGCGGAATAAACCGATGTGCTCGGCCACCTTGTTCAGTGCAGCCAGCTGGTCGTGCATCTTTAGCTCCAGGCCGTCTTTGCCCTGCTTCACGCCCGCATAGAGCAGCCTGGCGGCGCCCTTCACTCGGCGCGTGTCGGTGACGAATATCTTGCCGCGACCTTCGCCGGCGCATTCGGGGCATTCCGGGTGAGGATCACGGGTGGCGATGAATCCAAAGCCGCCAGCGATATCCGGCTGGTCGTCGCCCTTCTCTTTCGCCTCACGCTGGGCCTGTTCGAACTCTGCCTCGGTCCATTGGTACTGGTGGCCGGCGCCCCAGCAGTGCCGGCAGTTGTCGCGACGGTATTGCACCAGATCGTTCGGGTCGGCGGTAGCGATTTGCCAGAGGCGATCCAGCACTTTGTCGGCGGTGATCTCGGTCCGATAGGAGCGTGCTTGCATCGCCTCTTCGATAGCGCGCGCCACCCTATCATTTCTTATCAGCCTTGCCGCATTCGATTCTGCTGCCGGCCCCTTCGACTTATAACCGGCCCGCAGGTACGCGGCAGTTGCGTTCAGATCCTTGAGGTACTCCAGGACAAACAACTTCTGCTGCTTGGATATCTCTTTTGCCATGAGGCTCTCGCCTCCTCGGCGTTGTTGTTGCCCAGATCACCTCCTGTCGAGGTGGCTGGGCGGAGATTGGTCTGTCCTGCTGGACGGGTACGGATTCGGTGGTATGCGGCAAATGCTAGGCTCTCGCTATCGACTGGGAGCCCTGTCATGGAACCGATCAACGTCTGGCCGTTTATCTCCCCGCTCATCCGCGTCGCCGCGCTGCTGCTGATGGCGCTGATCGTCGGCATGTTCGCTGCTGCCTACGTCAACCACAGGATGCTGCTGATGGACTATCCGTATCAGCAGCGGCGGAAATGGCGCACGCTGGCTTTCGAGGCGTGCTCCGTGGCCATTGTGGCGCTGGGCTCTCTCATGTTGTTCCTGCCGGCATGATTGGTTACTCCCAGGCCATCAGCACGCGATGGACTTCACGCAGATGGCAAAGGTCGGGGGATGCCATCAAATATCCAGCATGCATTATCAGTGCATAGCGGTTAAACTACACCTTCTGCGACTAGAGCGATTGGGCCGAAGAATGAAGTGGATTTATTTTGTTTTCTTGATAGTCGGACTTACTGCTGCCTGGGGAGTATGGAAGAAGAACTTCGATCATGGCATCACCGCGGCAGATTGCATGCAAAAAGGTCTCGAGCTGAGCTCAGATGGTTCATGCAAGGACAACAAGGCTGTAGCCAGTGATGCCAAGATGCAAAGCAGCAATCCAAAGGGGCAACCCAATAACGCCAAATAAAAAACCCGAACTCTATACATAGTTCGGGCTGCAATATCTATTCGTCAAAATCTAATTGGAAGGATTCTGTATTGCCCTCCCTGCCGTCCAATTAGACTGATCCAGTGGTTTGAGATACAGAGGATCGTAGTCATAGTTATCTACACTGACCCAAGCGTGGAAGTTACACTCCCACTTCCCAGATTCGGCATCGACGTGAGGGTCGGCACCTTCTGCAATTTGCATTCTTTCCGCTGGCAGAGCAACCGGATTTGTCGTCATGAAAACTTTAACGTCAGCCCCGGGTTTTAATGTATTTGCAACAATTTGCACAAGTTGGGCGATGGTTTTGCAATCACCTTTAAGCATCCCATCTTGCTGGCAGGTTGATATGCCAGTAGAGGTGGAATTGTAATGAAATTGATTTGCAATTTGTCTTGATATTTCCTCTACCAATACTTTCCCTGGCATGTCTCTCGGTTTTTCAATATTTATTTTGCTACAAATTCTTTTCAGATCATCATTGAATTTTGCCGTGAGAAGGCTTGCAACACCCCGATTGGCTACACCCCTGCCATTATCATTAGCAAAGGCGCGCCAGCTAGGAACGACTTCTTGACCATAAGCTTGCCTGGAATTCAACTCTTCGCTTAGCGCCGTGGAGAAATGCCCTGAGTGGGGCTGCACAAGACACCTAGTGAGTGGATTTTCGCGCTCCCAGTCACGCTTGACTACAATCTTCCCGTTTTCTGTTCGAATATTATATTGCTTGTCATTTATGGTCCATGACTTATCTCTTGTGTCAAGTCCATTTTTTATCTTTTCGAATGTCTCAGCAGAAAGCCCAACCTTTCCTTCGCCTCTATTCCAATCTATTGAAATTGAGGAAGGTGCAGTACTGGATGATGATTGGATCATGATTTTTTCATCTCATTTATAAGGCCAAAATAAATTGCGACCTAGTGCATGAAATTACTTTTATCATATGAGCCCAACAAAAGCTTTCAAAAAACGCTCACCCTAGAGAAGAGTTCACACTGCGGAAGGAAGCTTTAAAACAGCCCGAACTCTGGATGCAGTTCGGGCTGCTAAAATTTTCACAGTTGCATCAGACTGTCATGGCCAGCCACGCAACCTCAAAACCAAATCTTAATCAACCATCTTCACTTCACACTTATAGGTGTCTGAACCTACGGTGAACTGGCCATGGCCAGACCAGTCTGCATCGAGGGCAAAACTGGCGATAAATGGGGCAAGATAGGTGCCGATCGCTGGAGGTGGCACAGATACCGCGGCTTCGCCATGAACGGCGCCAACCTTGGTTATCTTTCCATAGCCAGTGCTATGCATTGCACCCGTGACAGGAGCGGTGAAGACCGGCGGGTGCTGCGTCCCCTCATGGATGACTCCAGCGGCTTGGCCATGCAATGCGCCGGAGGAGGCATTGACCGTTACTGCAAGCACCATGCGGCCTGCGCCAACCATGCCACCTTCAGGGGTAAAGCTCAGCTTAAGCAAATACAGGCCTTCTTGTGCCATAAGAAAATCTCCAGTGGATATATCGCAGATGGAATGACGACCTATCGTCTCCCCAACATCGGCAGGATGCATACCCACTCTAGGCGATGGCTCAGCTTATGGCCTTGCCCTTAAGGATAGGAACAAGACTATCGCAAACAATTACAGAATCCACTCAGCGCCATGGCTCACCAGTTAGTATTTTGTCGGCGTGAAAATAGAAAAAGGCCGCGGTTGCGGCCTCCACAATTCCTCGAGATGATCCCTTAGAAAATCTCCATGCAACCCTTCGGCTGCGGCTTCCCAATGCCAACCTGCATCAGCGGACTTTCGTAAATCCCCAAAGCTGCCATTTGCATCAGGGTTTCAATTGCTGACGGCGCTTTGAATTGATGGCGTGAAAAAGTCCCATGCGAATCACCCAGCCAACCATCTTTATTGATCCAGGCCTTATAAACAGACACATCCTGATCATCGCCAGCGTGAACAAAGTCCAGCAGCAGAGCAATGTCGCCGATTTCACCGCCGTATGCAACCGTTTTAGTCCTAAGCTCCACCTGCCACCCAAAAATCTCGAGCACGATCCCCGTTTCGGATGATTTGCGTTTCTTGACGATTCCGGAAATTCCCGATCCAGACATGGCCGTAAACCATGTCGTCAAGGCGTCCTCGAAAATTATCTTATAGCCAGTAAGTCGGTCACAAAGCTCTACCGATTCGTACTGGAGCTGGGTGGCTTTCCTCAATCTCTCTTGCATATTCACAATACTCCATAGTCATGGAGCAACATTATGCCATCCGGAAGACGCATTCAGCTACAAGACAGCTGTTCGTATGTGTCCGCCGCTGTACACATCCATGCTGATCGCCACCTCCACAGCACGGGGAGCATCGGCACCTGCGCGCATAGCCGCCAGCGCGGGGATCTTGCCAGAGCCAATGGCCATGGGTGCCGGCCAGGACTCGGGGGCAAGGCACTCATCGCTCACCATGGCCAGCCGCTCGCCATCCCACACCAAAGCGGCGAAGTCGGCGTTTTCGCCAGGCTGATCAGCGCGGCCTTCAATCCATGCCAGCGCGTCAGGTACGCTGCGAGTGACTCCTGCCATTCCGATGATGACCGGGCGCCCACTCCAGCGGTTGGTTTCCAGTCGGTGCAATTTCTGCAGGTCGTCAGCCAGGATGACTTCCTCGGCCGTAGCGCGGCCGTCCGCGGCCATGGTGATGCCGTCGAATGCGATGGTAGTCATGTGCCATCTCGGAGGTGGTCGTTAATACCACTTTGCCGTTTTGATGCGTTTTTGCCAGGTGAATACCTGGCCCTGTTAATACCAGTAGCGTTTTCAACCCGCGCATGGGGTTAAACCCGCATAGTTACGGCGGCACCCTGCTACAATCCACCCAATTGACATGAATGGAGGTTAAGATGCCACTCCGTATGATTTATATCGTTGCGCTGCTGGTAGGGCTGCCGACTGTGGCCGGCATACTGTTGACCAATGTCGTAGCAGACACTGCCGGCTGGAAATGCGCTGAGAAGGGCTACCAGATGCGGGATGGCAAGTGCCCCGCTCCGGAAAGCCGTGGTGGCTAATTTAAGGTGAGCAAACATGGAAGCATTCCGCATTCGCATCAAAGACGGCAGGACGATCGCTGGCATTGCATACAACCATAGCCGGATAGACATCCTCCCCGGAGAGTACGAAGCGCACTTTGCTGAAATCACCGTCAGAATTGGTGGGGCGGAGAGAAAAGAATTGGCATTGACTGTCATGGACGTCCATCCAGACCCAACCGCGCCCGACAAGTCCCTTACTATCATGTCCAGCGAGTTCCCTCATGACCTGGATGGCTTTCCGAACACAAGTAGGACCAGCTCTATTGAAGTGTTGGAGCGCCTCTAGCCTCCCGGCGCAGCTCCGGCACGATCTTCACGTCCATACACTCCATCGCAATGTCCACCGCGCGACGTTGGATCACCTCCATCCGGTGCGGACTGATCGACTGGCCGTCGTACTCGGCCACCAAGGACTTGATCCGTTCCTCGGCGGTCGCGCTGTCGAACTGGACGCGGGCGGTGATGTGCTGGGTCATGGCTATCTCCGTACCAGTTTGATGAGTGCGCGGCGGGTGAACGTGGCGTGCTGCCGGTTACGGTGAAATCGCACCGTGATCTCGTCGGCGTCTCGGCAGATGACTCGGCAGCGCGTGCCGGTGATCAGCACCAACTCGGCGCCGCGGCCCCAGGGCGCAGCCTCGTAGACGATGGTTGTGTGACGTAGCCGCATGCGGGCCTCGGAAATGAAAAGCCCTTCCTATGGAAGGGCTTGAAATGGAACTGGCAATTAGTCCAGTGATATCAACATGACAACAGGGAGTAAAAAGCTGTTTCCGCGATGAAATATGGAAACGACATGAATAAAATTGCTATAATTGCATTCGGCATGGCATTCAGCACCCTTGCAATGGCTGAAAACGGAGCAAATACGACCTACCCTGCAGTAATCTTCAATCAAGACTTATCGCAGAAGCTGATCAAGCTCTTGCCAAAGACGGCTCCGGTGTACAAGCTTGGTGAAATAACTACGCTTATGGCACCAGCTCCGGCACTAAAAAGCATGAGGGTAATAGCTGTAGACTCTGATCGAGCAGGCCTTGAGACATACAATACGGAAAATCTCCCTCCGTATGAGACTCAAAAGCAGCACGCTGGCGGCGCACGGCTCAATGTAGTAACGGTGGAAGTAGGTTTTGGCAGGGCCTACGCGAAATACAATGGAGCAAACCTTTCATCTACCGATACGGCTATTTGCCAAGACTGGTCTGGGATATGGAGACCTTGCCAGAACGGTGAATTAGTCGGTGGTTGGATGCGAACCTGGAATGCAGCAGGCCGCGGGGCAGGTCAGTTTGAATCTTGGTCTACTTCATTGAATATGCCGACCAACACATATCACGCAAATATTAAGGTCCATTAAACCTTATTACACTGACGAGGCTTATATGCTAATCCTTTCGACTTCCGAACAGAAGTTAGCCGCCACACAACGTGTGGTTGCTAATGGACAAGCATCCAACTTCTCGCAGTTTTTGGAGAAGGCAAAGTCTGACGCATCGGCGTCCGCTCAAGTCTCGTCAGTGCCCAGCTCACCAAACCTGGAAAATCTCACCACTAATGAAGCATATGACGTGCTATCGGGTCTGGCCAAGTCAGGAAAATTGACGCCTGAAGAATATCAAACCATGGCGCCAACGGTTTATTTAAGGGCCTTGAATGAAGGGCAAGGGAGCCCGCAGCCCGAGCGATTCGACTTGCTTTCTGGCGTACAAAGCCTTATCGAAAACAGCAAGATGATTGGTAGGTATGATCAGGTCCGCGCGCAAACTCACGGTCTTGAACTTTTAAAGGCATATCAGACAAATTCATGAAGAAGGGCGGCATCAGCCGCCCTTCTTTCTTGGCCCTGCTAATCATTTACTAACGGCGGGGCCATTTCATTTCCGCCGGACGCGACAAGCCACCCGCAAGGGTGGCATCTCAAACCGTTCGACGGTCAATCAAATTATATATGTGATGTTATATCGTTTCATTTAACTGGTCAAGCTCTCAGGTTTCGCTTGGCGCGATTCCAGACCTCTTGTGTCAGCCTCGCCACAATCGCGTCGTACTGCGCAGCGTGCATGCCCAGCCGGTCGCGCTTGAATCGCAGGTCTGGCAGCTTGAAAGTGCCGGCAGCGTCGATCTTGCCGCGGTAGTGGTTCAGCAGGATGTCGCGCTCGTTCACGCTGCAGCCATTCGTCACCCGGGCCCGGCCGCCGCCCATCGACACTCGCATAGTGCCGTAGCTGATGGCGCGCTCCACGGCCAGCACCTGGCGCAGGTCCAGCACCTCGCCGGCACCCTTGAGATATCTGCAGGACTCGCACGGATCGTCGTCCTCGAAACAAGCCGGGCAACGGTTCGCGCGGAACTTGCCTTCCAATCCGGGAGAGCGGTCCTTGCCATTACCCTGGCGTTGCCATTTCCCCCACTGTTCCAGCGCACATAGCGCCTTCAGCTTGTCGTCGTGTTCCAGTTCGTTCATCACCATTGCACCGCCCCTTTCACATGCCAAACCGACCAATCAGCGCGGCCTCAGCGCGACCATCGTCTTTCACCCTGGCGAACAGGCAGGCCTGGGCCGGGAACAGCTCCGCGGCGCGAGCCCGGCTGCCGTCCTTGCCATCCTTGCGGCCCGCCCGCTTCTGCCACTGCTGAGGCGTGACGAACGATACCGGCAGGCCCAGGCCCGCGCAGACGCCCTCCACGATGCCGGCGCTTTTACCAAAGTTGAACATGCTGGTAACGCCCTGGCCGCTCATCGCCCCGACTTTCTCGATCACCACATGCGCGCTGGCGTGCTGCCTGAGCAGGCTGGCCAGCAGCGCCGGCGACACACTCCGCTTGGTGGTCTTGCCGCTCTTCAGCTCTACAACCGGCATGTCGTAGACGTCCAGCAGCTGATCTCCGTCCAGCACCGCGATGGCGCCGTTGATGCCCGGGTCGATTCCTAGCCTCATGCGGCCTCCCTCCTGAGTGCTTCTTTGTTCACGATCACCAGTCCGCCGGCCGCCAGCTTTTCCAACGTCAGCACGATGGCCCTGTTCATCTCCGCGCGCCGCTCGTCGCGCGAAAGCTTGTTGCCGTTGCCCAGCTCGTGATGGCAGCCCGGGCAGAGCGCAGCAGTCAGCGCATCGGCCGACTTCATGCCCATGCCTTTCCCTTCGTCGCGGTGCGCGACCTGGATGCCGTATGCGCCGCAAAGGACGCAGAACTTGAGCGAACCCACGGCGGCCAACCAGTCGGCGTTCTTCGTCGTGTCACGCCGGCCGGTGCCAGGCGTGGAGCCAGGGCGAGGAACGATTTTGCTTGGCTTCATGCCGCCTTCTTCCCGTACGCTGAGCCCAGCCCGAATTTCACGCCCTTCTCCGCGCCGAACGCATGGATCAGCTCCAGCAACTCGCCCATCTCGCGGATGCTCATGTCGCTGGTGCGCTGGCCCAAGATCACGAAGCCCGTGCCATCGATGTTCGGCACCACCTTGGTCCGACGCAGGCTGGCGGTCAGCAGGTCTTTCCATTCCTCCGCCGTCAGATTGTTGCCGTACCAGTCCAGTTGCTCGCTGATGTCCGTCAGCGCGGCCCACATGGCAGCGTTCTGGCTCAAGTTGCGGATGCTGGCGGTTTGGATCGTGACCTTTAAACCTCTGCCATCGGCGGCCTCGTCCAGCATCTGGCACGCCAGCTGATATGCGCGGGCCATGCGCGGCCGGAGATCGGCGCCGGTCTGGATGGTGAGCGCTTCCCGGCTCATGCAGCCTCCCGCGGAGACGCTGAGCGCTGGTCGACCAGCTTCAGGATCTTGTCCGCTTGCTCCGCCCCCATCTCGTTCCGCTCCAACAGCGGTCGCGAGGAGCCGGCCAGCATGACAGTCTTGGCAATCGCAGGGCTGCCCAGCAGCATGGGTGGCTCGCAGCGCAACCTAGCCTTGCGGTTATCGGCTTCGAACTGGCCGATCATCACCGGCGGATACTCCGGCACCTCTTGCCGGCCGGCGAATGCACGGTAGCGGCTTTCGAAATCGCGTGCCACGAACGGCCAATCGTCCTCGGTTTTCGTGCCAAGTGCGATCCAGCCCCCCATCTCCGCCAGCGCGCGGTGGATCAGCGGGTCGTCGAACACGACACTGCGGTAGGTGCCGACGTGGCGCAGGGCCTTGTCGACCTTGTGCCAGGCTTGCAGGGCCTTGTCCTGGCTGGAGCCGGCAGTCATGCGGATCAGGTCGGCCGGCTTGGGCATGAACTGGCCGTTGTCGGGGCTGGTGACGTGGCGGTTCATGGCCTCACGGAACACGGCCAGGTCCAGATGCTTCAGGGCGTTCCAGTAGATCGTGATCGCGGGCGTCGTCAGCGGCTTGCCGTAAAGCTCGGCGACCGCCTGGAGCAGGCTGACGAATGTGTCGTAGTCGTTCTGTTGCATGGTCATGCATCCGTAGGTTCGTCGCCAAAGAGCATCCGCTTAGCCTCTTCAGCAGCGGCACGGTTCTGTTCGGCAAGGGTTGGCTTGCCACCGGATGGGCGGCTGGATTGAGGGGTGTCACGGTGCAGCCATTCGGCCTTGAAGCCCTGCCAACCGCGCTCGGCGGAAATTTGGATCGCCTGGGCCAACGTCAGGCCGGCAATTGCGGCTTCGCGCTCGATGCCGGCAAGGGCGGTGGCAGTCAGCGGTGCGCGCTTGGCCTTGCGGATGAGCAAGAAGTCGGCGGCATGCAGAGGATCAACTCCCCTCAGTTTCAGGTCTTTGGCTGTAAGGGGCTTGCTATTTTCGTCGTCCGCGGACGCGGGCGGAGTACTGTTTTTACTACCATCTGTGTAACTATCTGGTAAGCCATCTGGTATAGGTTCGCCCTTCTGGGCGTTTCGTTTCGCCCGTTTGGGCGCTTCCATTTGCCCATTTGGGCAGATGAGATGCCCGTTCAGGAAAATGGATTCGTCCACGAAGGCATACCACAAAGTCCGGTCGTAGCCCTGGTCGTTGTAGTTGCCCTTCATGATCACGCCGTGGCGGACAAGGCTGTCTAAAACGCGGCGAATTTGCTTCTCAGACAGGTACGGGAACAGCTCGCCAAAGGCCTTGATGCTGTTGTATGTCCAAGTCCGTCCGTCGTAGAGGTGGCGCCCATTAGCCTTGTTCTTGGCAATCCAGAACGCCATGTTGTTGATGAACACTGCCTCCTCTACGCCATACATGGCGGCATGGGCGATATCGAACGAGTGAACTACGCTCATTCCCGCTTGCCTCCATCGGTATTCGTTGCCATAATTTCTCCTGATCTTGATTAACCCCCGCGAGGCCCGGCCAGGCCGTTGACCGGGGGTTTTTCTTTTCCTGCAAGACTGCGAGACCTGCCCTCTGATATGCTTAAATCCCATTTGCATACAGGAGGCTGTATGAAGACCTTCATCAACAAAATCAGATACGACCACTCGAACGGATATGCAGCAGTGGAGTTAATGATTCCTGCCGATAACGACGAGCTCGGATCGGTGGTCACCATTGATGTAGAAATCCCCATCAACAAGGCCTATGAGTCGAGCTACGGCGTCCTCATGGAGATGGCTATCCGCGAGGCTTGTCGCCACCACGCTTGGCTCGATAAAGCGCTCCGCCCGGCCTAAGCTCATCCGCAATCGCGGCCTTGATCGCTTGCGGCAGCTGCGCGCTCAGTTCGCAAAGCTGCTGCTGCGTCGCCCCTAAGTCCGCCCGTAAGCCAGTCACCACGCTGCTCAGCGCATTGATCTGCTGCTGCAACTGTTCGATGTCCATCACTCCCCTCCCTTGATCTCGTGCGCCCGGCCGCCAGCGCCCGGCACCTTGTACGCGCTCAACTTGCATTGCCCGTTCTCGCCCGGCTTGTAGACCACCAGCACGGCCGGGAACGGCGCCTTCGCCTTTGCCCCATCGAACCGCAGCCGCTTGTCCAGCGCGCGGATCTCCGCGGCCTTCAGCGCGTGGCGATGGAACCAACGGGTATCCGTCCGCGCCGGCACCAGGCAGACCACCAGCGCGCCATCGATGCTGGAGCAGTAGGCCTTGGCCATCCACAGCTTGATCTGGTGGCCGAACGGCGGGTTCATCCAGACGACGTCCCTGCCCCAGTCCTGGGCCAATCCATCCTGCTCGCGCGTGAAAAATCTCTCGCACTTGGCGTTCTCCGGCGTCGCGCAGACGTCCAGCGTGAACCCGAACTCCGCGTGCAGCTGGTCGAACAGCTCCTGCGGTGTCGGCCACTCGTCCGTTTTGCTGCTGAAATGCACCTGCTCGCTCAGATCCGCCATCAGGCGGCCTCCGCGAGCGCATAGTCGTTGGCGGCTTCGCGAGGCAGGAACGGGGCGAGGCGCTCATCGCCAGTGAGTTCGTACAGCCTGGCGCGTTCCGCAACAGAAAAACGCGCCGGGCAGTGCGAAACCTTATCCCGGTTTATCTTTCTCCTCAGCGAATTGGGGTTTATGCCCAGCTCGTCCGCCAAGTGCTTCAACTTCAGCCCCGTCCGATCCTTCCAGTCGGCAACGACCTGGTAGATCACCACATCGATCTCAGAAAACATGGTTCGCAACATTTCCTTGAAAAGTGATCATTTTCAAAGGTTTAGTGCTTTGCCATACTTCACTCAGCACCAAGCCAGACCCGCTACAGCGCCTCGACCGGCTACCACCTTGGAGCGCGATGCGGGAGTTCTTTGACAACTGGATAAAACGCAAAGGAAATCCATAAATGCATGCACAAAGAAGTGGCGCCAGGCTGTCATACACACCGCAATCGTTGCAGCTATCGCAGGGAGCGAGTAAAGACGCACACGCAGAAAGAATAACAATTTGTTATTCTTTTAGCAATAACATTTTGGGAGTTCCAGGCAATAACAATTTGCTGTCAAATCGCAGCATGGAAAGTAAAGAATTTCGTCGTGCCAACTTGCTTGCCTTGATCGAGCAATATGGAACAATCAGGCACCTAGCCGAAAAGGTTGATGTGGCCCCAAACCATCTGAGCCTTGTGAAAAACCATGTAAGAAACATGGGGGATAAGCTTGCGCGTCGCATCGAGGAGGCTGTAGGAAAGCCAGTGGGCTGGATGGACTTGCCTCACGATGGTGGCGACTTGGACCTAGCCCAAGATGTGGCATCAGTTACGATCACAGCTCAGTCTGAAGAGGAGCTCGTGAAGCTCCTGCGCGAAAAGGGCGAAGCCTACGCGTTCGAACTGCTCCGCAAGGCATTCATGGAGCAGGAAAACAAAAAGGGCGACTGATGTCGCCCCACTCTACCCTCTAGGCCGCAAACCTGGCCTGGGTCAAATCTAGACTACTCACATCCCCGCTCCGCACAAACTCCAAGGAGCCATCTTGGTAGCGCCTGAGCGCCACTTCGGCGACAACCGGGCCGCGCGCGTCGAAACCAGCTCTGTGGTGATGACAGTTTGCCGCATGCACACATGGCGCATGAGCGGTATTGCAATTGCTCTGCATTCCTAACTCCGTTTCAGGTGCTCAATCGTAGCCGTCTGTCATATGTCACTACTGACATCTTCTTGTTTTATTGCCACATTGTCCCACCTGACATCTGTCAGGTCATTACTAGAAATAGTAAGAAAATCTGTACACAGTAAAAATACGTATTTATAAATACATGGTTTAAATGCCATGTATTATTCGCATGCCCCGATCTTGTACATCAGCTGCTCTACAGTTGACGCCTCGTAAGTCTCCATCAGGCGTCCGATGTGGTAATCGATTGTGTAGACACTCTTGCCTAAAGCTGATGCCACCTCTGCTCTTTTAAACCCTCGCTTACAATACAGATCGATTACGGTTTGCTGGATTTTGCTCGTTTTAGCAATTCGTGCGTTTGAGGCAAAAACTCTATGCGCGACCTCGGCCAGATCGGGAAGCAGCATTTCGAGCAAATCACGCAGCGCGCGGTCGTCTTCCACCTGGCGCCCAATCATCGACAGCACGTATCGAACACCGCCGCCCTTATCGGCAATGTAGGTCAGGCCATGCGTTAGCTTGTGGTGCTCGCAATCAGAGACGAACCTCCGCTGCGCCTGGGTCAGGCCCTGGGCGTAGAGCCGCGTCGACCACACAACCGGCTCACCTGCGGACGCCCTCACAATGGGGTCAACCTTCACGTAACCACGCTCTACGTACCGCAGCAACCAATCCTCAGACCAGCCGTGATTTATGTACAGCGATGGCACCTTGGTCCCGTAGAACGTCGCCAACAGCGTCGGCGCACCGCCGGCTACCGTGCACACCAGAGCCAGGGCCGCGTCAAGATCATCGCGCGTCCGAGCACGCACCAGCATGCTGCGCAGCGCTGCAGCAGCGCAGATTGCTGCATTGATTCTGTTATTGGATATCGCCGCGACTTCCGGCAGCTGATCGATAGCTGTCGTCATGAGTCCTCCCCGTCTATTCAAGGTAGGACATTTCAACGACGCAGAAAACCGCGCCGCCGATTTCTCAGCGTGCGGTGGTCAGTAGCCGCTGCACCAGGCGCCAGACTTCGTCCGGCCCTTTGCTCAGCATTTGCTCAGCTACATCTTCCAGCGAGTCCGCAGAGACGTAAGGGGCCTCCGTGCTCGCCAAGGGCGTCTTACGCCCCTTGCCTGTCTCCAGCCATGTCAGCGAGACCCCCAGCGCCTTCGCAATGCCCGGCAGCTTGGCAGACTCGCGATTGCGACCATTCTCCAGGTCAGCAACTATCGACCGACTGCAACCGGCCCGCCGGCCAAGATCTTCCTGGCGCCAGCCGCGGCGCATGCGCTCGGCCCTGATTCGATCACCTCTTACATTCATGCCGCATTGTCGATTACGGCAGAGATGCCATGGCACCATTCAGAGATGGCATTACATCACAATCGGGCGCAAAAAAGCCCGCGTGAGCGGGCTTGTTGCGGGCGCCAGGTGTTTTTATCTGAACGGGTGGGCTCAGCCTGGGCTTGAGGTGAGTCTGCCGGTGGTGGCCGGCGCGGTCAAGACAAAGGAAAACCCGCCGGAGCGGGTTAGGGAAATTGGCAAGTATATTTTGCCGCTTCAAGCGGAAGGATTGTAAATTACAACACACTAACTAAATAGGCCAACTCTCTCTGGTAGCGGGTAACAGACGAATTTACTTGAAGCCTCTTCCCTTCCACAGTATGAAAACCACCTATTTGAAGCTTTGAAATAGGGATGCTTTTTGCACCACTAATTCGACCTGAAGAAACGAAATCATCAGTTAGAACAAATGCATCCGCAGGATCTGACACATCAAAAGCATGATAAAATTTTTCTGCAATTGAAAGCGCACGCTCGACATACATTTTTGATGCTCTATCAGGCGTGGAACGTATTCGACTTTTCGAACCTACCATTGTCATGACAATTGCAGCTACTTTAGGCACTGACAATCCCCCAGCACGTTCATTCCATACCGCAAAATCTCGCTTATTATTATGAAGCATATCCAACGTAAGCTCCAGCGACTCAATAGAGTGCTCGTCTACTCGCACAGGTATAACCAATGCGTCTGCAGCACACCATGCAAGATGGGTTCCGCCCGCATAAAATGGGCTTGTATCGATGAGAACGCCTTCAGCTTTTTTTTCTTTTGCCTCTTCCGCTAGAACATTTTTCAAGCTCTCCAGCAAAGACTTCACAGCTTTGGGATTGCTTTGCGAGTGCGCCAGCTGCAGCTGCTGATAAAGTGTCGAAGGAAATGCAAACATTTCAGCATCTCCAGGAACAACATAGCTCGGCTTTGTTGTTTTAAAAGCACCACAATATTGAGAAACTCTATATGAAAGATCAGATGGCTTTTCACCAAATGCAGGACCAAGCAGTACAGGCTGCAAGCCCTTTAGAATAGTCACCTCTGGAGTTTCATCACGCATTAGAGTTTCACTCAGATTGCACTGAGGGCAAACATCTGCGACAAGCATTGGCCTTCTGATACTCATTTCAAATGCCAAATTGAAGCTAAGCGTGGACTTGCCGACACCACCTCGTAGTGTAGTGACGGCATAGTTTTTGTATTTTAAATCTCCCGCTCTGACGAAGCCTTCTTCCACGACTTTTCGATGCGTTTCAAAGATTTTATCCAGGCCACCCATTTTAGCTTCCCCAAATGTTGAGTTTGTACGGCAGACGAGTTGAGCATAGCATGCAGGTGGTGCAGGTGCAACGAAGAAGTGCAGGTGGTGCAGGTGAAACGAAGAAGTGCAGGTGGTGCAGGTGCAACGAATAAGTGCAGGTGATGCAGGTGAAACGAAGAAGTGCAGGTGGCGCAGGTGCAACGAAGAAGTGCAGGTGGTGCAGGAGTTGACGGTAAAAATAAAGAGAGCACTCAACTGCGCCAAGCCTCGGCCGGTTCATCACCATTCAAGTGGCGGGGCAGAGATTGGGCTCCGACACCTGCTATATGGACACATACCGCCAAGTCTTGAGCCCCATCTTGAGTGCGGCAAACTTGGCGGATTCCTTGTTGCCCCATAGCGGGGTAGCGCTCAGATCCAGGGCTTCGGCCAGTGTGTGGCCGGCCTCGGGCTTGTCGCGCTGGTACACGTACCACTTCACCTTATCGCCAGTCGTTGCCAGTACGTAGGTCGCCATGTTGAGCCCTTTAACTGTCGGCATCTCCGCAGCACGCACTCGTCCACCGTTTGCGGCTGTCTTTATTTCTTCTCAAGCCAATAATGCATCCGACTGTCCGGGTCCTCCATCAAGGATTTGCACATGTCGGAATACTGGAAGAGCAGTCCATCAAAACCTTCGTTTGCTAAGGCTTTTGACTCGATCTGGGTGTGTAGCAGGAGCTTTGATCGAGCGTATTCCGGCGGCTGCCCCTCCATCAGCACTTCAAGCATCTGCATCGCATGGAGAGCAGATGTCTTACTTGCCTTTGCAGCTGCCTTCCATTTGCTGTCCGTCCGCCCTGATTCTTCTGAGACCGTTGAAACAATTGTGTAGTAAGCGGCGCATGCAGCCATGTCGTCCGCGAGATTTGCAATGGCCGTTGGTGTGTCATATGCCTTTGCAGGGCTGGTAGCCAACAGGCCAATGCTGGCCGCCAATACACACACCTTCATCTCTGTCCCATCAGATGCGGCAGACGCCTCTGTCGCAACTCCGTGAACACAGACTTTTCGTCGAAGCCGCCGGACATCAGCATCCCAGCCATGGCGCAATATCCGACTTGTTCTGCACCGCATCCGCCCAGGTACTCATCGGAGTAGCTTTGCCGTTCTTAATCGTCCAGCGCATCAAAAACTCTCTGTAGTAGCGAGCATCATCCGGTGTTGGTGGCGGCGCCGCGGCGATGATGTGCAGCAGCTGATTTTTAGGGTCGCCTCCAGTGTTCGTCAGCTCCGAAAATCTCTTGTCGATCTTGAAGCGGCAGGCCTTAAAGGCGTCCCACGCCGTGCCGTGCGCCGCGCTAGGGATCGCCTTCAGCGCAGCCTCAATCCGTGTCATCGAATCGGCGTAAGTTGCGGTCGGCACCAGAGCCAGGATGCAAGCGAATACCCATACCTTCACAACCCTCTCCTTTACCCGCATCAAAGGGCGGCTCGGTCACTTACCCCTGCCAGAGCCTCAGTCTGTAGCCGTCTGTACAACTGACATAGAGGCTGACTGGTCGATCAGCACTCGGAAGCGAGCCTCCTGCTCGGCCCCCGCCACGCCGGCCACCTCCTTCAGATTGCCACCACAAAACGCTCCGTTCGGTTCAGCGCCAATCACTACCGATCCCGGGTTGCTCCTCAATCTGACAACCTCGCCAGCCCCTAGGAGGGCGCGCAACTTTCCATTCACGTAGATGCGGGTATCACAGGCTGAGCCGACCATTCCAGCGTCACGCTTCACCAGTATCTGCGCACTCCCTTCACCAATATCCATGACTTTGCTCGGCTCTACCGGCCTTGCTTTTGCAAAAGAAACTGGCTGCGTCGCGCAGGCGCTCAGGACAAGTGAAAAAGCAATGCACATTGAAATTTTCCACATGTGAAGCAAACCCAATGGTTGACATTGGCATCTTACACTTGGCTACAAGCCAAGCCAATCTGCATTACTTTATCGGGATCGATCATGCCAAAAGTAGTTTGATGAAACTCAGCACCGCCAATGGACCCCGGTGCCTAATTTCCTCTGCCAGCTTCTCGTCAGACAACTTGGGCAGCATGCCTACCGTGGCATGATTATTGTCCAGCCACGCGTTCGGAAGGCCAGCAGCCACTTCGATCTTCCTGGCGATCTCATCACCGCAGCGCCGCTCCCCTGACTTGACGGTGCTTAAGTAAGAGGGCGATGTCCCTACCTCGCTGGCAAGCTTTGCCGCCATGCCACGAATTGCCAAAATGGACATAAGGTTATCTCGGCGAATTCCATATACGTCCTTCAGCTCGCCAAGGGGTTCTACGGGAACGTCTGCATCCCCGCCTCCAGGGAAGTCCATCCAGCCTCTCGGCTTACCAACAGCGGCCTCAATCTTTCTGGCCAGCAATTCCCCCACCCTCTTCTTGTCGTTCTTCACCTGACTTAAGTAATTCGGCTTGATCCCAAGCTTGCTCGCCAGCTCGGCCGTTGCCCCTCGGCGTGCCACAAGTGAAAACAGCTTCTCCTTGCGCACTTCGAAAACGTCGGCAAATCCGTGCCCCTCTTCACGCTGCGTCTCTTCGTCATCATCGCTCATTCCAACCTCCCGTCTCCAATGCCAGCATCTTACAGCCATGGGTTGGGCGGCGTGGCGGGCAATTACACAATGTAATTGCATTAAAGCAACACAACCAATTGGAAATATCATTTTGTTATTGATTGATGAATATCTGTTTGTTATTGTTACCCCATCAGCACAGCAACACAGTGCACCGATCTCTAACAACCAGCAGCGATACGGCACAGCCCAGGGCGCGCAGCAAGGCACCCCCTGTCAGGTCTCAGACCTGAGGAAGCGATGGCCAAGTCATGCAGAAGCACCTGCATGTCGCGCAAGAGGTTCGCAAGGAGCGGACCAATGACAGCGCAAGCGCCCACCCCACCGTGGCGAGTAACGGGGGAGTGAAGTAGAAGGCCGCTTTGAGAGAGGCGGCACACTGGATGGGATCGCGCACTGGACATGCGCAAGCGGCGGCAACCGCGAGGCCCAAGCTGGAAAGTAGGTGTCTGCCAGCCTCATCCAGTGTGAGCGGTAAACAGGCGAGAGCGGCCTGAGTAAAACGGCTTATGCGACTGGCCCGGTCGTTAAACGGGCACCCACACGCCTGGGTCCTTTGGCTGGACAGCGCCAAGAGCGGGCCTCCTCAGTTCCCAGCCGTGTAGGTCAACGCCAGGAGAAGCATGGATATATTTTTGCTCTGGCTTTGGATTCTGATTGGTTGGCGCCCGCGAGAGCGACTTTCCTCGCGCGGCAAGGAAGTCAGATCCACTACGGCAGTAGCATCGCCACCACCTCAGATGGCCTGCGCGAAGGGCGCGCAGTAGCCATCGCCAACCTGAGAGACGGGCCGCTTCGGCGGCCGAGACAACTGAAAGGACATCGCATGAGCGAACAGGGTTTCACGAAGGGCCAGGCGGTCAGCTTCACCACCATCCACGGCCGCGAAGGTAAAGGCAAGATCATCGACATCACCAAGGGCGCCAAGGGCGACTTCATCAAAGTGCAGGAAGACGGCAGCGACAAGGTGACATCCTGCCGCCCGAAGCAGCTGAAGGCCGCCTAAGCCGCCGCCGGCGACAGCCGGCTGCATTGCTGAACGCCTTGTGCGAGCAAGTGTAGCGCTGGCCGCGCTTACCGGGCGCCACCCGGGCAGGAGCCACAAGACGTTCAGCAATGCAGTGTAGACCCCCGTACTGTGCCGGGGCCGCTTCGGCGGGACACCTTCCGGTTGCGCACCCCAACCGACTGCGCAGATGGGTGGGTCACAGAACACCGTAGACCCTTGCAGCAGCGCCGGCAGCCTTCACAGGTAGTCTGATGCCGGTAGGACCGCTGATTTCAGCGGTGGGGCCGAGGGCCACGCCCTCCCCGGCTGGATGATGGATCATGCCAGTCGCCCCACCCCTGCGATTCGCAGGTTTCTCCTCAGTTTTCCTTAATTTACCCGGCCCTCGCGCCGGGTTTCTTTTTGGAGTTCGCCATGCACACCTTCACCGTCGAATTCGTGCCGCGCGCCAAGACCAAGGGTGCCACCCTCCGCATCGAGGGTGTGCAGGCATCAGACAGACACTCCGCCATCATCCGCGCCGCCAGCCAGGAGCGAATCAACGCTGCCAACTACAAGCCGCGCGCCACCCTTCAGCGAAAGGAAGCAGCATGATCGCCAACGCTACCGCGACGCCGGCCGCCGCGCAGATCAACGTCGACTGTCGCAAACTGCAGGCCGCCAACTCCGGCTGCTATGCAGTGCATGCGATGTCCGGGTTTCGCGTCCACTTCCAGTATCCACGCACCCGCCGCCGCATCGACAACCTGATCGTGCTGGCCCGCAGCAAGGGCGAGGCGCTGGATCGCGCCGGCGCCATGCTGCCCGATTACCTCCCCACTGGAATGTCGCGGCTATGAAGGCGCGGATCAAATACGCCCTGGGCGGGCTCGTCGCCACCTCCCTCTTCTTCGCCGCAGTCACTTTGGCTCAGGCCGTGGAGCAACTCCAATGACCGCACGTCAGTTCCTCCCTATTCAAGGTGCCATCGCCCGCCACATTTACGGCGAACGCCTTGCCGCAACTCAGCCACTCGACTGTCCGCCGGCGCAGAGCGACTGGTCCGACGCAGACAGTTGCGAGGCCACCATGGCGATGGCCGCGCAGGTGCTGTCGCTTGTCAACGCGATGCCGGACGGGCCGGCACGGCGCCAAACAGTTCGATTGCTGGAGTCGGCTCGTGCGAGCTACGCCCAGGCAGTGACGAGGGATGCCGCGTGATCCGCACCATCCCTCTCGATCGGATGCACAACACCTTGAAGTCGCGCCAGATCCAGCAAGGCGGATCGTTGAAAGACACCCCGCCGCACGCCAGGCGCGCCGCCAAAAAACAGCGCGAGCGCCATGTGATCGAGGACATCCTCTTTCAGCTCAACGCGCCTTTAACGAATAGGAGCAACAAGGATGATCGCAAACCTCTCAGGCGCGTCTGAGCTGATCAGCGCCGCCAACCTGCTGGCCGAGTTTGTTGCCCGGGTGAACAGCTACTTCGATCAGATCAAGCCGCGGCCGTCTTTCGCCATCAAGGTGAAGGGCCAGGCGCTTATCGGCGAGATCGCCATCCCGTGGGAAAAGCACCCAGGCCTTGCTTTCACCATCCGCGAGCTGAGCGACGCTGAGGCAGACGCCCTAGGTGGCCGGCTCCGCAGTTCTCTCGAAGCCTCCATCGACCGCCTCGGCACAAGCCAGCCGCCGGCGCCGAACGTCGTGCCGATTGAGGCGGCGCGCAAGATTGAAGCTGAGCAGAAGCCCATTCAGTCCAGCAGCAACGATGATCGTGAAGGCTTCTTTGGCACTCGCAGCGTATGGGGATGACCATGAAACGAACCGAATGGAAGCAAGCCTGGCGCTTCGTCCGCGCCATGTGGCCGCAGATCAACCAGGGCGACGGATGGAAGCACCTCACCGCCCAGCAGCGCCAAGCCGCCAACCACCTCGACCAACGCAACACCGCAGCGCCAGCCCACAAGCTGGCGCTTCCGTTTTAAGACCGGAGACAATCATGCAATTCCATCAGGCACAGCGCAAAAAGGCCAAGCTACGGCTGGCACTGACTGGCCCCAGCGGAGCAGGCAAAACCTACGGCGCGCTCGTGGTTGCCAAGGGCCTGGGCGGCAAGATCGCCGTCATCGACACCGAGCGCGGGAGCGCATCGCTTTACTCTGACATCGTGGACTTCGATGTCTTGGAACTGGACCCGCCTTATACGCCTGAGCGCTTCCTTGAAGCGATGAAGGCCGCAGAGGCTGCCGGTTACAGCACGGTAATCCTCGACAGCATCACCCACGAATGGAGCGGCGTTGGCGGCTGCTTGGAAATGAACGACGCGCTGGCCAAGGCCAAATTCAAGGGCAACACCTGGTCGGCCTGGAACGAGACCACCCCGCGCCATCGCGCCTTCATCGACGCCATCCTTCGCTCGCCCATGCACGTCATCGCCACGATGCGAAGCAAGACCGAAACAACCCAGGTCGAGGAAAACGGCAAAAAGAAGGTCGCAAAGCTGGGCATGAAGTCTGAGCAGCGCGACGGGCTGGAGTACGAATTCACTGTCGTCCTGGACATCTCGCACGACGGCAATATCGCGCTGGCCAGCAAGGACCGGACGCGCCTCTTCGCAGACCCTGTCCGCCTGAGTGCCGAAACAGGCCAGCTGCTGCTGGAATGGCTGGAGAGCGGCAAAGACCCGGCGCAGATGATGGCCGAAGAGGTCGACATGGCCATCGAGGCGATGCGCGGCTGCGACAACCTGGGCTCGCTGCAGGGCATCTTCGCCGGCGCATGGAAGCGCTGCGACGAAGTGAACAAGGCCCGGCTGAAGGCTGAATACGATCAACTGAAGTCGGCACTGGAAACCAAGGAGCAAGCCGCATGACAACCGCCGCCCTCCCCGCCGTCTCGCTGGAGATCGACGCCAGCCAAGCGCCTACCATTTACACCGGCAAAGGCCTCAATGTGTATTTTGAGTACATCAAGGCCATGGTCAACGAAGTACCGGATCTGACCACCAAGAAGGGCCGCGACCGCATTGCCTCGCTCGCCTACAAGGTCAGCCAGAGCAAGACGGCTGTCGAGAAGCCGGGCCGCGACTACCTGAAGCTGGTCAAGGAGCTGCCAAAGAAGATCGAGGATGAGCTGCGCGACTTCGTCACGCAATGCGACGCCCTCCGCGACTCGGTTCGCAAACCTCTGACCGACTGGGAGGCGGAGCAAGCACGCATTGAGGCTGAACGCATAGCCGCGGAGAAGGCTGCCGAAGAGGCTGCTGCCCTCGCCCGCCAGATCGAAGCCGATCACGAAATCGGCCTGCTGATGAACCGCGAGCATGACCGCCTGGCCGAGGAGAAGCGCCAAGCTGATCTACGCGCCCAGCAAGAGCGTGAGGCCGAGATTGGTCGGCAGGCCGAAGAGAAAGCGCGACGCGAAGTTGAGGAGAAGGCCGAAGCCGAACGCCAAGAAGCCATGCGACGCGAACTGGAAGCCAAGCTCACCGCCGAGCGCGCGGAACAAGAGCGCCAGGCGGCAGAACAGCGCGCCAAAGACGCCGAGGCCCGCGCCGCCAGCGAGAAGGCCGAGGCCGAGGAGCGCATCCGCCAGGCCGAGGCGAAGGCCGAGCAGGACCGCCTGGAAGCTGAAGAACGCGCCAAGCAGGCCGCAATCCAGGCTGAAGCCAACCGCATCCGTGCCGCAGAGGAAGCTGCAGCGGCCGAGCGCCGCCGACTGGAGCGGGAAGCCGAGGCCAAAGCAACAGAAGAACGCCGTCGCGCAGCCGATACCGCCCACCGGGCCAAGGTGAACCGCGAGGCGCTGGACGACCTGATGGCCACCGGGCTGACCGAAGACCAAGCCAAGGCAGTGGTCTGCGCCATCGTCAAAAAACAAGTGCGCCACGTCGCCATCCAATATTGAGGACGCCATGAACAGCATCACCTTTGACGGCCGCCTGGCCGCCGACGCCGAACTGCGCTACACGCAGAGTGGAGAGCCGATCCTCACCTTCCGCGTGGCCAGCGACATCGGCTACGGCGACCGCAAGTCCACCAACTGGTTCAGCTGCCAGATTTGGGGCAAGCGTGGCGAGTCGCTGAAGAACTATCTGGCCAAGGGCCAGCAAGTGACCGTGTACGGCCAGCTGTTGCTGCGCGAGTGGCAGGACAAGGACGGCAACAAGCGCCTGTCTCCCGACGTCCGCGTCAACGAACTGAGCCTGCAAGGCGGCCGGCAGGAGGAAGGCGGACAGCCCTCGTCGCGCCAGGAACCGCCGGCCGCGCCGCGTCGTCGTGAGCAGCAATCGCCGCCGCCCATGGATGACTTAGACGACGACGGGATTCCCTTCTAACAATGCCAGTAACAGCCCATCGCCGGCGCATGTGGATACGCGCCGCCATGATCAAGCAAGCCCGCCTCGCGCGGGCTTCATCAATTCTGGAGCCACCATGCAAAACCCCCGTGACATCCGCCGCAGCACCGGCCTCAACCAGCAGCAGTTCTGGGGCGTCCTCGGCGTCACCCAATCCGGCGGCAGCCGGTACGAAAACGAGCGCAACATCCCCAAGCCGGTCCAGACCCTAATGAACGTGGTCCACGTCCACGGCATCGACCTGTCCAAGATCACAGCCGAGAACGCCCAGGTCATCCGCGCGCTGCTGGCCGGTGAACTGGATGTTTCCGCCCTGCTCAAGACCGCCGAGCACATGCGCAAGCTCTCGGCGGCCGCGGCCGGCATTGCAGCCGAGGCCGCGAACACTTCTTTGCTGGTTCATGGGCTGAAGGAGGCCGCATGAGCAAACAGCCCAAGCAGCAGCTGGAGAAATATCACGGTGAGCTGAATCTCCACATCACCGACGGCGAACACGATCTGCCGATGGGCCGAGCCCGCGTCGACTGGGAAGCCCCCCCCCGGCAGCAACTACTCCGGCGCCCATCTCTTCACCGCGGCGCTGCTGGGCGCTCAGCGCCATTTCTCAGCGCTGATGAAAGGCCTGGGCCTGCGTCACCGCTGGCGGATCTATGACGACGCCGGTAACAGCATCAGCCTGCAGGACTTCGACGCGAAGCTGGCCGAGGCCAAGGCGCTGAAAGAGCCGCTGACGTTGAAGCGGCTGGGTATTCAAACCGTTTCCATTGATTGATTCGCCTCAACACCCTGGAGAACCCCATGGATCAACGTACTACCGGCCTGTACCCGAAATTCACCGTGCGCCGCAACGATGGTCGCGACCAGTCCAGCGGCGACCGCGCTGGCGCCGAGTATTTTGTGCTTGACCTGACGTTCGACCCCTATGCCGTTCCCGCAGCTCTGGCCTATGCCGACGCCTGCCGCGCGCCGTTCCCGCGGCTGTCTGACGACATCGTCGCCAAAGTTTTCGCCCCGCGGACACCGCAACGCGATGAAAACGGCTGGTGGCTCCATCCGGTCCTGTGCTGGCAAGAGGATGAGTCCTTCCAGCTGAGGGAGTGGCTGGAAGGTTACGGCTACGAAATTTCCGTCATCGAGATGGACTGGGCCGAAAATAGCGACGAACTATTCGAGGCCCTGGAAGAAACCGGCAGTGTCTGCGGCTGGTTGCCCCTCAGCCCCGACGGTGAAGGCTGGTACCTGTCCGGAATCTACGACACTGACGATGGCCCCGCCGCCGCCTGGATTCGCAAGATACAGGAGGCTGCATGACCTGGTTCAACAACGCAACCCTGTTCCGGCTCACCGATGCGCCTGACGCCATCCGCCTGAGCGAGGCCCTGGCCAAGCGCCCGTTTCAACCCTGCATGGGACTGGATTGGTTCAGCGAAGGCTGGGTAGCGCCGGCCATCCACTTGGAAGAGCCGGTATTCGCAACGCGCGGGCACATGCTGGTGAGCCTGCTGCGCGAGGACAAGGTGCTGCCACCTGCGGTGATCCGCAAGGCCGTCGACGCCTTGGTCGCCGAGATCGAAGCCAAGGAGCTGCGCAAGGTCGGCCGCAAGGAGAGGCTGGCGCTGAAGGACCAAGTGACCGACGACTTGCTGCCGCGCGCCTTCGCGAAGCCGTCCCGCGTACCGGCGCTCATGGCTGGCGGCTGGCTGATCGCGGATACCGGCAGCGCGCCGCGCGCCGAGGCGCTGGTCTCCAAGCTGCGCGAGGCGCTGCCGCCCTTCCCCGCCGCGCTGCCGCGCACCCAGATCGTGCCGCGCACCGCGATGACCGACTGGCTGGCTGCCGGCGAAGCGCCGGGCGCGTTCGAGCTGGATGAGGATGCGGTGCTGAAGGATGGAAGCGAAAACGGCGCCGAGGTCCGCGTCAGCCGCATCAACCTGACCAGCGACGAGATCCGCCAGCACATCGCCACCGGCAAGCAGGCCACCAAGCTGGGCTTGATCTGGAACGAGAAGATCCGCTTCCAGCTGACCGACACGCTACAGCTGAAGCGCATCCAGTGGCTGGGCGTGCTGCAGGACGAGGCCAGCCAGGCCGGCGACGACCGCGAAAGCCTGTTCGAAGCCACCTTCATCCTGATGAGCGAAGAGCTCGGTGAGCTGGTGGAAGCGTTGGTGGAGGCGTTGGGTGGCCTGGAGGACAGCCAGGCTCGTCCAGGCGCAGTATCAACGACGCCGGCGCCCATGCCCGTCATGAGTACTCCCTAGGACTGAAGAGCCAAAACCCCAATGCCCGCTACATGCGGGCTTCTTTTTTGGCGCAAGCGCGCCAGGAGATGAGCATGAATACCCACATCAGCACCATGCGCTATGCGCTGGAAATCGCCACTTTGTCCCGGCTGCTCGACGAAAAGGAGCGCCACATCCAGATGCTGCAGGACACCATCGCCATCAAGGACGAGCAGTTGGCAACGATGGTGACGTGCGCCAAGGAGCTGGGGGATCGGCAGGCGGCGGCCGATGCGGTCGGTATCCCGAGGATTGCCGCTTAAGCAAGGCCACTGGCCGTTTAAGACGGCGTGTGGATTACGGGTACTGAACTTCCCACGTACCGTTTCTCGAGTCGTGCCATAGGATGCTGCGGCAATGCCTGCACTCATACATGGTGCGATGGGCATTCTCACCTCCCATCGTGGTCTGCTTGTCCAGGTGTTTTTTAACCTCATCGGCTCCGGCAGTGCCAGCAACTATCGGTCCACAGAATCCGCACATGATGAGCTCCTTTTCTCGTTGATGCTCAGGATTACCACCGACTGTGATGATTGTGAAGTGACCAGTGTTTAAACGCGGCCCATGCGGGCCATTATTCATGGAGCCAAGCATGAGCCTGTATCGGATATGCAGTCGCTGTGATTTCCGCAGGCCGCTGGCTGGCGGCGCGTATGTGACGACACCGAGCGGCGCCGGGAGCGAGTGGCGCTGCAAGATATGCAAGGACATCAAATGATCCGCGACCAATTCACGCTCGACCTGAACCGCGAGCTCATCATCGATAACTTCGCCGGCGGCGGCGGCGCTTCCACCGGTATCGAACTTGCGCTTGGGAGGCACGTCGACATCGCCATCAACCACGATCCTGAGGCCGTGGCGCTCCACAGCATCAACCATCCGCAGACCGACCACCATTGCGAAAGCGTTTGGGATGTGAACCCTCGCGACGTGACACAGGGGCGCCCGATCGGTCTGATCTGGTTCAGCCCGGACTGCAAACACTTCAGCAAAGCCAAGGGCGGAAAGCCGCGCAACAAGCGCATCCGCGGCCTGGCCTGGGTGACGCTGCGCTGGGCGTCGCTTCCGTGTCCCAGCAAACCACGCGTGATCTTCCTGGAGAACGTGGAGGAGTTCCGCACATGGGGGCCGCTGCTGAGCGATGGCAAGCCGTGCCCGAAGAAAAAGGGCCGCACCTTCAATAGCTTTCTGAACGCCCTTGCTCGACACGGATACAAGGTCGAGCACCGAGAGCTGCGCGGCATGGACTACGGCGCGCCGACCATCCGAAAACGCCTGTTCCTCATTGCCCGCAGTGATGGCCAGGCCATCGTCTGGCCAGCCCCTACCCATGGAGATCCGGACAGCGCCGAGGTGAAGGCCGGCAAGCTCAAACCTTGGCCAACGGCGGGCAATGACGTGATCGACTGGAGCATTCCGTGCCCGAGCATTTTCGAGCGCACGCGTCCGTTGGCGGAAAACACGTTGCGCCGCATCGCCCGCGGCATCAACCGCTATGTCCTGAACACGGCGAAGCCGTTCATCGTCAAAGTAAACCACGGTTACGATTATTTCCGCGGACAAGCGATCGACGACCCCATGCAGACCGTTACCGCCAAGCACGGCTATGGCCTGGTAGCGCCGGTGTTGACCGAGTGCGCCAATGCCAGCAGCCAGCGCTGCATGCCGGCCGATGAGCCGCTGCGCACGGTCTGCGCTGAAGTGAAGGGCGGGCATCATGCATTGATCGGCGCGACGCTGGTGGGGGCTGGCGGTCCGTCCTATGGCGGCAAGCCGCGAGCGGTCGACCAAGCCATGCCGACGCTGACGACCGAGTCGCACCACGCTGTTGCGGCCGCGACCTTGATCAAGCACTACGGAGGCAACTACAAGGGTGCCGGCGTGGATCTGGCTGGGCCGATGCACACAACTACTACCGTTGACCATCACGCACTGGTCGCCGCCCACATCACCAAGTTCCGATCCGGATCGACCGGATCTGGAGCCGACGAACCGCTACACACGGTGACGGCCGGCCCAAAAGAAAACCCCGCCGGCGCGCCGCATGCGATGGGAGTTGTCGCCGCCCATCTGGTCCGCCAATTCGGTAATAGCGACGCCGCGCCGGCCGGCGCGCCGGTCGGAACTGTCACTGCTGGCGGCGGAGGCAAGACCCAACTGGTGGCCGCCAACCTGCTGAAGCTGTACGGCACCAGCCAGGACGGACAGCCCGTCAGCCAGCCCATGCCCACGGTGACTGCCGGCGGCAACCACATCGCCGAGGTCCGAGCCTTCCTCGTGAAGTACTACAGCGAGGGCGGCCAGGATCAGAGCCTGTATGACCCACTGCATACCGTTCCCACCAAGGACCGCATGGGCCTTGTGACCGTCGCCGGCGTCGACTACCAAATTGCCGACATCGGCATGCGGATGCTGGAGCCGCGCGAACTCTACGCGGCGCAGGGCTTCCCGAAGACCTACGTAATCGACCCCGTCATCAACGGCCGGCGCCTGCCGAAGCACGCGCAAGTCCGGATGGCCGGCAACAGCGTCTGCCCACCGTTGGCTGAAGCGCTGGTGCGCGCCAACTGCGCGGACATGATGGCCTGGAGTAGCGCCGAGATGAAGCAACGCCGGAGCATCGCCGCATGACCTTTCCCTTCTACATCCGGCACGTTAGCGATACAGCCCCAGGTCAGACCCCGGAGGGGCCAACTTCAGCACTATCGAGTCATATCCCCAGCCAACAGCATTAACCACGACTGCGCAGACTGCGAGGCCGCCCGCCAGGGTGTACTGGCCATAAATGCCCCACACAATCGCCGCCAGCATCATTAAACCCCCAGCGATTTTTAGCACCGCCTGAATCATTCCCCTGAACGTCATCAGGACATGGAAAAGGATGCCTTTTAGCAGCTCCATGGCCGCCCCTTATGCAAAAGGAAGGATTTTCCCATGAACCCGCACCACCTGGAACTGATACCCGACACCGGCGCGGCGCTGGCAGCAGCCAACGCGGCCCACGCGGAAGGAGTGACCATGCCCAACGTCAATGAGAAGCCGATCCTGTTCTGCGCCGAAATGGTCCGTGCGCTACTGGCCGGCACTAAGACGCAGACGCGGCGGGTGGCAAAGCCGGTGAAGCATCCAGATTTTGGCAACCTGTACGAACCAGGTGCCATGGTGCTGGAACGCGAACCACAGCATGTCATTAACCGCGCATGCCCATACGGCCAACCTGGCGACAGGCTGTGGGTACGGGAGACCTGGGGGGTGATCAGCCACTCTTGGGACAAGGCCGGCAATATGGTCGATTGGGTGCCGGATCGGCCGGCCACACCAATCCTAGAACTGCCATTCGGCCGAGTTTACTACTCCGGCCACGTCATCTATGCGGCCGACGGCTATATGGAGTGGGCGGGCGATGACGATGGCGGCGGTGAGCCTCGGTCGGCATGGAAGCCCAGCATTCACATGCCGCGCACTGCCAGCCGCATCCTGCTGGAAATCACCGACGTCCGCGTCGAGCAGCTGCAGGACATTAGCGAGGCGGATGCGGTGGCTGAGGGGTGCGTCGCTGAGCCTTGCGACCACTCGCGGCAGAGCTGCGAGGACATCGGCTGCTACGGGCCGACAGCTGCAGGCGCATACCACTGGCTGTGGAATCGGCTCAACGGCGCCGGCAGCTGGGACGCAAACCCGTGGGTGTGGGTGATTGAGTTCAAACGAGTGGAGAAGTGACCATGCAACCCAACACCAAACCCGTCACGCCGCCGGAGTTCGTGGCCACATCCTACGCCCGCGCGTTCAATGCCTGCCAGGCGATGGTATCGGCGCAGCATGCCGGGCCTATCACTCCGGACATGATGGCCGCCTGGGATAACGGGCGGCGCGTCGTCAATGAGGCCGATGGCGCGCAGGCGCTGAAAGCCATCTCGATGCTGCAGGCGGCGCTGAAAGAGGCCGAGGACGAGCTGTGCCACCTCGGAGCCGAGCTAACGAATGAGGGGTGGGACACCTGGACCATCAAGTTGACGCTGGATGTGATCCGCATCGCGCTCTACGGCGGTGATGGCGACGGCCAGGGACCGGAGCATTTTGAATCCGCCCGGGCAGCGCTCCAAGCGCAGCGTGACAAAGAAGACAAGGAGACCGCGTGATGCAACCCAACACCAAACCCCGCCAGGCATGGAGCCACAACAACGACACATTCCCATGCGACACCCTGCGCGAGCTGATCAACAAATACGGTCTCGAGCCCGGCGATGTCGTGCATATCGGCGACGTGGAGGAGCATGGCACTGACTGGATAGACGCCAGTGACGTGATCGAACAGATCGCCGACCGCGGCGCCGATTATGGCGGCGAGTTTGCGGACGACTTCCCGGACGTGTCGGCCGAGGCCAAGGCCGAGTTGGATGCATTCCTGGCGCGTTGGCAGGCAGAACACTGCGTGGCCAGCTTCTTCCTGGTCGTAAACGTCCGGCAGCACACCATTACCGAAGCGGATATGGAGGAGGCAACATGCAACCCCTGACCCAACTGGCGGACTCGCAGAGCGGGCGCGGCCCATACGGCGTAGACGCCGACTATTTCCACCGCCAACTGCCGCGCATCATCCTGGGGCTGGAAAACTTCAGGCCGGCAGAACTGGCGCGTGAGTTCGCCCGCATGGCGATATCCGCAGACGCCGCCGCGGCCCGCGACGAACTGTTGCCGGCCACCAAGCATAGTGGCAATTCCAGAGACGAAGTATTGTGCATGGCCGCTCAGATGGCACTGGACTACATCGCCAGGATCCACGGCGCGCCAGCGAGGGATGATCTGGAGCTTGAGTCAGCATACGTCACACTCAGCCTAATGCGCGCCCTGGATCCCTACATGTCGGCCGCTGGAAAAGACCGCAATCGACAAACCCATGAAACCATCTGCGCTCTTTACAACGCCGGACGTTGTATCGACCTCCAGCAGCCCGCGCCGGCGATGACGCAAGTCGAACTTGACGTCATAGCAAACCTGGTCGAGTTGACCAGGTTCGTCACCCTGGCGATGGATGATAGCGAGGAGGAAGGACGGGTACACCTGATCGACTCCGACAATTTCGACTTTATCAGTGCCCAGCTGGATGGGCTGGATGAATTACCGGACGACAAGCCCGGCTACACACTCGGGCCGGCTGGTAAGGCGGAATGGGCTTTGCGCCGCTTGCTCGCCGCCGCGCCGCAGCTGGCCCAGCCCCAGCAGCCTGCCGTGATCGAAGAGATCGCCGCCGAGCGCCGGCGGCAGATCGAGGTCGAGGGATGGACGCCTGAGCATGATGACCAGCACACCGGCGGACAGCTGGCAGATGCGGCATCGTGCTACGCGCGGCTGGGTGCTGGATGGTCTATCGGGGCATCTCATCGCTGGTGGCCATTCGATTCACCTAGGCTGAATCCCGGAACGCGCCGCCAAAATTTGGTTAAAGCCGGCGCGCTAATTGTGGCCGAGTTGGAGCGGATCGACCGTGCCGCCGCGCCGCAGCCGAAGGAAGGGAGCAGCCATGACTGAAATAGTAGGGGAAAAGGAAGCACTACGTCGCCTTTATGCAGCCCTAAACAGTCCGTGGAAAGCCGGGCCGAAGTGGGCGACATATCAGAGACAGACCGTCGAGGCCGCCCTTGATGTGATCAAACAGCTTCACGACGCCGCGCCGCTGCCGGCCCAGCAACGCACGATCACCGACGACGAACTGCTTGATGCGTTTTGGCCTCATGTTGAAGTGCAGCGCACTGGCACGATTCGCGGGCTGGTCGATGGACTACGTGCTGTCGAGAAGCTGGTGGCACCGCAGCCGTAGGAAAGGGGTGAGTGATGGCCGTCTACGTTGACGACATGCGAGCCAACTACGAAGGAGACCCAGCAACGTTAACGTGGGAATCGCCTGCTATTTTCAGGGGAGTGGAGGCTGAAACTAATTTAATTGCCGCACATGGCTTATATAGATTTCCAAGCCATGCGCGGTAATAATTAATTTTAACGGCCGCCGAATTTGAACGTGTAGTAGGCGCTGATCGCGGTTGTCGATCTGCCGGGATTATATTCAATGATGTAATCGTTGCCAAATGTCAAAGGGCTATCTGTCACAATGACAATGGAGCCCCTGCTGTCGTTGCTCGGGACCGGGGTATGCTGCACTGCTTGGCCGGGAGAAACAACTTGGCTGCCATTAAATAAGTATATCCAGTCGAGGCTTCGGTTCGGCGTATTGCCATCGGGAGTAGAGTACTGGACAGTGAGATAGGTTTTCCCATCTTGGTTCTTCTGGTTGGTTACGATCAATGTTGTTACTTCGGATTTCAAGTATTGCCCATTGACCAATACTACAGTGGCGCAAATGGAATCGTTGCCGGTGTTGTTATTCACGATAAAACCGACCGTGTACGGTCCGTCGTTAAAGTCGTAGCCTTGAACCGTGAGAGTTACCTCTCCCTCAAGATCTGTTGCCGCTGCTATTGCAACTGGGTTGCCAGTAGCCTGAAACCCTGGCCATATACCAATCCTAGAATCCCTGGATGCGGAAATGGCCTTGTAGCTTGCCTTGACCGAGACCGTACTGGTGACAACCGTGTTGTAAACACGTGTACTTCCCATCACTGTTGAAGCCTTTTCGAAAATATCGCTCATTTCCCACTCCCAAAGTTAAGTATGGAATATTTACGCATCACCAATGAGGCTGAGGCGTAATGGGATTTTATAGTTAATTTATTTATTTGCTTGTGTATTTGAGGTGGAAATTCTGGCAAAAAGAACTGCATTTGTTAAAGTAGGAATCAAATATTTATTTATGATTAGAGATTTATCGAATCGCGAGGTGTATTTAGAAATTATTCTAATTAGGCTGATCGACTTTAAGTCTAGGTTAATATTACCATGAGAATTATATAGTTTCATGCTTAGGCCGCCTTAGAGCGGACCTTTCTATTTGGAGAAATCAATGCAACTGATAGGCCTAGCCGGGCCTCTGAAGTCCGGCAAAGACACCATCGCCGACTACCTCGTCGCCAGGCACGGCTTCGTGAAGGTCGGTTTCGCGGACAAGATCAGGGAGGAGCTGCAGACCATTGCATTCCCCTCTGCTTGGCATGACTTCACAAACCAAGACATCAAGGAGAATATTGATCCCGCTTTGGCGATTATGTTTTGCGCTGATCATGCATTTGTCGCCTGGCTTGTGCATCGGAAAATACTCGAACACTCAGCAAGCGACTATCGCTATGCCCGATCTCCCCGCTGGCTCCAGCAGCAGTGGGGCGACTACCGCCGCGCGACGGCCGGCTGGGACTATTTCATCTGCGCGGTGCGCGAGCGCATCGAGGCATCAACGGCGCCGGTTGTCGTGTCCGGCCTACGCAATGCCGCAAGCGCCCCGATCCCGACCGCCGAGGCCGATTTGATCCGGCAGCTGGGCGGCTGGGTCTGGCACATCGACCGGCCAGGCTTCGAGGCGTCAGCCGAGCACACGACAGAAATCGCCCTACCGCGCCACGCGCGCGACCTCACCATCGACAACGACAGCGACGTCGAGGCACTGCTCGAAGTCGTCGACCTGACCATCGGGGCACTGGCATGAAGCAGAACACCCCGCTCACGAAAAGGCCGCCCACGTTGGCGGCCTTGTTGTTTCCGCAAGCCGTGCCGGAGAGTATGCGCGCCCTGCCCTCTACCCTCCATCTGGAGCGGCACAACAAGGGCCAGTCGTTCAGCCCGGCGCACTGGCCGCGAAAGCACTCATCGCAAGAAATGATATAAGGAGGGAAAATGGATAACCAGATCGCCTACCTTCCCATTACTTGGGTCCGAGCTGACATGTATTGCCGTTGCACAGGCGAGCCCATGGACGCCGTTTCGGTCAGAATACGAGAAGGCCATTGGGCAGCCGGCAAGCATTATAAACGCACGGCGCAGCGCGTTCTTTGGATCAATTTGATAGAGGCAGCAAAATGGGTCGAGCAACAGCCGAACGTCGAAGGAGTCTTCCAGAAGGGGTCGAAGTCCGGGAAGGATCGCGAGGAAGCAGCATAAGAATCAGCTTTATCTGGAATGGCGAGCGGCGCAAGGAATCACTAAAAATCGAAGCGACTGCATCAAATATCAAGTATGCATCCAGATACCGCAGTGAGGTACTTAATGCGATTGAGCGCGGCACCTTCGATTACGCCAGATTCTTTCCAAAATCCTCCGAGGCTCGCAAGTCAGGAACCCCAAAACGCCAAACATTCCAAGCAGCATGGGATGCCTATATTGATGGAGCCAAAAAACTCGCCATCCTCTCCCCCTCCTCAATACTGAGCATGAAGAAATGGGCAAAGGCCCGAGTGCTTCCGAAATGGGGAGATTACAAACTCAATGAAATATCAACACCCGACCTGCGGGATTGGATTATATCCCTAAATGAGTCCCTGTCTTCCAAGTCGATTAAAAGCTGCGTTGGTATCGTCTCTAATATCCTGTCACAAGCGGCGACAGACCAGCTCATTCCAAATAATCCACTTGATCCCATAAAACTCAGGACTGTTATTGCGAGAAAACAAAAGCCAACGGAGGATGAGGCGGACCCATTCAATGACGAAGAGGTGAAAGCGCTTTTAACGGCTTGCAAATCGACCGAATATAGGTCGCTTATTCAGTTCGCTTTTAGCACTAGCCTTAGAATCGGCGAACTTATCGCTCTAAAGTGGGAGCATATAGACGAATCCAGGGGGATGATTCAGGTCCGTGACAATGCCGTCGACTCAGAAGAAGGGCTAGTCGAAAAAGGAACAAAGACGAATCGAGTCAGAGAGGTGCCGCTACTCCCTGCCGCCAGGGATGCCATAGCCTCAATGAAGCCTATTACCAGGCTTCTAGCCATCGGCGGATACATCTTCATAAATCCAAACACACGTCGGCGCTGGAGCGGCGAGAGAACATTGATCGATCACTGGAGAAAGGTCGTCACTGCCTCAGGCATCCGATACCGCAATCCTTATCAGACCAGGCACACCTTTGCATCAAAGCTCTTGCTCTCAGGGGAGCCTGAGCTTCTTGTGGCCAAGCTACTTGGGCACACGACAGTGGAAATGGTCCGCAGGCACTATGGCAGATATATAAAGTCGGCAGATGGCCTCAAGCTTGCTGGGGAATATGATGAGTTTGGCCGGATTGACGAAACGCCCCGCCAGCGCCCCAAGTTGGCATAA